TACTTCTACATCATATGTAACACCGCTAGTTAAACCGGTAATGCTAAATTCTTCAGGTGATAATCCTGTAGTAGGTACAATCAACTCTGTAAAACTGATAGCAGTACTTTCCTTATACCGGATTTTATATTGTACCGGTACTGGAAATGGGGGTGTGAAGGTTATAAATAAAGTGCTCATGCAGTTAATGTTTTAAAGTTTAATGTAATAGAAGTACAACAATCAACAGATACAGAAGTACTAGTTTTAATTCTTACGTAGTAGTTTGTATTAGCTAATAAGTTAATGATAGTCCATTGAGTATAAGAGCTAGATAATGCTACCTGTACAACACCTGTTGCAAAAGTAGGATCTGTGCTATACTGTAACTTAACTGCTGTAATAGCAGCCGGAGCTGGAGGATAAGACCAGAATACAGTTCCTTCAGTTACTTTGATATTTAAGATCTCAAAGTTTTTAATACTCTGACAAGTAGCTGTAGGATCAAAGCAAGTTGGATCTGTAAGATACAAAGCCAACTTCTTAATCACTACATCTAATCTATCTCCGGTATTAATCCCAATATCATAGATATTGTTTCCGGTATATGATACACATTCAAAGGCAGTAATCTCTTCACAGGGCTCGGTATTGTTACACACCGTAGTTACTGGAGAGGTTAAAGCGGTTTCTGTGCATCCGCAGGGAGTTGATATACAATTGCAGCTCATGATTAGTTAATTAAATATGCTTCTACGCTAGTTGGAGATACACAACCTGTGCTAACAATTGAGATCAACTGCTTAGGACAAGTACGTACTACGGTAGGAATACCATCCACTGGTGTATTAATAATTTGTATTTCAAAATAGTAGTTACCCAAAGTCAACCCGGTTATAGCTCCTGTTACAGGGTTAGGTAATAAGCTAGCAGCATTTGTATCAGCTGTAGATACTAAAGCTAATGTAGCATCATATACGTTAATTCTATAAGAAGTGGTAGGACTAGTTGGGAACAAGTTTACAAATGAATACTGAATCTCGCCAATACTAAACAAATAGCTAGAAGTAAGAGTTACAGTAGGACATCCTACAGTATTGATTACTGGGAATGTAATAGTGTTCTGACAAGTTAAATCATTAGTACTGTTAAAGAAACAGTAGTTAACTGATACAGTAAAGTCTTCAGCTAAGTTCAAAGAAGAACTTGACAAGTCAAAGTCTCTTGATGTGCTACCATCTAGAATACCGGTAATATTTGAGAAGGTATAAGTAGCGCTATTAGAACTAGTATCTGTAATAGTAACTGTAGAACTTGGAGTAGGACACTGCACAAACTGTGTAGGTACAACACTTCCGGGACTTGCAAAGATGCTCAAGGTACTACCATCCAATACACCAAAGAATCCTAAGTCAATATCAGCACAAGTCTTAGTGCAGCAATCTTGTAACTGAGTTACTAAACCACGCATATCACAAAGAGCAATCCAAATATTGTTGATTGTATCTGCTAATGTATTTACTGATACTTTCCAATCAGGGTAGGCAGAAGCCATAGTACCGGGTAAAGAAAGTGCAGGCTGATTAGTGATATCACAGAAAGGTACAATCTCAGCAGCTAATTCTGCAGGTGTTCCGGTAACTGCTTCTAAATCACAAAGCTCTTGTTCTACTGTAGCAAGGATAGCAGCTATTGTAGCTGTACCAGTTCCTAAGCAAACATATGTAGAATTAATTGGAGAGTATGTGGTAGGTAATGTAGATAAGGTATTATTAATAGTAGTGATACTTGTACCATATCCACTAACTACACTAGATAAGTTAGTTACTGTAGTTTCTAAATCACAGAACTCAGTACCTATAAGTTCAGCATATTCTACTACCGGTAATGTAGTTGCACCGGCCTCAGCTTGTAAGCAAGGAGCAACATCACAGATAAGACTAATAGGAGTAGGAATAACAAGATCATCTACAATAGTATATAGATCACATAATTTATCTGTAATATACTGGATTAAATCATTGTAGTTTGTATAGACAAAATCTCCTCCTCCTAAACATGCAACATTTACAGAGACTTCAGCAGCCCTTGTATCAATATCACAAACCAACTCTCCAAGTTTAGATACTACGTCAGTAACGGTATCTCCTTTACATAATCCAATACATGGAATATCCGGGCCTTGCCAAGATACACAGTTTGAAGATATTACACTACACGGTGTACTTTTATTATTTGATCCTACGGGTAACATGGTTATATAAAAATATAGTGCACACTGGGATAGTGTACACTATAATATAAGAAAAGTTTCTAATAAAATCAAAAGTATTAATTGCTTATTCAGCAACTAATAACTTTAAAAAGATCGGGCAGTTACCTGCAGTCTCAATACTCTCTACATCAGCAAGAGCTAAAGGCTTATAACTGAACTCTTTTTCCTGATCCAATAACGCACCAAATTCATTTTGAAACTCAATAAACTTAGGGTTAATCTTCTGTACTTTCTGGCCATCTACCTCTTCTTCTACATAAGCCATCAACTGGATATTACCATCTTCAGTAGGTTCACCATACTTAGTTACTAACTCATCACGCAATTTGTCAATAGCAGCTTTTTCATCAGCAGCTTGTTTACCAATGTGATTCAACCAGTACCTGGTAGTTAATGACATTTTTTCATTAAGAATACCTTTGTACTCAGACTCAGGATTTTGAGGGTTACCATATAACTCAATGGCAAGACTCAAGAATTCGGCTAATTTAAGATTAATTTTTTCCATGATAGCAAATATAACACAATGTATACCAATATAACAATACTGTCAGATTGACATTTTATGCTAATAATATTTTATAGTCTACACCATTAATCTTAACATTCCAAACCTTAGTAGAAGTATTTGCTTCTGTTGTTACAGTACCTGCGTTTTGAGCAGCAGTACCTACTACAAATTGATTACTTCCTGTTGCGGTTGCATTACGACCAATAATTACGCTATTATCAAAATTACCTGAATTAGCACTATGTCCAATCATTGTATTACCACTACCTGTAGTATTAGTATTTCCAGCACCTTGTCCAACAGCAACATTAAATCCACCTGTTAAATTTTCTGATAAGGCACCTTGACCAAAAGCAGAATTTTGAGTTCCTGTAGTATTTTTACCTAATGTAAAATTACCAAAAGCAGTTAAATTATTACCTGTGGTATTTTTTTCTAATGCTTGTTGACCTACTGCTGTATTGTAAAGACCTGATGTATTTGAGTATAACGATTTCCATCCAACTGCTGTTATTTCACCATTCGTATTATTAAACCCTGCTTCATAACCTACTGCGGTATTGCCGGAAGCATTATTGGAATTTAATGAACGCCAACCTATTGCGGTATTGGAACTTCCTGTTGAATTTGAAAATAATGCGTTGTAGCCAACTGCTGTATTAGTACTACCCGTTGAATTTGTTTGTAATGCCGCTCTTCCTAACGCTGTGTTTTGAATACCTGTTGTATTTGTATATAGGGCTATTGTTCCTACTGCAGTATTGGAACTTCCTGTTGAATTATACAATGCTTGATTACCAATTGCTGTTATTTCTGTTCCACTGGTATTAGTAAATCCTGCCTGATATCCGACTGCTACGTTATTGGAGGCGATATTGTTAAATAATGATTGATATCCTAATGCAATGTTATTACTACCTGAAATATTTGAATACAAAGAACTTACGCCTATGGAAACGTTAGTGCTACCATCTACATTTAACCTCATTGAAAGTGATCCAATAGCAGTATTTGCAGTTCCTGTTGTTGTATTTACTAATACCCTATCACCAATAGCGGTATTATTTGCTCCTATGTTAGCATATAATGCTTGAAATCCTACTGATGTATTAGAACTACTTGTAGTGTTTGAATACGATGCTGTATAACCCAATGCCGTATTATTAGTTCCACTCGTATTACTATACGCTGCTTGGAATCCTACTGCTACATTGTTGGAGGCGGTGTTGAAACGTAGTGCTGTCCAACCTAATGCTGTATTGCTTGAACCTGTTGCGTTTGTTTGTAAAGCACCGTTACCTAAAGATACGTTGTAATTTCCTGTAGTGTTAAATTGAGAAGCATCAGCACCTATAAAAGTATTTCCTCCACCTGTAGTATTATTTGCCCCTGCTTGTGAACCAATTGCAACGTTTGAATTACCTTGGTTTGCACCTAATGTAATATGACCAATGGCTACGTTATTGCTCGCTGTTAAACTCTGATAAGATGCCAAAGTACCAATAGCTACATTGTTTGTACCTGTAGTGTTTGAGCGTAATGCTTGTACACCCATAGCAATATTATAGCTACCTGTAGTGTTAGATTGTAGCGCTTGATAACCAACAGATACTATATTTTCCCCACTCGTATTACTATTTCCTGCTTGATGCCCTATTGCTGTGTTATTGGATGCGGTATTATTTTGCAATGTATTATTGCCTATCGCTACATTACTACTTCCACTGACATTGGTTAACATTGAGAAATAACCTATAGATACGTTATCATTTCCCGTAGTATTGTTTAGCAAAGAGTAAAATCCAAAAGCATGATTACGAGAACCTGTATTATTTAGCCTTAAAGCAAAAAGACCAAAACCATTATTGTAAACACCTGTAGTATTAGATTGCAACGTACCATATCCCATAGCAGTATTGCCTGAGCCTGTAGTATTAGATTGCAAAGAATTACTACCTACTGCTGTATTTTCTGCACCTGTAGTATTGCTATTCAATGCCAAATATCCTAACGCAGTAACTTGCCCACTTGTATTACTATACCCTGCTTGAAACCCGACTGCGGTGTTGTTGGAGGCGGTATTGTTAAATAAACAATCTTTACCTATTGCTACATTAGAATTTCCCGATACGTTAGAATACAAAGTACCTCTACCAATTCCAATGTTGTAATTCCCTGTTGTAGTGCTCAATCCCGAAAGACTTCCAATTAAAGTATTTGCTACACCCGTAGAAACATTATATCCAGCAGAATATCCAAACGCATCATTGTACCCTCCCGTACTTGTTCTTAATGCACCATATCCCATTGCGGTTACTTCTACACCTGCGGCATTACTATACCCTGCCTCATACCCTACTGCGGTGTTGTTGTCTGCGGTGTTAAACAATAAAGCACCAAATCCTAAAGCAACATTGTTACTACCTATAACATTTTGTTTTAACGCTTCACGACCAATGGCTGTATTATTGCCCCCTGTAGTATTTGACTGTAAAGCCCACTCACCCATAGCAGTATTGTAAGAACCTGTTGTATTGCTACCCATCGCAGAAATACCAACTGCCGTATTTCTTTCACCACTTGTGTTGTAATACATAGTTTGCCTACCTACTGCAACATTCCTTGAGCCTGTATCGTTAGTGAACAAAGATTGAGTACCTAATGCAGTATTGTTGATACCCGTTATATTCGTATTTAACGCCTGATAACCAACACCTACGTTACTTGTACCTGTAGTATTACTTAACAAAGCATCTACACCTACTGCAGTATTTAAACTACCACTTGTATTAGCTCTAAGAGATCTATAACCCAATGCCGTATTATTGCTATTGGTGTTGTTCTCCATAGCCAAATAACCCAAAGCAGTGTTACCCGTTCCTGTTGAGTTCAACCTCATTGAATCAGTACCAACAGCGGTGTTTCCACCACCAGTGGTATTTGTACTACCTGCACGATATCCTACAAAAGAGTTGTTGGTTGCAGATGTGTTACTCAAGCCTGCTTCAAAACCTACTGCGGTGTTGAAACTACCCGTAGTATTGTTGAATAAGGATTTAAACCCGTTAGCCGTGTTGCCACTACCCGTATTAAATTGTAACGCTTGTACCCCCAAAGCGGTGTTGGCACTACCTGTGGTGTTGGAAAGTAACGCATTCACCCCGATAGCAGTATTGTTGGGTCCGGTGGTGTTGTTTTGCAAGGCATTTCTACCAATAGCTGTATTGACATTCCCCGTAGTGTTATTAATCAACGCTTGAAAGCCATTAGCGGTATTGCCTTGACCCGTTGTATTATTAATCAACGCATTATCACCAAATGCCGTGTTTGTAGCAACGTTACCAGCTCCAGTATTTGTAACTGAAGTAGTGGATATCTGTAATGCAGAACTTGTATTAGCACCATCCTTTACAAATTGTAATGTGCTAGATAATGGATTATCTACTTTTAATAACCCAACCGGAGGTGTATATGTATTAGAGATAGTAAGAAGATCATTTAGATCATCATATACTATAGCAATACCGGTTCCTCCTACTGTATGAGCTGCAACAGTATCCATAATAATCTCCGGATTAACACTGGATCCTATTACGTATGCTAAGTTTTCTACAGTGATTTTACGGGTTACTCCCATAGAACCATCAGGGGCTATTTCTCCTACTGATACAATAGGGATTACATCATACTCTCCATTTACACCTCCTGGGAGTAATGCGTTTAATTGGGTTATTGAACTGCTCATATCAAGATTCTATTACCATCCTCTAGTAAGAGGTAGTTGTCAGGGATAATTACTGAATTACCTAAAAGGTTAGGTTGTAATAGGGCATTCATATCACACAACTCTTTGTTGTAGATATCTAGTTCCCAATTTTCATCACAGCATGTTGCAATGCCGTATTTCATTCTTTTAAATTGTGTGTAAATAGCTTCAGCAAACTTTACGTTTGTTGATTCTGATCCACAGTTATAACAACTGCTGCATGCTTCCATTCTGATTGTGTTTTAAGTTGTTGTTCATAACTAGTCATACAACTAGTACATACTCTTGTGCCATTGCTGGCTGATCTTAACTGGCAACCGCAGGATAACTGGGTTCCGCAATTTGGACATTTCATATTTGATTTAACTCCCATGTTGGTTTAATTACAATAACTACAGGAGAGCTTGTCTAATTGAGCAAGGACATAGTTATAAATAGCCATTCCTTGATCATTATTATGACAAAACTCTACTTTAGATTTTGCACCATCCAGCATAGTACGTAAAAGTCTTAACTTAGTAAGCTTCTCTCTTTCTGGAGGTAACGGTTCACAGCCAGATAAATTAACATTACAGAATATATTATAATATTTATTTACAGCTGCTGTAATGCGAAGATAATTATATTCTACAAATACTTTGTCATTTGGTGCTACACTGTATCTTAATACATAAATACCATCCGGCAATGTTGTAAGTACTGTATCACAGTTGGTAGTTTGTATACCTAATGAACAAGCTGTTACTAAAGTCTCTCCACCTTGCACCATAGTCACTGTTACAGGCTCTGTAAAGCCCGGAACCAAAATTTGTAAGGTAGGACATGCTACAGCCAATTCAGTGCTGTACGTGCTTGTATCTACAACTCTTAATACATTAAGGTTAAGTGTATCAGGAATATCTAAACTAAGAATATGTTTGTTTGCCATAATTGTAAAAGTAGCATTAACTACTCATATATAATTTAATCATTATTTGCAAATAAAAAAAGGGGAAGATTTCTCCTCCCCTTCTTTTTTATGATACGCTTGCTATTACTTAACGTAAAGCAATCCGTTGTTTACTAAATCAACACGGCCACCAGCAGATAAAATATCAGCTAAGTCAGCTTCAAATCCACCAGCAGCATTCTGACGAGCAGAAGTGATAATGTGTAAAGTGTATTGATCGTTATCAAATGTACCAGTTGGGTTATTGAAACGTGGAACACTGTGTTGGATAACATATCTCCAGTAGCTAGCAGTACGGCTGATAGCAGTTAAAGGAGCATCACCCAAAGTGATCTCACGGATACGTGGATCATCATTCCAATCATTTTGACGGTAGCGCTCAGACAAGATCAAGTCACGTACAATAGTTTCTCCAAAGCCTTCACCTTGAATACCCAATACAGGACCTAAACCAGCAGTTGCAGGATCATTAGCAGAACCAGAACCACGCTTAACACACAAACCTTGGAAAATGCAAGGATCACCAGTCTCATCTACTTCAGAAGCATAAACCTGAATAGGCTCTTTTTCAAAGTAATCAGTAGGTTGGAATGAGCAATCTCCAAAACGAGTATCAACATAAGCACCAGCCAAAATCAAACCAGCACATACATCAGCAGCAGCAACACCAGCAGGAGTTACATAAGTATCCCAATCAGAAGTAGCAATAACAGAACCATTGATAGTTACGTTACCACCATCTTTACTCCAGTAAGTCCAAACACCAGTAGATGGGTTCTTAGTTTGTACTACAGGTAATACAAAAGGAGAAAGAATAGGGTTAGCATCATTATAAGGAGAGGTTTGAGTACCAGCAATTTGCTTAGCCCAACCAATCATTACCAAAGAAGGATCTACTTCATTAGGAGTAGTGCTAGAGCAGCAACCAGTGTAGTAAGACAATACTTGGTAAGCATTGTGATTCAAGAAACGCAAAGCTGGGCTTCCTTTGATATCAATACGCAAGTAATAAGTTTCACCACACAAGAAGTTAGGACAAGCACAGTTATAAGGAGAAGCTGCAGTAGTAGCAGTTTGACCTACATAAGTAACAGCTTGGCTAGCAGCTTTAGGAGCAACTACATAAGCATCTTTGATATACTTAGGGTTGATAACCTTAGACTTGTTAGATTCAGCATAACCACCGTGGAAAGGACCAACCTTATCAGTAGTAGGAGTTAAACTAGAACTTGCAAAGATGAAAGGCTTACCAGCTTCAGCAGGAATGATACCACTAGCAGAACTAATGTTCTTGAAAGTTTTAGCATCATACAAACCATAGTTACCCAAAGTACCAGCACCGGTTAATTGAGCAAAGGTGTCACCACCAGCGTTAGTAGGAGTAATAACTACAGTAGGAGCTACTGAGTAACCAGATCCACCAGTACCAACAGCAATAGCACTAACAGCACCAAGAGCTACAGTAATAGCACCGGCAGTTGCACCAACACCATTACCACCAACTAAGGTTACGTTAACTTGACCACTAACATAGTTAGTTCCACCGGCAACCTGAACAAGACCAGTTACAGCCCCACCTGCTCCAAGAGTAGCAGTAAACACAGCTCCGCTACCACTAGCAGAACCGGTTTGGAAAGTGCCTGTAGCAACAAACACTTTTTGAAACGAATGATTAAAATACATAATTTTTTATTTTTATAAAGATACACTATTATAATAGTGAATTATTTCAAGAAAAGCAACTTATATTTTGTAGAATTTATTAAAGCTTTGATTTCATCCATAGTATTTATGATAGATGAGCAAGTCATCATACCCTGTACTTCACCAATTTTGTTGTATAATACACGTAAATACTTAATAGCTTCATCAGTAGTTTTAATAGCTGGGATAGACATTTGATCAGGATATGGTAAAAGCATTTCTTCTTTACCTTGATATTGCTCAGCTAAACTATCAGCTACTTCAACAATACTATCATAGAACTCACCCATTGTTACATGAGCAGAATAACTAGTGCTTAGTAAGTGAGCAATGTGAACTTTAGTAGATGCATGTAACATCTCATAAATAAGTTCTGCCATTGCTTTATGAGCACCGGTAGAAGGACGTTGTAATTTTTGTATCATGATTAATTATTTCTATCAGCGTTTTGAGAACCACGGGCAAACTGATTAACAGACTCAATGTCACCAGCAAGAATACTTACAGCTTCATCAATAAGTAATTCAGTAATATCATCTTTGAATTCACAGGTAACATCTACAGTAGATGTAAGACCGGTGTATGGATCAACACTATTAGCAACCTGAATATATCTGGGCTTTCTGTAATAGGTAAGAGTAGCATTAACTACATCAAAGTCACCGGCAGTATAAATCCGGATCTTGTTACCCATAATAGTACAGAAGGTTTCACCCCACTCATAACTAGGTTTTCTAAAGTCATCATCCAATAACTCATCTACATTAGCTTCTTCAGCTAAGTATACTGTCATACTATCAGCTTTGCAACAATCTGTTTTAGCATAAGTGCTTACACGCTTATACTCTAAATAATCAACAGGAAGATCAGTTGTCTCATAGTATACAGTATTCTGAGTACCGGCTAAAGGTATCTGAGTAAGTAATAGTTGTAAATCATCTATCCTTCTTTTAGAACCTTCATCTCCTTCTCTGTACTGATTACCACCATGCAATTGTCTTCTAACCCATTCAATTTGGGCTTTGTTAAAAGCTTCAATAATTTGCCATATCTCTAGATTATCATAATCATTAGAGTCTAGCTTATTAAGCCTTTGCTTAACTTTTAGTTGTAGTATAGAGTTATTCATAAATGTTTAGTAGGGGGATTATTAGTCCCCCTATTTAATTACTTCTTTTTCTTAACAACGGTTTTCTTAACCATTCCTCCCATCTTCATGTAACCACCCATCATAGATGATTCACGTCCAACAGGGTTACCTTTAGGTACAGGTTTAGAAAAATTAGGTTTGCTTGCTTTCTTAGTTGCCATGATTATTTATATTATTTCCAGTGTTGTTCTACTTTATTAATAATTGCGTCAGCTACATCTTGGTTAAGAGGGTTCTTTAAGAACTCTACAATGTCACTAGATGTCTTACCTAACATATTGCTGGTTGCTAAGTGATAGATAAATCCATCTGCCTTAGTAACAATATACTTATAAGTACCGGCATCTTTTACAATAGCCCGCAATTTTAAAGTGGTCAAATCATTCTCAGATACATCTAAGAATCTTTCTGCACACTTCTTCTTATCTCTATCTACACTTTCTCCGTTGATATATTTATCCATGTTATCATAGATGATATCATTGGGTGTAGATCTCTTGTACTGTGCACTATCAATGTCAATGATCTTAGCAACATAGAACAACTTAGTTTGATTCTTATCAAACATCTTCTGCAATTCTGCAAGAGCTTTGTTCCGGGTTTTCTTAGTCTCTGTTTTAATAGTAACAGTTTCTTCAAGCTTATCTAAATAAAATTTAGGTGGTTTAGCCATTCTTCTAGCTTCATCATATGACTTAGCTACAATACTAAAACCATGTGCTTCAATTGCATAAAGCTTAATGAGATCATAAGGATCTGTAGCAGGATCTAAGTATAATGGATCATTACCCACCCTAATTACAATCTTACTCCAGAACTCATCATTATCTGGCTTTAACAATTTAATTTTATTCCAGAATTCTGGATCATCAGGATTAACAACATTAGCTGCTAATTCTTTTTCTAATTGAGATACAACCTTCCGGATCTCTTTAATCTTAGCCTCTCTGTCCACATCTGGTAAAAACTTTACCTCTGGGGCAAACTCATTAAGTCCGGTAAGATAACGCTTAATACCGTTAATCTCTAGACATGCTAGTTGCTCTTCATGGAATACACCATCAAAAAGAGAAAGACCATAAGACTCTAATCCCATGTTACTCACATTGGCATCAAAGTAAGATTTAATACTCAAAGTACCCTTTTTGTTTTGGGGATACTTGTCTACAATTGTTACACTCATTGGTTTATTTTGTTATTTGGTTGGTTTTTTATTATTCAAATATAGTTATTATACTGCAGCAAATGTTGCTTGTACCCAAACACCATCTCTACGGTAGCAAAGATTTTGTACATCAGTGTCAAATACAATCAAACCATTGGCAGGTGATGCAATAGCAACACGCTGTGCTGTGGTCATTCGGGGCGGTAGGAAACCTTGCGTAGTGCTGTCGGCTTGGAGAACAGCACTTGCTTGTGGTGTTGCAGTATTCAAGTAAGCACCTCCGTAAGTTGAGTGAATCGCAAGTACGTTTTGAGGACTAAATGCTCCAATCAATGTAGGATTAAAATAGAAACCCTTCAACTCATTTCCGGAACTGTCTAACGTCATATTTCCTTCAATCCTTATGTATTGCCCATCTGAACTACCTTGCAAACGTCCTCCACCATTCAAATTAATTATACAACTATTAGCACTAAAAGTAGGGATTAATTGCGATGGTAAAGTATATGCGTTTGTATTTGTAGCACCTCCTGTTGTTTTACCATAAATAGTTCCACTATCTACATACAATATACCATTTACAACTAAATAACTTTTTACCACAAGACCATCGTTTGATGATGTTGCAAGTAAATTACCACCACTTTGCATTTTTAGAAATACCCTTTCTCCAAAAGTTGAAGAACGAGGTACAGATAAAACACCAAAATCAGTAGCATTTCCTAAATTAACATTTCCATCGTCTTGAATTTGTAAAGCAGTACTTCCTAAACTATTCTGCACCAAAAGCGATGTTGTGGCGGATGTTGAGCCTGAGCCTTTGATAGAAAGTTTAGCACCTAAAGTAGTTGCAGTTCCAACTCCCAATTGAGACAAGAAATAAGAGTAACCTGCGTTACCTGTTGCTGTTCCTGTCAAATAAGTATATGTAGTTCCGTTTGCTTGCAATGATAAACTACCATTTGGACCCTCATTATTTAAACTTACTCTTCCATCTCCTGCTGCATTTGTTAATTTAAAACTTGGATATGTACCTGCATTTATCAAACTACCATTTGAAACGTTTCCTGTATAAGTCAAAGAAAAAGAACCATCTGTAACTCTCAAACTTCCTGCAATATCTGCTTTATAAATAGGACTACTAGTTCCAATACCTACGTTACCACTTGTTGTAGCAAAAAGAACATTACCTCTTACTGTTTCAATTGCTCTAAAATCTGTACTTGCATTTAATGTTGGATTAATAAATAAACCTCTAATAGTACCTGTAGTTTGAGTAATTGTAGAAGTAAAAGCAAATCCATTTAATGTATTAAAACTTGCAGATGTTGATGGTACTAAGTTGTTAATATTGATAATACTTTTAGTTTGACTATCAGTTGTAGTTATTTCACCTGTAGTACGTAAAGAACCACTGCCATTTGTTGGATTGCTTGATTGAATTTCAACTTCATAAGAGCCTGAATATAATACTAAATTTGCATATTCATTACGAATAAATGGAGTGTGTATGCGATAAGGTACTTCTACAACCCTATCATCATAAACTCTTAAAGAGGTAGTTCCCGTACTATTCTGAACTAACAAGGAAGTAGTACCTGAAGTTTGACCATCACCAATAATTTGTAATCGTGCTAAAGGTTGTGTTGAAAATGAATTTCGCGTTGCAATAAGTAAATTGTTCATATTTACTATATCCGTATTCGTTGCCGTTTCTACAAGAGCAGGATAAATGGCTAACGCTGCTCTAGCTGTATTTCCATCACACGTAAATATTTGAGACATTCTTAAATCACTTGCTGAAGTAGCAGTACCCCAATCATTACCTCTTGACACAATCCAAGGAGCGTAATCACCTGAATATGTAGGAGTTGCAGTATTATAATAGGCACCTGTTCTAATACCAAATAAAAATGATGATACGTTTGGAGTTGTACTACTTGTTCCTATCCATACATTCGGTTGACCTCCTGTTCTTAATACTCTCAAAGGACTTTGAACACCACTTTTTATTGTAGCAGCAGCCGCTGAGTGTTCAGTAGGTAATGTTGAATTTGTAGCATCAATAGATAGTAAATTGACAGGAGTAACTGTACCAATTCCTAACCTCTTGTTTACATTATCCCAGAATAATCCAGCATCTCCTCCTAGTGCACTATTATCATTAAATTGTACATAGCCATTAAGCCCGGCAGGTTTAGCTGAGTTATTGTTTATGTACTCTACAATAGTGTTAAGATGACCAAACTTTGCTACTTCAAAGTCTTGTGAATTCCTGATAAAAATATCAGGGGATTTTGGTATAAATCTTTCTAATGCCATTATCTTGTTATTTGTACCCGGTAAGAGTTACGAGCTCTATTTGCAGGCGTACCACCGGGTTGGTTAAATTATTCAGCAGATTCTACTGGAGCTACATAAGGAGTAACATCCACTTCTTCTACATTACCTGGGTAAATTGCTTCCAACTGAGCCTCTACGGTATCAATCAAAAGAGCTTCAGCAGTTTTAGTGCTGTAGTCTTCTACTGATAAAGAAAGACCATACATTGCTGGATTAAAATCAGCAATACCAGATACAGCAGCTTTACCAGATTCAAATGCTTCTACACTAGTGTATACAGCGTTAACAATTTGAGCATTCATGCTACCTTCTTTGGTAGTGAATACTTGAGCTAATCCTTCAGTAATAACTACTAAAGAACCAGAAGACAAAACGGCACCAGTGTTTAAGTTAACTGGGGCATTAATTTTTAGTGCTTTCATGTTGTAAATATATTTGTTTTTTGTTTGTTATTAATTATAAAGTTACCCAAGATGTACCATTGTAGAAACATGGACGGTTTAAATCTGTGTCATGTACTTGAAGACCAGTTGCTGGGGTTGCAATTAAATTCTTTTGAGCAGTTGTCATTCGTGGTGGTAGGAAGCCTTGCGTTGTGCTGTCGGCTTGTAGAATAGCACTACCTTCAACGTTTGTAGTATTTATAAATACACCACCAACAGAACTTTCAAATGCTCTTAATTGGTTTCTTACGCCATTGATAAAGGCAGTAATAGTTGGGTTGTAGTAAATTCCTCTTATTATATTTCCAACACGACCAATAAAATTAACGTTAAATGTGGGTATAATATCTACCGAAGTAAAAGTTATATTATTAATGTTTGGAGTTACCGCACCTTGTCCAACTATTATTGTACTTGTAGAACCATTATTCCAATTACTTGCTACTGAAAGCCCATACCAATACCCAAATTTATACCCTTGAAGTGCTTCAACGCCAAACCTAATGCCTCCATCTATTGCCATCCCATAACCCGTATCACCAAAACCTGAAGTCGTAGTTGAAATTCCATTAATGAAAGTTTTTGATGATGATATAGTCGTAGTACCCCCACTTATAGTTACGCTTCTATCATCAGTGACTTTAAATGATTCCGTTCCATTACTATTCTGTACTAGAAGAGAGGTAGTAGCTGAGGTTGAACCGCTGCCTGTAATTTGTAGCCTAGTAGAAGTTTGAGTATCAGGAGTAGTTCCTATTAACAAATTACTACCATTCATAGCAATAGATTCTGAGCCTGCTGTGTTACCAAAACACAACCAACCGCTTGCCCTTCTTACTTGAATAAATCTTGCATTTAAACCAGAATTTGTTATACTAAATTCATCATTTATTCTTGCAGTTCCAGATACTTCCAATTTTTTTGTAGGAGCATCAGTTCCTATACCTACGTTTCCTGTACTTCTTTTAATAAATAAAGCTGTACTCAACAAAGTTCCTGCATCGCTATAAGCACGAACTGCAAAATCACTACCTGCATTTGCTCCACTTTCAGCAGTATTATTAACGTATAATCCAAATCTTTGTAAACCTGCTGTACGATAGGTGATAATTTTACTCTGTCCTGCATCACCATCCATTACCATCCGTGTAGTAGCAGCAGTGCTTTTAAGGTGTAAAATACCTAAAAGCGTATTAGTACCAATACCTACCCCAATAGTGCTAATTGATATAGCACTATTAACACCTGTAGAATCACTAATATATCTAGCAGTTGATGTAATTGGTCCTGAACCAGCTAATTGTAAACTATCTACTGCTACATAAGCATTTAAATAATCTACAATAGTATTTAAATGACCAAACTTAGCTAAGGTCATTTCCGGATCACTAGTTATATAGGGATCCGGAGATAAGGGTACAAATTTATTTAGTGGCATGATCGTATTAATCTAATACTAAGAAGCTAATCTTAAAAATATTATTAAATGCATTACTTGGGTGAACATTATAAATCCGGATTACAAAGCTACCATTACTAATAGAATCTAATGTAAATACTGGAATACCTGCTCCCACGTGTACTGGAGTTAATAATACTTTAGATGCTGTAGTAACCTTACTGTTATTTACAGTGAAAGCTACATTAGATCCAGCAGCAGTAGTTGCTGATACAGTAGTAATAACACCTGCATAACTATCAATAGTTACAGCACTGCTAATTGCTACAGTTTGTGTTACAACTGCAGTATTACCGGTTACTTTATTAACTTCATCAACAATAGCATTAATGTGACCAAATTTGGCCAATGACATATCCGGATCATTATTCAAAAATGGATCAGGAGATAACGGAGTAAATTTATTAATCATTTTATTTATTTTTATACGGGATTAGAAATATCTTGTAACATCTGAACTCTAGCTGCTACACGGAAATTAGAAGAATAACTAGGTCTGAACCTAATAGTAATTGAGTTAGGATACAATGTTGAAGTTGCATACAATACTACTGAAGAGTTTAAAGAAGAATCACCAGCTTTTGCAATAGGATCTGTTTCTACACTAAAGATAACTCCACCAGCACTATTAACACGGTTAACCATTACTGTATCTTCACCGGTAATTACTCTATTGTTTACTAAATCAATAGCAACCCAGTTTACATTTAATGACCAAGCCATAGGAACAGGTGCACCAGTAACAGGATTACGATCATGTAACATAGTTAAATCTTTTCCTAAATCAGGAATATTAGCCATGTCACCATTTGTCTGTAATGTACAAGGTACAGTGTTTGTTGCAATACCTTGATAGAACATAGTGATAACAGAGTGTTGAACAGCTTTTAATAATCCAATTGCTTCATAAAAACGTGAGTTTCTTACTTGCTCACCTTCATGTACCGGCCAAGCAAATCCACCAGAAAAGATTGCAGTAGTAGGAGCCTGAGCATCACCGTCACTAGAATCTGTACCAATATAGTATGTTTGACAGTTAAGAATAGTACTGTGTCTATTTAAATCATTAAGCATAGTACCATATTCACCAAATGCAAAATGATAACTACCTTTTAACTGATTATAACTACCACCTAGAAATGATGTAAAAGCACTTGATTTATTTGAGTAACCAAATACAAATGAGTTATTACCGTCACATTCATTATATGCTCCAACTAATGTACTTGCTTCTCCATTAACTACATTGTTAAATCCACCCATTACTGAGGCATAACTACCGCTTGCTTTATTATCACCTCCACCCATCAAGATAGAAGCATAACCACTAGCAACCATATCTGCAGCTGTTTTAACAAAGTTAAAGTCTACTGCATAATTACCGCGAGCGTTTCCTATATTAGGAGTAAGTACATAATTTCCCATATTAGTTAGATTTTAATTCTGTAATAGTAAGTTTTGCAGATCCACGGAAGATAGTAGTACCAAATGAAGAACCACCTGTAGGTATTAAAGTTACAGACATATCATTGGCTGTATTGTATGCTGCGTTCCAAACAGAAGTCATAGAAAAATCTCCAGTCTTACTAATGTTAGTTGAATTAACTAATCTTACAAAACCACCTACTTTATGTACAACTACTAAATCCTTACCTACAACTACTTGGCTAGTAGTTTGGTTGATCAACATCCACTCAGATACAACTTGCCATACTTTGTTAGCTGAATTAATAATTAATTCATTAGTTACTGCTGGAGGTAAACCATCCAATGTGTATTGAATTGCACTAAATGCACCGGCTGATTGAGATACTTCACGAAACACTAATAACTCACTTACTTGAAAAGTACCACCACCACCGTATTGAGAACGGGGATTAGTAATTAATTGACCAGGCAAATATGATAATCCACCTGCACCACCAATAATAGTAGAATAAGGAGCTGTGCTAAATGTTGCAGAACCTACAGAGTTAATAATGGCACTACTGATAGCAGCAGTTGTATTACCATTACCAATTGCAATAGATGCTTGAGCATTTGCATTATTTTCTAATCCAATTGCTGCAGAACCTTGAGCAGTTGCTTCGTTACCAGCACCTAAAGCTATTGATGATTCACCACTAGCAATGTTACCGGCACCACCAGTAACAGCATAAGTACCAAGACTTGTATTACCATAACCACCCATTACGGCAGCATATAATCCATTAGCAGTGTTATTAGCACCACCTACAATCATAGAACCTCTTCCAGATGCAACTTGATAAGGAGTTGTACGGGTTAATTGTAAATCAATTGAGTCAGCACCTCTGGCAGCACCATTCTTTACACTACCATCACCAATTTGTAATGAAAAATTTGACATGATATTAGAAAGTTAATTCAGTGAAATATACATCCGCTCTCAATTTAAAGCCTGTTCCACTAGCAGTGCTAGGAGCTTGAAACTGAATACGGAAATCTTGAGATGCACCAGCAGTAAATAATACCTGAGAAGTTTCCATACTTGCATCAGCTACAGTTACTGCACCGTTAATTCCTACTACAGAAGCAGTACCATTAACACGCTTGAACAATACAGTGTACTTACCTAAAAAAGAATCTCCTAAAGATACACTACCACCGGCAGTGCTACATACCGCAGTAAAATCTACAGTAACAGACCATGCACAGTTATTGCTAACAGGTACTAAGTAGTTAGTTGCTCCAACTAAGAAAGAAGTTGCAGGAATTGATAACAATACCGGATCAGTCTCTCTATATAATTCAGCAGTAGCAGCAGCATTTAAGCTAACTGTACGTAACATTTTTTCTTCTACGTGCTCATTGATATAATCAACAATCCGGTTTAAGTGACCAAAACGTGCCTGTGTACTATCAGCAGCCGTTTTACCTAAACCAGTAACCCATCTATCAGGGTTTAACACAACAAATTTTCCTATTGCCATTTTATTTATTTTTTCTTTCTATTATAATATACAAAATATAATCCTTAAGCCCAAGGCAAAGGGGTATTTTGTGGAACTACAGGAGGGTTCTTTTGAGACTCAATCTGTCCATCAATGCAAGCAGTAATAGAAAGAATACCATTCTCACCTAACTCTTCTTTAATCCACTCAACAAGAGTCTCGTTAGTTAATTCAGAATATGGGGTAAAGTCTTGTCCTTCTTTTACAGTAAACATTTGACTTCCGTTAACAGTAGAAGAGAATTCTCCATCTACACCTTCTACGTTGTACATAGCAGTTACTACGTAATCTTGTAATCCATCTACAGTCTTGGTGTAGAGATTAGTAATTGTCCAATTATAAGTTGTCATAATTTTATATTTTATATTTTTTTGTTTTATTTATTAAGCTGGTTGTAAAGCAATATAGTAGTCTACACCATTAATTTTTACTTTCCATCTTTGTGTAGGAGTTACTGCTGCTGTATCTATAGTACCTGCGGGTGTTCCTACAGCACCTACTACAAATTGGTTTGCCGCAGTTGCTGTTGCGCCTTTTCCTAAAATAATAGAACCACTAAAATTACCTGTATTTGCACCATGTCCTACTATTGTATTATCTCCTCCCGTTGTATTATCACTTCCTGCACCATGACCAACAGCTACATTTACAGAACCAGTTGTATTAGATTGAAGTGCAGAACTACCTATACCTATATTGTATGAACCTGTTGTATTAGCATTTAAAGCAACATAACCTAAAGCAGTATTAGCTCCACCTGTGGTTAAATTTTGTAGCGCACCATTACCAATTGCGGTCAATTGTATTCCAGTTGTACTTCCTCTTGCTGCTTTATAACCCACTGCTGTATTTCCACTAGATGTATTATTATATAGTGCAGTATGCCCTACTGCAACATTTTGTCCTCCAGTTACGTTAAAATATGCCGCTTGTGGTCCAATAATAGTATTCTCAGAACCTGTTGTATTTGAATATGCAGCACCCATACCATAAATAACACTATAAGAACCACTCGTATTATTATATGCTGCTTGAAAACCTGCCGCTACGTTATTTCCACCTGTAGTGTTTGCAGTTAAAGATAACTCACCAATACTTGTGTTAGCACCACCTGTTGTATTTCCTGAAAGAGCAAGTACACCAATAGCAGTATTATAACTACCTGTTGTATTCGCTCTTAAGGCTTGATAGCCCACGGCAGTAATATCTGCGCCTGTTGTATTATTACGAGCTGCTTCATAACCTAAAGCAGTTAAAGCACCCCCACTCGTATTACTATAACCTGCTTCAAAACCAACTGCAGTATTATTGTTTCCAGTATTTTGATATAAAGCTGACGTACCAACTGCTGTAATATTAGAACCTGCACCTAAATACATAGAAGATGTACCAACTATTGTATTATTGTTACCAGTACTATTACTATGTAATGCAGCGTAACCAATTGCTACATTACTTTGTCCTGTTGTGTTTGATGTAGAAGCACGATATCCAAAAGCACTATTAGCAGTTCCAGTACTATTAGAAGTTAACGCTTGTTGACCTACAGCTGCGTTCCAACTACCTGTAGTATTTGAATAAAATGTTAAATAACCAACTGCAACGTTTGCAAAACCACTTGTATTGCTAAACCCTGCTTGATAGCCGACAGCAGTATTGTTAGAGGCGATGTTGGAAAATAATGCGTAATAACCTAATGCAGTATTGTTTGAAGCAGAACCACCTACGTTAAGTGCGTTATGCCCCATAATGGTATTACCCGAACCTGTAGTTACTTGAAAACCTGCACCATTGCCAACAGCAGTATTACTATTTCCTGTTGTTCCTAATAACGCCCCATAACCTACTCCACTATTATAACTCCCTGTGCTATTATTTAGCAATACGTTATATCCTACAGCAGTATTTTCAGTTCCTGTGGTGTTACCTCTACCTGCGGCATATCCTAACGCTGTCAAGCCAATCCCACTAGTATTACTAAACCCTGCTTGATACCCCATAGCAGTATTGTTAGATGCTGTATTAGATTGTAAAGCACTAGTACCCACAGCAACGTTGTTACTTCCAGTAGAATTTAAGTTTATTGCTAAAACACCAACTGCTACGTTATTTGATCCAGTAGTGTTTTGTACTAAAGAACTATCTCCTATAGAGACATTCTGAATACCTGTTGTATTAAATTGATTAGCAATTGCTCCTATAGCGGTATTATTTGCACCTGTCGTATTAAATCTTAGGGCAGACCATCCAATAGCAGTATTTCTACCCCCTGTATTTTTTAAGGTAGTAGAACCACTCATAGCAACATGACCTATTGCAGTATTATACTGACCACCTTCCATATAACGACCTGCTTGGTATCCTATAATAGTAGCACTATCAACGGTAGATGCAGAAGAACTGTTACCCATTGCTGCATAGCCAATAACTATTGATGAAACAACGTTAACCGCAACATTAGCAGAATAAGCTCCAATAGCAACCAAAGAACTACTAACTACAAACTTTGCTGATTGATGTCCAATAGCAACTTGTTGTGAAGTTGTGGTAGCTGAGTATAATGCTTCTGTACCAATAGCAACTCTTTGGTTACCTGTAGTAGCAGAATAAGCAGCATCAACTCCAATGGCTATATTATCTGCGCCACTTGTGTTAGTAGTTAGAGCACGATAACCAAGCGCTACGTTATTAGAACCATTATTAAATGCTAATGATAAATAACCAACACCAGTATTATTATTTCCGGTTGTATTATTATAAATAGCAGATAGACCAAAAGCTGTATTATTAGCTCCTGTTGAGTTTCTACCTAATGCACTAGCACCAAATGCTGTATTAGTATCAATAGATCCTCCACCATAATTGGTAATAGAAGAACTAGACATTCTTAATGGTGTAGTATTTCCAGCAGGATCTAGTACAGTTTTTACTGTAACAGATATAAAACCATTACCGGATAATTTTAAACCACCAGAATTGTTATTGATATATTCAACAATGGCATTAAGATGCCCAAATTTGGCAACTTCAAAATCCTGACTGTTTCTAATAAACATATCAGGTGATTTGGGTATGAATCTTTCTAAAGGCATGATAGTACTCTTCTATTATAATATACTTAATATAATTCTTATTATCAAACTAGTTCTTCTTCTGAAAAATTTAAAAAGTCCCGGTAAGTATCATATTTACGTTGTAGGTATACAGTAGAGTCTTTGTATAGTAAATCTGTAATAGCAATTGCTTTTTTACATTTAAAATCACATTTATACAAACTCTCCCTCTTCTTTACTTTATTAGGTACTTGTTTAGTATCTATAGCATTAAGGTTTAGAAACTCTATAAAGCCTTGTATTGTGTTTTGTAACCCACATAATCCTATAACCGGATACTTGGTTTTAAACACCCAACCATCTCCATCTACACAACCTCTCCAGAAGTCTCTAGAGTACTTGAGTAGGGGATGTACAACTATTTCATAACTCTTTCTATTATTAAAATTTAAACTAACTAATTTATCATATATCTCTTGGCTTGTAAATGCAACCCGGATATAATCATTTTTAAGATATGTAACATTAGCATTTACATACTTAGCAAAATTAATCATTTGCTCCTCATCTTCTTTAGTGGTGGTAATTGTAATCCGGGGCCTAGATTTTTCTATATGCCCATCAGCAAATAAATAACCTATCCAGTACAATGCTTCCGGGGTTAAAATAGAAAAGGCATGATCATTAATTTGACCATGCCCTTTTCCATTTCGGATAGCTTGAGATCTACTCCTGTAAATACCTAACTGTTTAAGAACATTACTAAGAGCCTCACCATCCATATTTAATTCTTTGCATATTGGTCTTATTGCAAGACCTGACTTGTAAAGATCAACTGCCTGTTGAACTCTAGGTTCTTCTAAATTTAACTTTCTCATATTTCAAAGATAAGTTAAGTATGTTAAAGAACCTAGAGTTATTTGCTATTTTTATCCACTTAACAGGCGTTTTGTGGTTAGCTGTTACAATTTTAATTTTTGTTATTAACGCTGTAACCCAGTGATAGTCATCAAAAGCTTCCTCCGGTGATTGGGTTTCTCATCACAATTTTGAGAACTTTCGTTGGGTCCTTCACCCAGATCGCAGGCATTGTTTGGCTCATGTATACACGGTATCCATTGAACTGACCAGAGCTTTGGAAGCCTTGAGTACGTCCCATGTAATCCATAGTACCATTTTGGTAGAACCACTTCAATTGATTGTCCCAAGACAATTTCAACATGAAGATGTTATCATTAGTGTTATCAGTGATATCAAAAATGATGTAGTTGTAAGAAGACAATGGGAAACCATCAATCAAGGGGTTTTCAATATCGTTAGTGTGCAAGTTGTCAAATGCAGGGTTCAATACAAACTTAACGTTAGCCAAGAAAGGAATTACATAGCTGGTGTAAGCAAATCCAAAGTTCAAGTCCATTCCCTTACCAGTAATAGCACCAATTTCTTGAGCATTGATGATCATACCAGACTGGATAGCCTCTTTCTTAATTGCTTCGTTAACCAACTTCATACCACCCATACCAGTTTGAACAATCAACTGACGCTTAGGATCTGGACCTTGGAAGTCAACCTTACCCAAGTAGAAGTTATAGATTTCAGACTTGAACAAATCCAAGTTGAAGCTAGACTTGTTGTATACACGCTTAAAGCTGTTATCCAACTGCTTCCAAAGACCCACTGATAAGCGGATATCATCTGGACCATCTTGCTTAATCTTACCACCTTGTCCCCACATCAAGTAGGTCTCAATGTCATTAGCTACTTTAGTCAAGTGAGCTGCTTCCATTGTAGTCAAGAAAGTACGGGTCAAGTTACCATTGTCAAACGCACGCTTAACTGCATCTTTACCCATAGTTTGTACCATAGACTCCAAGCTAGTTACAGAAGGATCCATAGTCTTGTCAAAGTTACGCCAGATTTCAGTTACAGGAATAGTACCATCTGCGTTCAAACCACCCTTCAACATCAAGTCAGCACGGCTAGAAATTGAATAGTGTACGTGAGCTTCTGCACCACCTACGTAGTTGTAGAATTCACGGAAACCAGCACCATAGTGTCCGATATCAGAGAAACGCTCACCGTATTCACCACGAGCAGAACCTTTACGGAACATTTTAGTACCAGAAGCCAAGTACTTATTGTCCAAAGAAACACCATTGCTGTTGTTTACCAATTGAACAGTGTAGATGAAACCATCACCAGTAGGGATAATGTCATCAGCAGTGATGTACATTTCCAAACCATTGTACTTGTCATAAGTAACGATGTCACCATGTCCAAAAATACGCTTGTTTAATTTTACTTGGAAAGTAGTACCATCAATACCCTTAGTAGTGTTAGTAGAATCAATGTCAGTTACAACGTAAGGAAGATCTTGAGCAACAGGAACCTGCCACTTGTACTCTCCACGAGCGTTGTCTACATTGATGATGTTCTTGCCACCAAAGCTAGAGAACTGGTACAAAGGCATTTCAACCTTTTGAGCCATAGCCCAAATGTCTACTGGACCTAAATCCATAGGTTCACTGCTTTTCAGCATGTTTACGAGGTGGTATGAATCTACGTGAGAACTAGCTTGGTAGCTGGTATCACGCAGAAATATACCATTGTTTAAAACTGGAGTTGCCATAATTATTTATTTGTTTTGTGTTGTTTGTGTTGTTAAAATCTTTTAAAAATGTTTGTCTGTCTTGCAATCTTACGCTGTTTAGGTTCCTCTTTTTCTTCAGCTACAGTGCTAGAGATCTTTCTAGACTGCTCTGTTTTAAGTTGCCTTACAGTGTTTTCAACTACTTTATTCTTACCTTGCTCCATAATCTTTGACTTGTATCCATCTGGATCAGCCAATAACCATAGTGCTTCAGCTACTAATGGGTAGTTAGGTTCTACAAATTGATGCTTCTCTAACAAATGTCCCAATAGGTTTGTATTTCTTCCTGAAATAGATGGGTAATTAGGTTGTACAAGACCAGCATATAACATAGACTGGGTTTTCTTATCCAACTTAATACCGGACAATTCTGAAGGCTTAAGGGCTTCATATACGTTATCCATATATGCTGATGCCGCTTGTTCTTGTTGTGCCTTTAATTGCTCTTGTTCAGCAATCTTTTGGGCTACAATAGACTCTTGCATTCTGTCCAACTTTGGTTTAAACTTATTAGCTTGTTGTTCTAGCTTACCTAAGTCTTTCCAAGTTACAATCTCCTCATCAATTTCCTCATCATTGCCAAATCCAGTAGCACGCAAGTATGAACGTACAATCTGTTCCTGATCCATCTCATCTGTTGGATCTAAACCACGTACCTCTTCTACTTGAGCTAATGCACTGAATAGACCTTTAAGGTCATTACCTCCGTTTGCTACATATTGTGCAGCATACTGAAGTTCTTCAGGAAGTGCTTCAAAGAACTCTTTTGGAGTTTGCTCTTTAATTGCCCGCTCCTTTTCTTCAAAGTTAGCTTGCAAGAGCTCCTTCCAATCTTTAAGAGAGTATTCATCCATTGGCTTCTCATCTTCAAAGCCAATTAATACACCCTCTTCAATTAGTTTAGAGAAGGTTTCTACCATACCACTCTTATCTACCTTAGGTCTACCTCCTTTGGGTGACTCCTCCTCATTAATTAAGTCATCAACATCGTTGGTTAACTCATTTAATAAGTCATTAGCAGTTTGAGTAGCAGGCTTAAGATTTCCATCTTCATCCTCCTCTTGTTTGTCTAAGAACGTTAAATCTGTTTTAGGGGTTGAAAAAAAACTGGGTTTCTTTTCTTCCTCTGTTGGCAGCACAATACTATCTGCTCCCGGAGCTCCACCAAAGATATCATCTATGTTGATATCTACTTGTTGTACGGTGGTTTGCTCATTTGGTTTTGTTTCACTCATATAGTTGGTTATTTTATTTTGTAGTGTACATTAAGAATATAATATATTACTTTTTATAAACTTTAAAAATTTGTTTTTAAAGCTGTATTTTTTGTAATATAAGGCTATTACTTTTTATTATCCTGTTTAATCTCGTATTGTGTTTTATTAGTTCTAGCTATCTCTAATTGCTTATTAGCTATTTCCCTTTGTGATGCTAGCTTTTCACGCTCAATTGCCATCTTATCCATGTTAACAGCTTTCTGTGTAGCAGCAGATTCTTTTTTCAAATCCATCTGTTGCTGAAACTCTTCACTCTTACGGATATCTTTCATTGCATCCTGGTAATCTGACATCTGATTTTGGTTAACATCTACAGCAGCACCATAACCGGCAGCTCTAATTTCAGCAATTACAATATCATTTTGTCTGTTCTTCTCATTCTCTTCAGCTTCAAACTGCATCTTCATCATTGTTTCTTGATTCTTAGCTTGTAAAGCTTGTTCTTGCATAGCTTGTTGTTGCTGCATTTCTTGCTGACGTTGAGCTTGTTGCTTTTCTTCAGCAGACTTAAGAATATGAGTAACTTCAGAGATAGACTCAGCTTTCATGATATTACCTAAATCATAGATAGAAGCACCGGCAGTGTTATTTGTAAGAGCTAATTGCTTCAATTGTTCTAGCGTAGCTCTATGATTTGTCTTAGTTGTACAGAAAATATTAAAATCTCTGAGCAATAAGTCTGTACCATTCATCTCAAAATTAACTTTTTCATCAGTAGAAGTGATATACTGCAATCTGATAGAAGGCTTAGTTGATTGATAGTATTGAGCTAAGTCTGTACGCATCTGATGCACACGAGGCATTAAGTAATCACAGTGATTAATAAAATATGTCTCAGTTTGTGCATAGGAGTTTGATACAGCCATTCTAACGCCTGTAGCGGTAGCTTGCTCCACTTGCTCTCCCAAACGCTGTGGTGTGATCCCTATGACCTCAAAAGCTTGTTGCTTAAAGTAATTAGCTAATTGAGTTCTAGACATCAAACGTTGTGTTTGTTCTAAGTTTAATACTTGGTAATGTTGGAAGTTAAGAGCATTCTCAGTGTTAGTGATAGAAGTATCTAATGGTAACATCTGGAAGTTCTTCATTGCAACATAAGCTTTTGCCAAGTTGTTCTTTCCCCAATCTTCTCCCAATGAGTGTCTAGGTAAAGCATTCTGATCTAACATGATCACAGTACCTAACTCATCTACAAGAATATCAGCAATCTGGTTGTTAACAATGTTATAACCAATCTGATAAGGCTTCATCAAATCTACAAGAGATGTAGACTTAGTGTTTCTATCTGAGAATACAGATCCTTCTACAGGTAATTTACAACCGTACAGTGTAGCATCTCCTTTAAATTGGAAAGGTACACGTCCGGGTTTTGATTCATTAATACCAATGTAGATTGGATTAATACCACCAGCATTATTATTCATACCAAAGTATGCAGGATAGTTAGGTCCAATCTTTACACCACCCCATACTTCATTAATCCAAATCCAATCTATATGCTCACCAGCAATTAGATTCTCTTTATTCTTATTCTTAAATAGTGTAGTATCATACAAAGGTTTTTGAGTGATTTTATATGACTCATCTACAACATCTTGAATTACTTGACCATTCTCATCAATCTTAGTTAAGTGTCCTACTTTACGCTGTGACTTCCAATAGATATGAGCAACACGTAACATATCCGTATTCTTATAATCTACATAGTCTTCAGACTCAGACATGATGTAACTAACAATATCATTACCGGCTGTACTATTCTGCTCCCAGGTAGACATAAACTGTCTGTACTGTAATGAAGGCATATTAGTATTCCACTCATGTGATTTAGTAGCATCATAGTATGATCCATCATTCTGATAACCTTCTAAAGGATAACCAGCAGCTCTTGTAGGATAAATAGCCTCCATAGAACGCAACTGATCATCAGTCATCAAGTAACCATACTTGTCAATAATATCTGCTACAGTATATAACTCAATCTTACCTACCCAGTTACCCTGAGAGATATATCTTACATCAGGAGACTTATGATAGAAAGTTACTAAAGGATTCCACAACTCCATCTCATAATCATCCTCATTCATCTTGAAATGCCAGAACTCTCTATCTGTGATTAACATATCACGGAAAGCTCTTTCTTCAAGTTCATCCATTTTAAATCTTTCTTCATCTACACGGGCTTGGTGTTCTGCCCATTCTTCTAGCATAGATCTATAATCTTTCTTGAAAAACTGTTCAATCTCAGGTAATGATTTAAGATTTTCTGGAGATAATGCTTTCTGGATTTCAGGATCTTCTAAATCAGCACCCTGTTCAATCATACTCATCACCATCTTACGCTCAGCATCAGCTAATAACTTCTGCTCAACCATAGCTCTCTTCTGCTCTAATAACTCATTATATGAGATCTCATCTACAGCACGGAAACTAACTCTAGTATTTCTTTTAGCAAATTCAGATACAAGTACGTTAATTACGTTGGGGATAATAGGATAAAACTTTAACTCTAATGCAGACTGATCCTCTTTAGTAAGAACATCAATTAACTCTGCATATTCTACATCCTCTTCAACAACATAATCTGTTTTATCAATAATACCTTTAGCAAGCTTATAGTTCTTAGAAAGCCTTCTAGCATTTCTACGCAACTGCTTCATGCCCTGCCATTCTAGCCAGTCAAGATTATGAGCAGCCCAGTCATCATTTTTTTCATTACGAGGAATAAACTGTATAGGTTGAGTTAAAGTAGACATACGATTGTATTCTACTTTTGCTCCATTTTTTAATTGCAGTGCGTTAAAAAGTTGCATTTTCTTTTTTTAAATTAATTTAAAAACTGTATCATTATGTCTAATACCGGAAAGTTTTCGTGTTAATGTATTAGGTCTTATGTTTATACTGATAGCAGCATTTTTTATAGATGTAAATATCTCATTAGTTTCTGTATTAATTACACTTTTTGATGCAGCTTCTACAATTTTATTTTTTGCAGCTTCAGTATGAGATTTTCCATACATCCCGTGATTTATACCAGATACTTTTTTAGAAATTTTATTTTTACTTTCTTCTGATAAAATTCTACCATATGCACCTTCACCACCAAGGGTTAAATTACATAAAATTCCACCATCACATTTTCTTTTGTACATAGAAATAAATTCTCTTTCTTTTTCACAAGCTTCTTCCCAAGTTAAATCATCAAATACAATGTCTATTCTATAAGCTGTTTTAGAAATAATATTTTTCCAATGTTTAGTTCTAGGATTAATAGAGTTAGCTCTTTTATATTGAGCATCACTACCTATTCCTATATAAAAAGGCTCATTTTTATCTAATCTAATATGTCTATAAAGATAAGCCATAGTCTGTAATTGTTGTATTAGGTTGTTCTATTAATTCATCTAAACTCATCTCAATGGTATCATCATCTTCATCAGAATAATAGCTAACGTAAGTTACATTAACTGTAATATTTTCCATTGCTGTAGTACTTATGTACCAGTTCATTATCTTAAATTTTTAAATGCCTGTTTTGGCCTTTGCATACCGCTAGAAGACCCGCTTTTCCCAATATGCCTAAAAGCCCCTACTTTTAATTTATATAAATCTTTTGACTTATCCAAACTTTCAGGGTTTAGTTCTCTACGTTTTAAATATCCACGGTTTGATTGTTGGATTTTTGCAAAGGCTACTAGAGCTGTAAATGCTACAAGTCTATCTACGTTTAATCCTTCTCTATATGCCAGCATCTCCTTGATTAGCATAGGATCCGGTATTCTAGATACACCATATGTTGTCTTTACAACTGAGCCATCTGTCTTATAATCATGGTCTATCTCTTCTCTAAGGAACTCAATAGCATAAGAGATAAGGTGTGCTTTAAATAATGTACCCGTGTTTCTCCAACCATATTGCTGATATACACTGGCATTACTACCAATATCTTTCAGGAATAAGATCTGATCTTTAGTTACAAGATATCTTTGCTTTCTCTGGGAGATCATATATTGAATAAATAAAGATACGTTATTCTCCACTAGTGTCCAAGCATTATACCATTCTATAATTAGCTCTAATCTTTCATGTGTTTTTTTGATATCATCAAAACGCCCACACCAAGCTGCTACAATTTTATCCTGTTCTATATGCGTTTTCTGCTCTCCATTCTCTTCTCTAGATACTTCAACAGGGGCTTTATAAACAAAAATAGAACAAAGAGAATCAGAGGTAGTAGTCTTACCTTCAGAAACCGGGTCAATACTTGCATAGTACATTCCAAATGTGGGATCTTTTTTAGGTCTCTCCCACACGACCAGACAGCCACTTTTATCCTCCGTCTTTTTAGAAATAGGGAACTCATTGATAGGTAATTTGTTAGAGTCTTTTACGGTTAAGTTGTTATGTTCATCCCTGTATAATTCTAATAATTCATAAGGATATTCTTTGTCTTCAATTCTCCTCAACTGAGCAGCAAGTAAGTGCACTGCAAACACAGATTCCCGTCTAAATGCAAATGCCTCTTCAATATTTGTAGGTTTCTGAGAAATACGCAACTGATACTTATCAGGCTCAATCTCTTTCTTCCACTTAATTCTCTCTTCTTTAATAGCTTCTAAAGCTTCCTCTACTAATGAGTTACCATACTTATCTACAAATGGCATCATAGACCATTGTTCTGGAATAAATAATCCAGCTGTACCAATGGTTCCTTTACCGTCTAATAGATTAGTTTCTACTGCAAAGATGTCATTAGCTTCAGGATTCATGATAAGATTCTTCAATGGTTCACACTGATCCAAATCACCCACAGATCCTGCTGCAATAAATACACCTGTAGTCACCATACCAGACTGTAATGCTGGCCGTAGGTACTCATATGTTTCCCCCATCTTAGGAGCAATACCTGCTTCCTCATGGAAGAAATACTGACAAGGACCACCCACACCGGCTGTTGCAGATTTCTCAAAGGACATACCTTGTATAGTACCTTTTAATCCTACCTCAGTTTTCTTATTGCCTTTTCTTACCTCAATCTTTTGCTGCCATAGCATAACTTTATCCGGGTTCATAGGTCTATACCAGGCTGTATGTTCATTTAAGAAAGATGCGTACTCATCTAAAAACTTCCAAGTACCTTTATCATTTATATAGTCTTTCAGAGAAGCACCTATTTTAAGAGTTACACCCTCTTCAAACCATAATGAATTAATTAACTTACCAGCATGAAAGTATGATGATGCAATCTGACGTTTCTTCAAGATTGCTACATGTTTGTAGTACAATTCAGCTAGTACTTCATACAATGCCATGTGATACTGTGCATCCCGGACTTTAGCAAATCCAAACTTCTTCTCTTCCTTATCATAAATAGGTAGGAAGTTAAGCCACATGTAATAGTCTCTAGTTAGATACCATACATTCTTGCCATCCTTGTACAATACTCCGGTCCTACATTTCTTTTTCTGATCATCCCAGTAATAGATGTAATCTTTAGATTTAAATGGTGCAACAGTATAAAAGCCTAACTTATTAAATACAGTGGCTTCTTTATTAAACAATAAAGCTGTTTCATTAAAGTTATACTGACCCGGTTCTTTAAATAATGTAAGTACATACTCTCTCCATTCCTCTTTAGAAGAAAATGTACTAATAGTCCATGCACCATTATCCCAGGTTGGTATCTCTATAATTTCACTCATTTACTAGATCTTCAGGTTCTTCAACATGTCCGTTATATTTAATAATCATATAAAGTAATGTATCAATTGTCTTAGATGAAATCCTAGACTTACATTCTTTAGTATTATTAAAATATGCTTCTTTATCCTCAGATTTAAAAGCACTCCATAGTTTGGTATGGGGGTTATATGTAAACAACCATCCATATAAATTTTGTTCCGTATTATTGGTCATAAGCTAATCCTATATTTCCTCTTACTTGGCTTTGTTGTTCTTCAGCTAAATCTTTATAAGCCCCTTTAAAAGATTGCCTAATCTGCTCAAACTTAGCAGCAGCGTTTACTAATGCAGTGATGTTACCATCTCTACCATGCTGGATTTCTGTAGTCTCCATATAATGGGCCAATCTATCTAGCATAGACTTAATACCTACATACGTTCTATACGTAGGAGTCTCATATAATTTCTTACACGTGCTCATACCCCGAATAATCAAATTGTCTTCAGTAGAAATATCCATATCAATCTCTGACATAATGATCTCTTCTTTCTCATGTTCAGGAACATTAAAGAAAGGGTTAAGATCAGGATTAGGACAAGTCATATAGAACAGGTAGGTATATACTTTTAAGTAATCATCCGGGTACTCAGTCATTATATCATTCAAAGACGATATTGTATAACAGTGTTCCGTAGGTACTACTTTGTTGTTTACTATGTCAAATAGTTTAATTAGCATCTTGCTTATGTTTAATTAAGTTAATAACCTCAGCTTTAAGATAAGGTAGATCATAAGGCACAATCTTTTTAACTAAAGGTTCTCCTTGGTCATCTAGCTTAGTAATAGGATTTCCAAACTTATCTGTACCGTCTGTATAGAACAATACGTGGTGAATAGTGATCTTCCCTGGCTTAAGTTTAGGGTTATGCTTCAATATAATATACATATAAGTGGACAACTGTAGTGCATAATGCCAAAAGTTACAGTCATCTAAGTGACTAACAGGCATTAGCATTTTCTGTGATACACCCTCCCAATTTACATATGATTCCTTCTTGATTTCTTTATTGGTTTTGTAGTCTGTAATATTCACCTCTCCTTTTGCCACTTCTACAAGATCTGATTGACCACATATACCCGCAGACTTTAAGTATACAAAATGCTCAGGATACATACCCTCTTGCAACTTCTGTGGTGGAGCATATTTAATATCATCCGTAATAAGAGGTCTAATAATAGGTAAAATACAACCATGTCTTTCAATAGTATTCAATTGAAGTAGGTCAGCTTCACGCTGGTTGTGATACCAGTTACCTTGATCAATAGCTCTAGTAGATTCATTCTCCCAAGCTTGCAAGATATCTTGTACAGACATACCATACCACTTAGACTTCTTAGACTTAGATGATTTCTCTGCTACAGTCTGAGCATCAAAAGGTTTCTTATACTTAGATATAAAAGAGGTGACAGAAGTCCACTCTATTACTTCAGATGAATCAACAGATTCATACTTGTGGTTTTGTGATTTAAATATTACGCTCATAACTTAGATAATAAATCATCCTCCTCTTCTTGAGTAAGTAATGCCGGCCATTTCTTTACAGGACACTCAGAAGATAAACTTCTAGTCTTGAATTTTAACGAACACCCACAGTTAGAGCAACATGGTTGTGAACCTGGTGCCAAACAACTAGCCCCGGTAACATCATAATTAGGGCAAGCCATACATATAGTGTTGCGCTCTAATGCAATCTGCTCAATAGTATCTGTAGTAAATAAATAGTTCTTAATTCCTTCTAGGATTAAAGACTTATTATTCCAGAGTGTTGTCAGTTTGTTGTTTTTTATTTTTTCTATGATCTTTCTTTTTCTCATATTCTTCTTTCATTTTGATTTCTAGTGCTTGCATTTTCTCTAGCTTATCTACTGTACCCTTGTACACATGATATCTTGAAAAAACTAAGTTCTCTCTATTTGCTAAGTACTCAGAATATCTCCGGATACTAGTTTGTAGAATATCCCATTTAATATTAAAAGTACCAAGGCCATCTATAAGTACGTGCGGATCCTCTAGAGAAGATAAAGACTTCCTAGCTTTGTCCCAGTAAAAGTCAGTAACAGCTTTAACTACTTTCTGTTCCATCTCTAATTCTATAGACGTTTGCTTTAAGATATCTTTATACTTCTTGGGGTTCAATACTTACAAATTTATAATCTAATAAAACATTACCAGTGGCTTGCACATTAAGGACGGGTGCCAACTTAATCATCTTCCTTCCCTTACCATTCTTTTCAATCATGCCTTTGCGTTCAAACTTGATGACTGCATTTCTAACAGATTGAGGGGTCTTGAAGATCCCCTCATCTGATACATAATTACAAAACTCGGTAAGCTCAATCTCCCCATTAAATGCAAGCATAGTAAGACAATCAAGATCAGCGTTACTAACGTTAATCCTTTCAAGATAACAATGGGTGAGGAGTTGATACTTTACAATATCACTCTTATCCATCTTAACCTTCTTACTAACTTGATTTACGATCATGACCTCTTAAGTGTTCTTGGCTTTTCCTCTTCCTCCTCTTCATCCGGGGCCAACATATTAGCCACCATAACTTGAAACTGCAAGCGCTTAGCTCTCTGTTCCTCAATCTGTGTAACTAACGTCTCATACTCTAACTGTACAGTTAAGAATTCTACCTGTTCAGTATAATACTGAACTAACTTTTCTTTACGCTCTTTTACCTCTTCAGGTGTAAGCTCTTTATTTTCATCCATTGGTTTATAATTTACATTTCCCAGTACACATACACCAGCTCATTGCAATCACAAGGCTCATCAGGTTCCATTGGTTTACCACACCTAATACAAGTGACCGGCCTGCTAACTTCTTCATTCTCTGGCATAATATACAAGTTTACACTTTATATATTTACCACCACTAACAAATTATTAACAAATATACATACTAAAATAATTGGGTATATATTTGATCATGGTTCTAAACTCAAATATACCTCACTTCAAAGCATTAATAAAAAGGGCTTATCTCACTAAGAATACAGAGGACACAGAATATGATAACATCTATGTATTCGGGGTACAAAGTGTAGCGGGTAAAATACTAACCTTTCACGTTATTACTGACTACGGTATGGTAAGATCCAGAGTACCCATAAGTGAGATATATACTAAGGAGTGTGATAACGATATCCCCTTTCACTTCAAACAACTATGGGATTGCTTTAGTGAAAACGTAAGCGTAGTACACTATGACTTCTTAAGTGAGCACAGATGCCAGGTAATTCTAAAAGACAAAACAATGATCTGGGCCAATTACCTATTTACAGTAGACTGGTACAATAACCCATACAGTGATGAACCAAGTGACTATAAAGCCGGACATATACTAGTGAGTGAAGATGGCTACTTACTATGCATGCCTAATAACCGGATATACTGGAAAGACTCTAACTGGGTAACTAAAGATTTCCCATTACACCCTACATCATACAAAGTAGATACAGAACTACCTAGTGTAGAAAACCAAAGTGATAGATGGGTGGCAGAAGATACGGACAACTACTACTACGGTATAAATTAAATTTTAAGGTGAGATAAGATACCCCCGGCACATGGGGTTCACTCTAATACCCCCCACGTATATGAGGATTGTTTTATGGGTGGCAGTGGGGTTGATTCCCCCCACGCATGCCCCCGGCTTCCCAAGGCTTGGGGGCTACCCCCTATAGGCTACAAAAGAAAAAGGCTACTCTTTATTACTCTTTGTTTAATATGCAATTGCATATTAATTATGTATTATTTATCTAACCAATAGAGTATTACTACTCTATTACTTATTCTAAACAAACATAGGGAACAGTGTTGTTCATCACATCATTCTTGGGGGAAAGAATGATTGTGCTGCACACACACACCCGTAACCCCCCTTGCGGGTGGTTCCTTATGTTTTACAAAAGGGCTACTCTGTCCTTACTCTTTGTTTAGTGAAAATTTCACTTAACACTAATAATTAAAAATTATGAGCATTAAAGCAAAATTTGCACGCACTTATCGTGCATCCAAAGGCCTCCAAAAAGGCAAACTCGTAAGAGTTTACCTTGTTTCCGCTTCAACACCTCAAGAACTTGAGGCTTATGAAGAATCACAGGGTGATTACCTTCAGCACGATGAAGACACGGGAAAGCCCTTGTGGAAAACCACAGACGCTTTCATGCCGTCAGTAGTTACACTGGAGTGGAACTATGACAGCAGCCGTGTGTACGCCAAGTTTGACACTGTGGCCAAAATGCAATCTGCGATTGACAGTTTAGGCACAGGTCTCTTGGCTCAGGCTACTGCACAGTTGGCTGCACAGCAGTTGATGGCGTCCCTTGGACTGTCAACTACAGTTGCTGCACCTGTTGCAGAACCTGCCAGCGTGCCACAGCAAGCAGATACTTCCACGGTTACACCGCAGGAAGAACCTGTTGCTGAAGGTGAAACACCATTCACTGATGAATCAGATGAATAGTTAATTCACCATTAAGAGATAGGGTTACACCTATCTCTTTTTTTTTCTTTTATATAGAAACCACTATATAATCAAACTTCTAGTAAGAGAGGAAAAATAGTTTTGTTTAACTTTTGAAACTATAAACCCCGTAATTCTTGAGACAATTGTCATAATGTTTAACTTTTTCATGACAAACTGTATAATACAGTGGACAGTTGTAAGGGTGTGAGAGAGAGTGACAAACAACCTTCTCATCAAAACTACACTTATCACAAACTGGTAAGAAGTGGGATTAGGTGGGGACGAATGGGCCATTATATGGCTAAAAGATAACAACAGTGGGGGGAAATGGTGTAAACCATAGTGAAGCCACTGCGTCTATAACAAGTAAAAGCAAGTTATAGGGGTTAGTACGAGAACCTAACCAACTTTAATGCATCATAACTATCTTCACAAGGGATAGCAATTGTAGTAGCGAGATATAAAGCATGGACAGACACTAAACCTATTTATAGGTGAACAATTAGTTGCCCCAAACGGATAACATTTTTGTGTTATTGGCTTTCTATTACAATTGAATGCAGAGTGGAGTAACTAAATCATATAGGCAAGTTCCAAAGCCTTAAGTGCGGAAATGATGGATAGGTTTGTTCCGCTGTAGTAATACAGTATACCAAAACAGAGCCATTGAAGTAAGGTAGTTGAAGTCATCCCTTACAAACACCTAAGCATGTGTCTAAACTGCTTCTTATACTTAAGGGTATTATACCTACTAGTATTACTGGATTTATTAACTAAACTAATATGAAATATATAATCTATCTTGGAAAGTCACTATTGATGATAGTGGTTCCTGTTGTTTTTACTGTGGTGAGTTCTATCATCATAGCCGGTTTATTAGCTTCTCTGGGTGCTCTTATGGGGCATAACACTTTTGTTAGTTGTTTCCAGGATATTCTAGGCAATGTAGCCTTTGTAATGACTATCATTACTTTGTTTATGTGGTTAGTATATGTTATCACTGAGAATTAAGATATGAAGAAGGTAATTGTATTGCTTGCTTTGATTGTTACTATTACCGGGTGTGCTTCTAAGCGCTATACCGGTGATGGTAAATTACCCAAGTCTTGTAGTAAAGCAAGACATAAGTACTATGACCGTATAATAGAATATTAATATTATATTTGCATGTACACTACTATGGCGGAATAGGTAGACGCGCAGGACTTAAAATCCTGTTGACAGCAATGTCAGTGTGGGTTCGATTCCCACTAGTAGTACAAAACAAACTCTCTTACATAAGACGGATTAGCACCGTTGAAAGAGACCTTGGCTTTATGGGAGTAATTACCCGATTAAGTAATCATGACCCAAGGTATAATGTGATGGACCCTGCTCTGCCAGTGCGCACTTTAAGTAATCAGGTGAACAGTAAACTATGTTCAGTAAAATCCAAAAGCATGGTGATCATGCAGGAGAGTTTGTTTTTTTATTAATCTTAAAACCCTAAAACTATGAAAACATTTAATATTGAAATCCCAGATGGTTATGAAATTGACCAAAAGAACAGTGACTTGACAAAAGGGCTTGTTGCATTTAAAAAGATTGAATCTAATCTTCCTAAGAATTGGGGAGAATTAGAAAATATATCTGGCTATTTTGTTGGTGACTGTTGTCATATTGAATATGAAAGGGATACAAAAACATACATTGATAATAGAAACATGTTTGTAACAGAGAGACAAGCTAATGCATGTCTTGCATTTGCTCAGTTATCACAACTACGTGAAGTTTACCGTCAAGGATGGGTTCCTGATTGGAATGATGAAAAAAGTACTAAATGGTGTGTAAATTTTCATAAAGATAAAGTTATAGTAGATGTTTGGTACACTACTCATAAGTTTCTTTCATTTCAATCTAAGAAAATTGCAGAAGAATTCTTAGAGAACTTTCATAAACTAATAAAACAAGCAAACCCTTTAATGAGTTAACTATGGCAAACTTAAAAATTATTTGGACCACTGGTCGTCCTTTCAGTCCAGCCTCTATAGACAAAATTGGTTATCAAATATCTTCTGGTGAGTTTAACATTTACTCAGGATCTTATTGGGCTAATCAATCCTCTTCTATGGATAATGGTTATAGACCAGCTACTGCAGAAGAAATAGCAGAGCATTGGAAAGTACTTTATCCTAAATGGACTCCTGAACCTGGTGACAGAGTTATTATTACTCAAGATCATCAGGATTGGTGTAATAAAAGAGGAGTTATTGTAGGCATACATGAAGGCAACTCAGATTATTGGAGTGTAGGAAGAGAAGATGGTACTGAATCTGTTTTTCGTACAGATACTCAGATGATCTTAGCTCCTTATGAAGAATTTGTTAAGCCTGTTGAAACTTCTAAGTCTATTTCTTCTGAGTCTAGGCATGGATTCACTATCGGTGATATTGTTATTCCTGACTGTGATAATTTTAAGGGTAGGGAATGTATTGTAAGAGCTCTTAGTAGTTCTAGTGTAGGTGTACATTGCCCTTTAGGTGCAAGCCTTGGTGGACATACCTTAGATGGACACTGTCCAGATCATACAGGACGATGGTATCTTCCATCACATCTTAAACTGGTTTCTAAAGAAGAATCTGAGACTGTATCTAAGCCTAGTACTCCTAGTACTCCTACTATTCCTCTTCCTAAAGAAGGTTATGTAACTGTTAGAATTTTTACAGAAGAGGAGTTTAAGGCTAAAGATCTCTGGTATACATTTGGAAGTAAAGGATATCCTAGAGGATGGAACTCTGAAGGTAATATGAATAAGTACTTAGGTACTTATCTTCAGATTCGTGAATCTGATTTTAGACCTGATAAAAGTTTTACCTATTCAGGCTGGAATTTTAAAAACACTGACTATGAAGTAATTCATGAAGGTGTAGAAGCAAAAGTAGAACCTAAAGAACCAGAAATGAAACCTCAAAGATTTAAAGTAGGAGATAGAGTTACTTACAAGTCAAGATCAGAATGTTATGGTGGTGGTTACCATTATGGTGGAAATAATCAGTATGGTTATGTAGGAACTATTAAAGAGTATATCAAGTATAAACCTGACAATAACTGTTACAAAATAACGGTAACTTGTAAAGAAGGTGAATACTCTATGCTTGAGTGTGAGTTCTATGAGTATGATGATCTTGGATTAGGCATAAAAATACATAAAAGTACTTCAGGAACTGATTTCCCTATAACATCATCAGGAACTATTTTTTCTACTAATCTTCTTTTAGATACTTGGAAAATACAAGAACACGGAAGTCCTTCTGTAAAAGAAGAAGATCCATTAGCAAAGTATGACCAAGCTCCTGTAACTTTGCGCAAAAAACCAAAAAGAAAACTTATTATTGCAAACACTTATTAAACAAACAAAAAAACCTAAACATATGTCAAAAGTATCAAATTTCATGAAAGAAGTAACAGCCCGTTTGAAGGGTGACGAAGCAGGTGTTGTAGCTGCAAAAGTAGAACGTAAAGCACTTAGTGCTATTAACGGTCAATTGGCTGCCTTAAAAGCAAAACTAGTTGATGATGAAACAGCTGTAGAAGATGCTCAAGAAGCATTTAACGTAGCTGTATTCCCTACTGCTGTATTTACAGACAACCGTGAGTATGTACAAGGTATCCAACGTGCTCAAGGAACATTGGATGCTAGAACAGAAGATTTAGAGTCAACCAAAGAAAGCATTGCTTACTTTGAAGCATTGTTGACCAACAACTTCTAATTTATTATGGGGGTCTTCGGGCCCCCTTATTTACCAGAGTGGCGCAATGGTGACGCTGTGGAGTAGCTCTCTGCATTGATACAGGTTCAAGTCCTGTCTCTGGTACAAATGTTATTAGACTCACAGCTAAGAACGGAATAAATGAGGAATACCATAAGTGGTTGCAAACGCTTATGATTTATAAGTGGGTAAACTCAATAATAACATTAAATAGTCAGGTGGCGGAATGGTAGACGCTTTTGGATTCTCTGTCCGATACCTTTGTTAAGGCAAAAAGCTTACAGGTTCGAGTCCTGTCCTGACTACGAAAGCCAAGAGCATTTTAAATGAACACTGGTTGACTGCTGGAAAGACAGCAAAATAACAGAGTGGCGGAATAGGTATAACGCATACCACTAATGAATGTGGTAGTTAAAGCTTGTAAACTTTACACAGGTTCAAATCCTGTCTCTGTTACAAATGTTCCTGGTTGCATACCGTAAGATCTGCTTCCAGGACTTTTTTTATTAAACAATCAACTAAAAAACCACATATGAAAAATTTTAACTTTAAAAAGCTATTTGCATGGCTTATGACTGCTGTTGCCATTACACAGATTTGTACAATGGTATTATTAATTGCTACCGGTAATATTAATTACCTGTATGGTGCTGTTGCCTTGATGGTATGTTTAGCCTGTTCTCTTATTTTCTTTGGTAATTTTATGGAAGATTAATATGAGTCAGATACTTGCATACCGGAAAACTGAAGAGGATGGTAAAATCATTCTTCTTGTTAAAGATGTCAAAGGCGGAGAACATGAGCTGGGACCTGTTAACCATGTAGATTTAAACTTCTATGTACAAGGTGGACACGTACAATCAGCTTTCCCTTATCTATCTGTAGATGAAAGAGAATTAATTATCTCTGGATATACTAAAGAGATGTGGGATGACATGGTATCCGGAATTGGTGGACTGTAGGTCGTATACTGCAGTCCATCATGTTTTCAGTTATATTTCTACCTGGGGTGTATACGAGCACCCCTTTTTTAATTTAAAAAACTATGACAAATTCATTTACATTTAAAAAACCTAAAGCAGTAAGTTGCTTCCATGATGAAAAACATGGAGGTACAGCAATAACAGTAAGTTATATTGGATGGCACTGGATGTATGAGCCAGAGAATAAACAACTAGGTATCTACTTTAATGTTGGTCCTACTAAATGGTTAGAAGCATTACCAGAAAAACATTTTGTTATTAATCTACAATCTCCTACATATTGGAATGATCATAAAAGAACTGTTAAAGGAAAACCAGCTTATGAAAAAGCAATGGTAGATTGGAATAAAGATTTAGACTTAAACATTATAGACATTAAGTTCTCAAAAGATAATTACTATGGTTACTTAGCATTTAAACAAAAGGTAAGTAATCTACATGGTGATAGTATAATGGGACTTTATCAATCTATGAGAGGATTTTGGCAAGAGTTTAGAACAGTACTTAAACAATCTAAAACTTGTGATCCCGTAGAGCTAAATACTTTACTTACTTCTATGAATTGTAGGCTTATTACCTATAATACAAATAGTATGACCCATCAAACAATTAATTCCTCTAAAAAATCTTTTAAATATGACCAAACTGTTGAAGTTATTGACGCTCCTATTGATCTTCCTTGGTAATGACTTGTATAGTCAGACTGTAAAAATCCGGTTTAATGGATTTTTATGTTATAGACTAACCACTGATGATAGCGCTGCTGTTATTAGTATTGCAGAAGAAGAAGGTGTAGATAGTGCATATGTTATGAAGCTATCAGATCTTAAGCTCATGATTACTATGAAGTCAGATGACTATGATGTACAGTACATTTTAAATGATAGATACATTGAGAAAATTGTTAAATATTACCCTAATAAAACCCTATTTTATGATAAAAACAACAGATTATGTAACCCCAAGACCAGTAATTGAAGGTAAAATTATTGGTACAGTATCCCAGAATGGCACTATTATTGGTTTAATGGTGAAGCAGGGACAAAGAATTACAATGGTAAAATACCAATACTCCGTATAAGTATTGGTGTTCTATTAGTTTAGCATAGTTTGACACATAGGGAGTATATACGGATACTCCCTTTTTTAAAAAGAAAGTTATGATATTAAAAGTAAATGATGATTTAAGTTTAAGTAAGAGCAGATCTTACAAGAAACTATTAATTGCTTCTTTATCACTGAATGTGATCTTGTTATTTACATCTATGTTAGATTTAAGTACTGAGATTGTATCTGTTGTTAAAGATACAGTTACAATTGAAAAGACTGTGGAAGATATGAAGCTTACTGATTCTGGATTAACTGCAGAATTAGTGAAGTATGGTTGTGTATTACCGGCTGTTGCTGTTGCCCAAGCTAAGATTGAATCTAGCATTGGTAAAAGTAATGTTGGTATGCAAGCAAAAAACATGTTTGGATTAACTTACCATAAGTGTAAGTATGTAGATGGCAAACATGGTGTATATGCAAAGTATAAGACTTACAGAGACAATGTAAGATGTTATATTGATATACAGAACAAGTATCTACGTAAAATTGATGGCGTTTATGCATCTGATCCTTCCTACCTAAGTGCTCTTAGAGCCGCAAAATAAGCTCGCAATGTGGTAGTTGATTAGAGAGTTAGTTTATAAGGGCTGGGAGAAATCCTGGCCCTTTTTCTAACACAGCTACCTTACCATTATATATAAAAAATCACTATCATGAATAATACAGAAACCAAATTAATCTCAAAAAGAATTCACAACCTACAGAAGTATGGTTTTGAATTAGATGCTATCCAGATCATTACTGGGTATGACAAAGATGTTGTTGTAAAATTTGCAACAAAATCAGTAAAGAAGTATGCTAAAAAACACTTAACACATGGTCAAAAAGGCTATATGCGTAAGTGTAAGGACATTGTAGAAGCTAAATCACCTGGATTTTGGCACAAAGCAAAGACTATTACTAGTACTAATGTAGAAGTATTAGATAAAGTAGTTGCTGTTACTGCTAAACCTGAGTTAATTAAGCCTGTTACTCACAAAATCAAGAACATCAAAGCTGATAAACCTATTAGTTTAGTTATTGGTGAAGAGGGTAATGCTTTACTTATTGATATTGAAATGTTGCCAAGAGGTATTAAAATTACCTGGTAATAGCTTTATAATAGAAATAAGTTCTATATGCCATAGTTAATTTACTTAACTAGAGCATATATTTGAATGAGATGTTGTACCAATTAAGGAATGGTAAAGTAATAGAGTTATCTGTAGAGCAGTATTTAGACTGTACAGATGATGATTTACAATACCTGATGTGCCTTAATGCCGGGGATGTAGTTGAAGATCCGTTTTTTGGAGCATCAATTAATAATACAACAATTACCATTCTAGAAATAGAAGAATTAGAGATAGAGGAGATAGATCCTTCAGAGTTTGAAGCTGATATACTCCCGGAAGATTTACTTCCAGATATGTAACCGGTTAACAGCCGGTTTTTTTATGCAATTTAAAATTTAAAAAACCCTAAAAAATATTATGAACAAAGTTAAAGTTGTTGCTGATGAGTTCGGCAACGTAGTCCGTGTGTCTACTAACAATCCTGAGTATGCAAGTATCCGTGTAGAACAATCTACATTCTCTTTTAGTAAAGGCTGGATGCGTAAGAAAGCACGCACTGCTTTTATTCCCGGTGTAACTGAAGAGTTAAGCGAGATGGCAAAGCAAATGAACTTGAAAGATGGTTATGAATTATCTGGTCAAATTATCATCAAAGAATCATTAGAACCATTTAATGCTGAAGATCCTGATCGTGATATCAAATTTGCTGGTGATACTGGTGTATCTTGTAAGTTTGAAGATCAAGTAATCTACCGTAAGACTTATTACACTGAATCAAAAAATGAAGAGGATGAGTTAATTGCTCATACTAACATTGATGAGATCCGTGCTGCTAATTCTAACACCGCAGACGCTGAAGTAACTAAAATAGTTAAAGAAGCTAAGCAAGCTATCAAAGAAGAGGAAGTAGAACAGACAAGTGATGATGTCTTTGATATAGAAACTGTTTCAGAAGAAACAAGTGATGTAGCATTTGATTTCTAATAATTTGTTTTTTTCATAGATGATTGGGGGTGTAACAGCCCCCTTTTATTTTTACCACATTACTCTAATCAAAAAACCACATATGACAAAAGAAAACAGGGTTATGTATAGCGGAAAGCTATCTACCTACCAAGCAAACACAAAGAACTTTAATGGTAAGTCTTATCAAGTTTATGATAAAGACCCCTTTAATCCTAATCAGAACTTCTTGTACAAGAGAGCCATCTTTGGTCTAAGCATGTACACTGAAGCTGAGCTAACTGAAATGTCTGAAGCTAAAAAACTACGGGTTATCAAAGCCCATAGAAAAACTCAGTTTATTCTAAACTCCTGGAAACAAGAGATGATGATTAAATTTAGTAATAGTTTATTGGGACATTTCTTTAAGGATCATCCTTTCTTAAATCCTTTTTGGGAAAATACAGAACCAGATCCTAAATTTGTATGTACGCTATCATTTAAAGACTTAGGTATCAATAAAAAAGATATCATTGACAAATTAATAGATAGTGGTATCTTACCAGTTAATTTCTACCAAATCTCATGACAAAATTCCACGGCCTTGACAACAGACAGATTGTGTTCTGTTATTTAAACAATCTAATCCAATTAGAACAACTTGAAGAACTTATTGCGGAAGCACAAATAAATTCTACTGTACCTTTTATGGGTAGCTCTGTAACTCTATCAATGATCTTAACAGATGAGAACATACAAAAGCTCAAAGAGCATGATATGTACATCATGTTGAATCAGGTAAATGATATTCTTTACCCCGTTGTAGAGCTTATCAGAGAAGCTGATCCGGATCTTTATGATGATGTATCAGCTGCATTTGATATAGGACTAGATGATTTAATATGAAGCAGTGTCAAGACTGTGGAATTACTGTACCTAACTTTTGGAAAAGGATATTAGGTAAAGGCTATTGTAAGAACTGTGCTAACAAGCATAGTAAACCAAAGTCTTTACCTAAAATCTCCAAAAAGAAAATGGTAGAGAATCAAGAGTATAGTATACTGCGTGTAGAATTTTTAACTAAACATCCTACATGTCAAGCTAAACTTCCTGGATGTACTGTAATGAGTACAGATGTACATCACCTTTATTCTGGTAAAGATAGAAGTAAATATTATCTAGAATCTAATACATGGAAAGCAGTATGCAGGATGTGCCACAATTTTATACATGATAAGCTATCATCTGAAGAAGCTATAGAATTAGGACTTAAACTAAAACAAGAATATAAAAACAATGACATTTGATGATTTAACTTTTGTACCATCTACATATGCTGATGGTATACATGCTATGGTAACCTTTAATAATGGTTACGGGGCTAGTGTAATTAAGACTGATAGAAGTTACGGGGGTAAAGATGGATTGTATGAACTGGCTGTATTATTTGACGGTTTAATATCCTATGATACACCTATAACAGATGATGTACTAGGTCACCTTACAGAAGGTGAGGTAACAGAGCTACTACAAAAGATAGAAGCTTTATGAAAAGATTTAAATTCTTATGGACTATAGACACTCACGTCTATATGACTCAAGGTAAACTTTAATTTATGACAAACAATAAACAACAAACGGCAGTGGAGTGGTTTCACCAAAAAACTTGGGATTTAAAAATTCAATTAGAAAAGGGTGAAATATCAATAGGTGAATATGCAAACACTTATGCTACTTTATATGAACAAGCCAAAGAAATGGAAAAGGAAAGAATTGAAACTGCATACAATAAAGGAACAGTTCATGGAATTGATTATCCTGAAAGTACACTACCACTAACTGGTGAACAATACTACAACGAAACCTACGGAGGAAGTGAGCAATGATGTGGATACTTGGAATCTTAGCTGCTGTTATTATACTTGGATTAAACAAGATTGACAATGATGAACGTGATGAGCGTAGTGACTTGTTCCATTTGTTATTATTTGCACTCATGGCTGTAAGTGTAGTAGCAGGTATGTTAGGAATAAAACAAGCTGGTATAAAATCAGATAAGCCCATCAAACCTTCTATTGAAATTGTGTGTACAGACGGTAAGTGTGATACTACCTACATTTATAAAAATATTAAGAAATGAAAGACTTTACACTATATCCAGAAGCATTAGAGCTAAAACAACTTGGATTTGCTGAACCTTGTTTGGCTTCTTATTATCACGCAGGTAGAAGATTAGATATATGTGAATACATTAATCACGGAGAATATACTGTTTTAGCACCAACCTACTCCCAGTCATTCAGATTCTTTAGAGATAATGGTAAGGTAGCGGAAATATTTTCACAACTTTTACCTTCCAACAAGTATAAGTGGGGGTTTAAAATACAAGGGGTTGAAGGTGTTACTGATGGATTCTTCACCTACGAAGAAGCGGAACTTGCTTGCCTTAAAAAATTAATTGAAATAGTAAAAGAAAAACAATAAACAAAAAACGGAGATGAACAAAGAATTTGTACCTTATGAAGAAGCATTAGCTTTAAAAGAATTAGGATTTGATGAACCTTGTTTATCATCATTTGATGAAAACAAAAACTTATTTAAAGTTTGGGAAAATGATATGGTAAATGGTAGAACAATATGTTTAGCACCACTTTATCAACAAGCATTTAGATGGTTTAGAGAAAAGTATAATTTAAGAGGATTTATTGGATTCAGACCAAATGTTAAAATGTTTGATTATCACATATATGATATGTCATTATCAGGTTTAGAATATACTAAACAAAGAACAATGGAAGAATTTAATAAAGACCCTAAAGTTGGAACCTACGAAGAAGCCGAACTTGCTTGTCTTAGAGAAATGATTAAAATCGTAAAAGAAAATGAGAACCAAATTTGAAATAAAAGACAAAAGACCTGTTAAGGAGAAAGTAACCTTCTTCTTAGCAGGCTTACTGTTTTGGAGAGGACGTAAGAAAGGTATGGTTAATACTATGCATATAGGCTGGAGAGAAATTAGACCTATATTCTTCCCTAAAGGTTTCTATGATAAGTATTCTTACTTAGGTACTATTCCTTACAATGAAGACGGAGATTGTTTTAAGGCTATTTACCCGTTAGTTTTAGCTATGGACTATGAAGCTAAGCCTAAATGGTGCCCTAGATGGTTTCTACGCTTTTTACATTTGTTTGGTTGTGATAACTCTATTGTAAGAGTAAGAAACAGAAGACTACATAATCTATTTAGAAACTTAACCAAAGGTATTATATTCTGGGACTACAAGACTAAATGGAGTAGTTATGACTTAAGGATTAGTATTTCAGCACCTAAACACTTACAAGACTTAGCTGATGATATAGAAAACGGGTTTTACAGTAGGGGTAGACAAGAAGAAATAGTAGCTGAAATCTTAAAACTAGATGCTAAAGCAAGTATTATCTGGGGTAGTATTGATAGATTAGAAAAACAATTAGAGAAACTAGAAAACAAAAAACCATGAAAATAAGAATAGAAAACATAGAGTGTAGATTTATTCATGATACCTATGAGTTTGTTAAATGGTATCCTAATAGTTACTATGGTGCAGAAGCTAAACTAGAGGAAGAGGGATATAAACGTATATCATCTGAAGATGGAAAATTTAGTTTAGCTAAAGATCATCACTATATAGATAGTTCATGCTTTAAAAACCCGGAAGGTTGCTATGTTATTGCTATAATTACTTATGATGATAATGAACACTGTACTGAAATTAGATCTATTGGGAATAGGTTATTAGAACTAAGCGGAGAAGAAAGAATGTATTTCTTTGAAGTTTACCATTATGCTGATAGACAAATTAAAAAAGAAAGACAAAAAGATGAGTGATAAAAAAATAAAAACGGTAAATATTTCTCAAAATACATTAGATATTGTATTTGAAGATTTAGACATGTTAAGTAGGTTATTAAATGATATGGTCTCAGATATGCATAACGTTAAAGGTGGACAACAAGTACGCCATGCATACATGCTATATAGAGACTACATATTTAAAATTCAACAAGAACTAAAGAAAGGGATACAAGAAGATGACAAACTATAAACAAACAGCAGTACAGAAACTAGCAAATAAGTTATCCATTACAGATAGAGCAAAATATAATGGAGAAATTGAACAAGCTTTAGAAGAAGAAAAAGAAAACCTAATTGATGCTTTTGATTATGGAGACATTGGAAGAGGTTATAATGATGGAGAAGACTATTACAATGAAAACTACGGAGTAGATAACAAATGAGAATTCCTAGAAAACTAAAGAAGAAAATCCCTAAGAATACCCCTTACTGCTATATTCCAGATCACAAGAAAAACGCAAAACAGAAGGAGTTATTCCCTTACTGGATTAAGTCTTGCCCTTTCTATCAGCATCAAGAAGGTATAGAAGGATGGTGTAGACTAGTCAAGAGTGAAGTGATGGACCAATGTAAATCATGCAAAATCAAATAATGTACTTAGTTAGTTATCCCACAGGAAGTTACGATACTTACTATGAGAACCTTGTGTTTGTTACACACGATGAACAACTTGCAATAACCTATGTAGAGAAGTTTAATAGAATTAGAAAGAATCTACAAGAATATCATGAGGAGTTTGTGAAAGACAAAATATGGGATGAGAATAGTCAGTATAATTGGTATAGATGGGATCGTATTATGGATACAGGTGCAGCTAATTATACCGAAATTAACTGGAGGTAAGCTATGCTAGAAGATATTATTAACCCAACACCAGCTAGGCAGCTGATTAATGACTTTTATTATCAGTTGCCTAACAATGGGTCCCATAAAGAAGGATTACTAAGTTGTGAGAGAAGGTACAATGAAGCAATTACTTGTGCTTTAATATGTGTTAAACAAATAATTGAAAATTATGAGTTTGATTCAATTCATGATTTAAAAAATACTAGAGTAATGGATAATATAAACTACTGGGATAAAGTAAAAGACGAATTAATACAAATACAAAATGATCAAATGGAAATATAAACCGGCAGGTAACTGTCCAGTACAAGCAGAAGGCTGGTTCTTAGGGTATTATTTTTACTTTAGGGCCAGAGGTCAGTGGGCTACTATTGAATTCAGTGAGAGTGAAGATCACCACAATAGAGACGAAGTCTACAAAGTATACATACTAACTAAGACAAAAGAGTATATGGCTGGTTGGCTACCCAAGTGGATATGCAGATTGCTAATCTATAAAGGATGTCTTAAGTTCTTATTTAAATATAAATCAATTAAAGATTAGAGTATGACACCACAAGAAAAAGCAAAAGAATTAGTTTTAAAGTTTAAAGAATTATCTCAAGAAGGCAGTTTAATATTTTATTTAACATTTGAAATATCTAAACAATGTGCATTAATAGCAGTTGATGAAATAATAGCATCTATGCCAAAAGAGCCAATGATTTCCACATTGGCGAGAGTTCACGTGATAATGTTTTGGGTAGAAGTAAAACAAGAAATAGAAAAACTATGACCTTACAAGAAGAACCTAAAGAATTAATTTATTTATCTACGTCTTTTACAAAGGATACATTCACTATTTACGGATGTGGTAAATTTAATGAAACAAAGAAAATTCTATCACATACAGAAGCCCTTTTACTTTATGCTAAATTACATGAATGGTTAATTGCTGATAAAGAAATTAAACAACAAATAGAAAAATTATGAGTAAAATAGAACAACCTAAATACAATTTAGAATTAACAGATATCTCTAAATATAAATTAGTAAGAGAAAGAGATGGTTTAACTAATGCAGGTCAACAAGTACGTTGGATTGATTGGAGTGAAGATGGTTCTTTTAAAGAGGCACACACAGAACCTGCAGTAGGTAGATCACTTATTTTAGATCCTCATCCATTTCAGTATACTTGGTTGACAACCTCTATTACAGAGATCTTGGAACAAAAAGAAAACTACATTAAGTTTGCAACTAAAAATAGCATTTATGAATTATGGCAAAAAGATTAAGTAGAGAAGAAAAACGAGAGAAAGCACTGATTGACATCATCAATCAGATGTTTGTTATTGCAGGTCATGATGTTACATTTGATGACATCAAAGACCGTAAAGATGATTGGTTTACTGACTGGACTATGACTACTGCACAAGCAGAAGAATGGAAAAAGTGGGGTGTAGATTATCTTAGAAAAGAACTAAAGATGAATAAAGGATTAGCAGAGAAAGAGATGATGTGGGTTAATGTACAATGGGGACTTAAATACTCAGATTTTAACATATGAAAGAACAAGATATAATTAACTTAGGATTTAAAAAGGAGTATGGAGAAAATGAAAGCTTTTATTACTATACATTAGATATTGGTAGTGATTCTCCATTAACTTTGATATCTCCTGCAAATGATGAAGTATCAGATGATAACTGGTGGTATGTAACAATATTTAACCATCAGTCTATTAAATTTAAAGAACGGGATCAGTTAAGAGACTTTATCTATCTTTTAAATAACTTATGAATAGTATAGATACACAATATCAGATCCTACTTCAATCTATCTTAGATTACGGAGTAGAGAAGTCTGATAGAACAGGAACAGGCACTAAGTCAATCTTTGGCTATACCATTAGACATAAAATGAGTGATGGATTTCCTTTACTCACTACAAAGAAGATGCCTTGGAAGACAATAGTAACTGAGTTATTATGGTTTTTAAAGGGTGATACAAATATTAAGTATTTAGTTGAAAATAACTGTCATATTTGGGATGGAGATGCTTATAAGAGGTATGTTAATAGTCCTGAAGTGAAGATTCCATATAGTAAAGAAGATTTTATCAATAAAATTAAAACAGATAAAGAATGGGAAGATAAGTGGGGTGAGTTAGGTCCTATTTACGGTAAGCAATGGAGAGGTTGGGGTGCAGGTTCATTAGAAGACAAGTATGGTTTTGGTAATATAGATCAGATTGAAACATTAATTCAAGATCTTAAAACTAATCCAGACTCTAGAAGATTAATGGTTAATGCCTGGAATGTAGGTGAAATAGATAGAATGGTACTTCCTCCTTGTCATTATGGATTTCAAGTATATACCAGAGAGCTCAGCTATGAAGAGAAAAAACTATACACCTATAAGTATTTTAGTAATCAACCACAGTTTGATCTAGATGCTTTTGAGAAGTTTAATATTCCAAGTAGAGCAATCTCTTTAATGTGGAATCAGAGATCTGTAGATACATTCTTGGGTTTGCCCTTTAATATTGCTTCCTATGCTCTTCTTTTGACTATCATTGCTAAAGAAGTTAATATGATTCCTGATGAACTAATCGGTAACTTAGGTGATACTCATTTGTATTTAAACCATATTGAACAAGCTAAAGAACAAATAGAAAGAGAGTCTTATGAGTTGCCTACATTAAAGCATCTTAAAGATGATAGCTTTTATAAGTCACTATCAGAAGATCAATCACTTTATGCACACTTAGAAAACACTGACTTTATTTTAGAAAACTACACATGTCACCCAACGATCAAAGCACCCCTCTCAAACTAGATTTAAAAGGATTCACAGCTAAACAATATGCTGCTCTAATACTTAAAGAAGAGTTAGGATACTCTTATGGTAGAGCAGGTCTTAAAATGGGGATCAACTATAGAGCCTTTGCTAGATTATATAACAGAGCTAAAGTAAAACGTAATGATATCAATGACAGATAATAAATGTAATGTGTGTGAGGCCCTTATACCGGATCAGGAAGTTTTCTGTGATAGGTGTAAGGCTTCACCTTATTACCGTGAGAAGTATTATACCAAACAGGAAAGAATATATGGTATAATAGAAGATAGTAGTGAATACTATGACATGGACGATGACTCCTAGAACACTTTAAAAAACTAACTATGAAAACAAGACTTACATTAATCATCCTAGCACCTATTATGTTGTTAGGACTACACCACATCGCTACAGTTATTTACAAGTTTAACAGAATGCGGGACTTATACATTAAGAAGTTCCAGTATTACAAAAGAAAGGGTTTAGTTAAAGACTCATACTGTGAGTACTATATACAAGCCTTTGGTGAATTTAGATTTTGGATGTTTAAAGAGTTTGTGTTTAGAAAACACTACACTATTAAGCATTTCTTTGAAGATACATATGTATATAAGAATATGTCTGCTTATTACATAAAAGAATCCGGGGATATCCCATTTATGCCAGAACTAAATGGTATCATGGAATACTGGAAAACACAAAGACAATCACAAAACAATAGGGGATAGAAATATCCCCTTTATTTTTTATATTTGAAAGTTATGACTAACACACAATTACTAATTCAAGAGACATGTGACCAGATTAAAGAGTTACTAATAGAGAAGAATAGAAAGTATGGTGATTCAGCAGTGAATCCTATCCGGATACTCTCTAAGAGTAGTAATACTGAACAGATTCTTGTTAGAATTGATGATAAGCTAAATAGAATTAAGAACATGCAGTCTGATGAAGATGAGGATGTGATTACAGATTTAATTGGCTATTTAGTATTATATAAAGTTGCTAAAAAAATTAATGACTTATGAGAATAGTTTGTATATCTGATACACATACAATGCATGAAAATGTTAATCTTCCTGATGGTGATATCTTAATTCATGCCGGTGACTTTAGTAATAGAGGTGGTAGACATGATGTAGAAGATTTCTTTGGTTGGTTAATGAGAATTAAACCTAAGTATAGATATATAGTATTTATTGCCGGTAATCATGATAAATCTTTTGATAATAAGTATGGTGAAATGCCAGACTGGTTAGCTGAAGGTATAGCAGAGTTAGAGCAGAATGATATTATCTATTTAAAAGATAGTTCTATAGAGTTAGAAGGTGTTACATTTTATGGAATGCCTTGGACTCCTTGGTTCTTTGGAGATACCTGGGCTTTTAATAAGAAAGAACAGGATATGCAGGAAGTCATTGATATGATAGAACCATGTGATGTATTAATTACACATGGGCCACCATTATATACCGGTGATTTAGCAGCTAATAATGGAAAGCATGTAGGTTGCCCCTTATTAAGAGAGAAGATAGATGAGATACAACCCAGATTGCACGTATGTGGACATATACATGAAGGTAGTGGTATCCAATTAGTAGAAAGATGTATTCATGTTAATGCATCACAGCTCAATGAACATTATGAGCTAATCAATGTACCATATTCAATAGAACTGCCATGAAAATACAATCAACTTACTACAACTTTTTCAGAAAGAAATTAGGACAAAGGGACTATCCCTACATCTTCTTTTATCCATTACCATTTATTGCTATTTCTAGAACCGGGGTAACCTATAAGTTTAGTATAACATTAGGATGGTTGTTCTGGACACTTTATCTAAAATTTAAATGACAAAAAGAGACCAAGTACAACAAAATGCATTAATAGAAGTAGTTAAACATAAAAGAAGTAGTGCTGTAATGAGTATGGGTGCCGGTAAAACTAAACTGGGCCTAATGCATATGCAGTATTATCTTCATGACCAAAGTAGATATCTAGTAGTAGCACCAAAAAGATCTATCTTCCAATCTTGGATAGATGATTGTAAGAAGTTTGAGTGTGATGAGTTACTAGAACATATTACTTTTACCACTTATTTATCTTTAAGCAAGAATAAAACAGATTATGACTGTGTGTACCTAGATGAGATGCATAGTCTATTAGATACTCATTTAGAGTGGTTGAGCAGTTACCGGGGTAGAATCCTTGGACTAACTGGTACAGCCCCTAAAAGAGGTAGTAAAGCAGATATAGTATACAAGTACTGTCCTGTTAAGTTTACATATACTGTAGACACCGCAATTGATGATAAAATTCTTAATGATTATGAGATTCATGTGCACACAATGCCATTGGATACTAGAAATAACATGAAGAAAGAATCTAAGAAAACGGGTGTATGGTATACATCAGAGTTTAAGCAGTACACTTTCTGGAATAATAAATTACAGAATGCCAGTAGTGAGAAAGAAGTAAGGTTTTTAAGAATCATGCGCATGAAAACACTGATGAGTTTACCAAGCAAAGAGAAGTATGCTACACAGCTTATGAATAATAGTAATCATAAATGTATAGTATTTGCTAATACAAAAGAACAGGCTGATAAACTTTGTAGATATAGTTACCATTCTGGAAATAAGAAATCTGAAGAAAACCTTCAGAACTTTAAAGATGGTGTTATAAACAGACTAAGCTGTGTACTACAACTTAATGAGGGTATTAACATTCCTAATCTTAAGGAAGGTATTATCTTACATAGTTATAGTAATGAGCGCAAGTCTAATCAGCGTATAGGTAGATTGCTGAGACTAAATCCAGATGATAAATCTATTATTCATATCTTATGCTATAGTAATACTATAGATGAGACATGGGTAAAAGAAGCGCTATCTGATTTAGATCAAAACAAGATTACCTGGAAGAACATTAATCAACTAGAATTAGATTTATGAAAGTATTCACAACAACCTTAGTTAAGAAAGCAGGCAAATTAGATTTTAATAATGATGCTATTAAGAAAGTTTATAACCAGTTTGTTGGAGTAGTACCGGATGGTTTTACAGTAAATGTAATCTTTGAATTAAATGGGCCCAAAGCTACACTTGCACAAATCTCTAAAGCACATGCTGCATGTAGAGAGATTGCAGTGTTTACCGGGCACAACTTTGAAGATATTAAACTATTGGTTAAAGAGAAAGCAGGATTGATTATAAAAAATAATAGTGATGGGGAAACCACCACTATTATCAAATCTTTTGGCGATTGCTCAAAAGAGGAAATGAGTCAAGTAATACAAGTTACTGAAGAAATGTGCGCCAGTATGGGAATTGGGTGTTAGTCACCTGATTCCTGTGGTGCATCTTCCTGAGTAGGTTCTGCACTTTCAAGATCAATCATGTTCTTAGCTTCCTGCTCAATCTCTTCTACAGTTTTCATCTCTGTAAGATTATTATCTTTAGCATACTTCTCAATATCATTGATAAGGATAGCTAAAGTTTCATAATGAAACTCCCAGGGCTCTGAATGTTGTTGATTCTTGATTCTTTCATTAGCAGCTTGTACTTCTTCTTTAGATAAATCTTTTAAGACGTACATCAACAATGCTTGTACACGGGTTAAGAAGGCCCCGTTTACTTTAATATCTACTACTGTAGATAATGGTAATACTTCAATTTTTTCTGACATAATACACAAATATACAAATGAATACAACACAAACAATAAATATTAGTGAAACACAAAAAAAATTAACTGATAGATTATTAAATAAAGACTGGCATAGTGCTCTTAATCACTTCATTACAAAGAGTGAGTTTGCAGATATACTAGAGAAACTGGTGTATGAAGTGGAGCAAGGTAAAAGATTTGTACCAAAAGTTAAAAATACTTTAAATGCTTTTATTGAGTGTGAATTAAAAGATTTAAAAGTTGTTATTATTGGTCAAGATCCTTATCCTTGGTTACATCATAGTCATCCAGATGGTACAGTAGCAGATGGTTTAGCATTTAGTTGCGGTAATAGTATGAAAATACAACCATCACTGCAGTATATCTTTGATGCTTTAGGTAAACCTGAAGAAGATAGAAACCCGGATCTTAAATATTTAGCGCATCAAGGTGTATTATTATTAAACACTGCACTTACAGTTGAACTAAATAAGCCGGGAACACATCAGGCTATATGGAAGCCATTTATAAATATTGTTATTGATACAATTAATTTTAATAAATCAGATATTGTTTATATATTGCTTGGTAAAGTAGCTCACCAGTTTGAAGATGTTATCTCTGATAAAAATCTAATACTAAAAGCTTCTCACCCGGCAAGTGCTGCATATAACAAAGGTGTGTGGGATTGCAATGATGTATTTAACAAAACTAATGAGCACTTAAAACAAAAAGATAAAACTGTAATCAAATGGTAAGAGACTTTATTGACATGGTAATCTGTACTTATATACATAAGAAGTACAAAGAAAAAAACCCAGCTGTTATAGCCAGGTTTCTTAAATTTAAATATGGTGTAAGCTGCAGCTTAGATGTTATCAATAAAAGATATCAATTAGAAAAATGCAGTCTTGATTCTGAAGCCAACATAAAGGGCAATAGCAACTAAAAGACCATAGAGCTCAATCTTTAATTTTTTAATGTCTGAGCTCTTATCTTTTATGATAAGTTCTTGTTCTTTTATGATGCTATCTCTATCAGCAATGTCTTTTTCCAATACAGACTCATAAGATTTATCACGCAGTTTTTGTGTGATGGTATTACTTTGTACAATAGTCCTGGTTTTTTCAGGGCAGTAACTAGTAATTACACCATTCTTAATACTGATTCTTACATCATTAACTGTAGTATCCAAGTAAACACCCTTTAGACCATCATGAATGATCTTTGTTTCAATCATGGTATCAATATCTGTAAAAGTATCAATATGAGTAACGGTATCAATAATGGTATCAACAACGCAAAGCTTTCTTCTGAAGAATTCTTCTTTGGTTTTACTGATATGTTTTTCTTTGAAAGCAAGTCTAACAGGGTTACATGCAAGTAATGTAATAGCTAATAAGAGTGATAATCGGTATTTCATAAATGGTTTAAATTTTTGCTTTTTGGACCAACTTTTCTAAATCACATGATTCTTCATGTTTAGCAAAGGGAATAAAAAAAGGTAACCTGTCTTTAGTATCTTCAGTTTCATTACTGGCAGATCTAAAGTAGTTACCTTTAATCAAAGAGAGGTCCTTCTCTAATGATTCAATTCTTGCTTGTTGAGCACTTGATACCTCTAACAGACGTTTGATATCTCTTTTCATCTCTGTTACATCAGCCCAGATCATCATCCCAAGTATTGAGACAATTACAGGACTAGCCCAGATTTTGATTCTATCAATAATGCTTGTAGCCATTTTTTAAAAAGGGTTAGCCTTCCTCTTAAAAAACCTATCCGCAGAAACCTGCAAACAGAGGAAGGCATCCCCACCTAAATTAACACTATGAATGATAGAAGTTTTCAAAAGATATACAGATTTCTAGATAGGTTATTGTGGATATAACGTTAGTGAGTTATATTTGTACTCCTACTATTAATATACAAACCAACTATGAAACAAACAACAAAAGTTAAAGAAGTAGACGAAGAAATTAATGAATTTAAAAAATACATACGCAGCAAATATGATGTGAAAGTAATTATACTAACAGAATTAGATGCTGTATACAGACTAACCATCCCTCAACTGGCTGATATTGTTGATAGAAACCTAGATAAATACTCAAATGGTAAACAAACTACTATACGTTTACTAGATAAATCAAGAAAAGATGACAGGGTATTACACCATCAAGTATTTTGTAAAATATGCAAGGAACTAAACTATGGTGTCAGTGAGCTTGGTAGATTCTTAAATAAAGATCATAGCACTATTATATACTCAGTTAAGAGAGCTACTGATCTTATATATATCAAAGACAATAGATTTTTAACAGTGTATGAATCTGTTAAACGTGACGTATTAAAAGCAATTGAACATGGAAGAAATATTCAACATATTATTACAGAATGGGATAACTCCGAACCAGCACTACATGCTGCATTCACTTAGAGATAAGATACAAACAGCTAATATTAATCCTTATGCAGAGTTTAGAGAGCTTAAATTTAAGGGCTTTGTAACTGACCAGAATGTAATACTTCCTAAAGGTATTGAACTACTAGAAAAAATAGATGAGTTCTTTGTAGTCAAGAAGGAAGAGGTAACTAAACAAGTGGTTGGTGATGACTTTAAGGAGAATATTGTTAAGTATCTGAATCTATTCCCAAAACGCAAATTACCTAGCGGGAAACTTGCTAGGTCAGACAAGAAAAACATAGAGAGTAACTTTAGATGGTTCTTCAAGACATTTGATTATCCCTGGGATATCATTCTTAAAGCAACTGCTCACTATGTAGATGAGTATGAGAAAAAGAATTATCTATATATGCAGACATCACAATACTTTATTAGCAAAACACAGCCGGACAAATCTAAAATGTCTGAGTTAGCAAACTACTGCTCAATGATTGTAGATGGTGTAGATATGGATGATGATAATCATTTTAAAGAAAGAGTAGTATGACAAAAGAGTTATGGATTCCTAGAAAAGATGGCTTTAAGAAAGCTTTAGAGTACATGAAGGGTAGATCTGATGGAGTTATTAAATCCATTCAGACCCCGTGGGCAAAGTTTAATGACGCTACTACTAATGGTATTGAGTGGAACACACTTAATGTTATTGGTGGAAGACCAGGTGCAGGTAAAACTTTGATTAAAGATCAGATTATCAGGGAAGCCTTTGCTCTTAATCCTGATACTCAATTTAGAGTATTAGAGTTCAGCTTTGAGATGATTATGCAAACTTCTTGCTTAAGGGATTTTAGCGCAAGCTTAGGTAAAACATATAAGTATCTATGTAGTGCTGAAGGAAATAAATTAAGCAATGAAGAACTATTACAATGCTATGAGTTAGCTAAACAGAAAGTACATTACCCAATTGACACTGTTGAGCAGCCTTGCACTGTAAATGAGATGCGCAATATAGTAGACAAGTACATTAATGAGTATCAGACTAAGACTATTGTTACACTGGACCACAGTATTCTATTAAAGAAAGCCCCATATCATAAAGACAAATACGAGATGTTATATGAATTTGGTGAGATGCTTACTGAGATAAAACGTGTATACCCAATTACAATGATAGTACTAAGTCAGTTAAACAGAAGTGTAGAATCTCCTGAGAGAAATGAAGATGGTAAGTATGGTAACTACATACTTGACTCTGATATCTTTGGTGGTGATGCTCTACTACAGCACGCAGACTTAGTGGTAGGTCTTAATAGACCCGCTAAACAAAAGATTAAGTATTACGGACCTGATAGATATATCATTGAAGATGATAAGACTCTTGTTATGCACTTTCTTAAAGCAAGAAATGGTGATAACCGGATGTCTTTCTTTAAGGCCCAGTTTGAGAAAATGAGTGTCACAGAAATGGAGACACCCGCAACACAAGAAAGAAGAATAAAAACCGTATGATAAGCACAAAATCAACACAGAAACTTACAACGGAAGAAAGAAAGAAAAGGATACAAGACTTGTATGAGTTCCAAATGGAAAAATTCATGCATGAAAGTGTATCTGAACCTTTGTTTATTCCAAAAATGGCCTATAAACCGGCTATGAAAGATGAGAAGCACATTACATTCTTTGCCTCTGAGATAGAGAGAGCAGAGTATTATGATGTACCTAAGAACATTTACACTGAATTTGTTAGCAGTGAGTACATTCCTGAAGATCAGAAGAGAACATTGTACAAGTGGGTATTTAATCCACACTGGAGAACAGAGTATGATGTAATTGAAGCTACAGAAAGTATTCAAGAGAGATACATGATTCCTGTATCAGAACTTAGAGTTGTGCAGCAGCCTGTTGCACAAACTCAGAAAGAAATTAAATTGCCAACTCTAGACTTAGGTCCAACAGATGAGCCCTTTAATATGCTTACAATTAGAGATCTTGCTGCTATCATGCTTAAGAAGCCTGTTAGTAACAAGCAGTGGTTAAATGAAATTATAAAATCAAAATAATATGAGCCAAAGTATCCTTATTATCGCAGAGAGCGGTGCAGGTAAAAGCACAAGTATTGCTAACCTGGACCCAAAAGAAACATTTATTATTAATGTAGCAAACAAACCACTTCCATTTAAAGGATGGAAGACTAAGTACAAGATTTGGAGTAGAGAAGATCAGTCTGGTAACATGTACACTAGAGCCGGTGCTAAAGAAATTGAAGCCTGTCTTAAGTATGTAAGTGAGAAGAGACCTGAGATTAAGAATATCATCATAGATGATTTTCAGTACATGTCAGCATTTGAGTATTTTGATAGAGCAGAAGAGAAAGGTTTTGATAAGTTCACTAGTATTGCTAAGAGCATTGCAACAATTGCAAAGCTTCCAACTACACTACGTGATGACTTATATGTATTTTTCTTAACCCATGCAGAAGAGTCTCAAGACTTAGAAGGCAGAAGAAAATTTAAGGCCAAGACTATTGGTAAATTAGTAGATAACAGTTTAACTTTGGAGGGACTATTCTCTATAGTTTTATTTGGTAAAGTAAAGAAAGATAAAGATAATGGTATGCGCTATGTATTTGAGACCCAGAACAATGGTGAGAATACATGTAAGTCTCCAGCCGGAATGTTTGAGTCTTTTGAAGTTCCCAATGATTTAGAATTTGTAAAACAAGCAATAATTAACTACGAAAATTAATAACCATGATTAGCACTAAAGACGTGCAAGCTACAAGTAGCTCGCCAAAGAAAACCCTGAGCCCCGGTGAACACACCGTGAAAATTAACTCTATTGCATTAGAGAGTGTAAGTTACAAAGCAGGTGCTTACCACCTGATTTTGAATGTAGAAGGACCTGATATGGGTTCTGAATTTGAAGGATTCTTAGTAGATAAAGACAAGCCATCTGGTCCCCGTTACAAAGGTCAGATTGGTAAAGTTAAGTTTGGCTTTTATCCTTTCTCTGATGGTGAAACTAAGACCGGTATCAAGATTAGCCGTGACTTGAGTATTCTCCGTGCTATTCAGCAATTGTGTATTGCAAGCAATAAACTTGAATGGTTTGAAGAAGCTGATGGTAAATTTGCAACAATTGAAGATTTTGTAAAAGGAGCTAACAATGTTATCTCTGATGGCAGTCTCTTTAAGATGTGTGTTAATGGTAAAGAGTATGAGAAGAATGGTTATATCAACTATGATTTGTTCTTGCCAAAGTCTAGCAAAGACGCATATGCTATGGAATCAGCAGCTGCAAGCCCAAGTAAGTTAATTGCTTACAATCCTGAATTGCATATCAAGAAAGCTAAAGTGGAAGTAGTAGAATCATTTGGTGATACTAATCCATTTAAGAGTGATACTGATACATCTACAGGATTTGACTTTTAAGTTTTAAAGTTTATTATATAAAAGGGGGATTATATGGTCCCCCTTTTTTATTATTGCAGTTATGATTAGTACGAAGATCCTAATTCCGGATATAAAGTCAGTGCCTATAGCATGGGTATTTGAACATTATTGTAGATTAGATCAGAAGTTAACTGGTCAAGATATTAAGATTAAATCTGTCTTTAACCCTAGTGAAAGAACTCCCAGTATGTGTATCTACTTTAAACCAGAGAAGGATAGATATCAGTACAAAGATTTCTCCACAGATAATGGCGGTGATTGTGTTGATTTAGTACAGAAGATGCTTGGTATAGATACCCGGTTAAATACAATGCATAAGATTGTAAGAGATTACAATGAGTTTGTATTGCACAATAACGGGGGATATGATATACAAGTATTTAAACAGTATAATAAATACAAGATTGATAGATATGAACTTAGACAATGGAATACACTAGATAAAAGTTATTGGAGTAAGTATGGTATAGGATCTAGATTGCTAGAACACTATAACGTAAAGCCTCTTAGTACTTATACTATGTTTAAAGAAGAGGATGGTATATATAAAGTCTTAAATATTGAGGGCTCTAATATATACGGTTACTTCAAGAAAGATGGTACACTAGTTAAAATCTATCAGCCTAAAGTTCAGAAGAAGAAATTCTTAAAAGTAAAAGATTATGTACAGGGTAGTGAACAGTTATCTAATAGTTCTAAGCTTGTTATTGTATCCTCTCTTAAAGATGGTATGTGTTTAAAGAAGATGTATCCGGAAATAGATTTTCTGGCACCAGACTCTGAGAATACTATGATCAAGAAAGAGTACTTGGATGATGTAAGTAAAAACTATGAGAAGTGCTATATTCTTTTTGACAATGATGAGGCCGGTAATAGAGCTACATTGAAGTACATTAATCAATTTTCATATCTAGAACCTTTATATTTGCAGTTATCAAAAGATATATCTGATTCAGTAATGGATCATAGTTATCCTGAAGTAAAATCAATATTAGATATCCAGTTATGAAAATATTTACAATACCCGGTAACACACCTTCTAGTAAAAACAGTAGAATTTGGACAGGAAAATACAGCATAGCTAGCGCTGCAACAAGAAAGTGGAAGCTTGCTACTGATGAGTATTGGAAAGAACAAGCCAAAGCATTCAGAAAAGAATCTAAAGGTCTTCCTAAGCCATTGTATATAGAGTTTAAGTTCTATAGAAAGAGCAGACACAAGTTTGATATGATTAACATAGCACAAGCTGTACAAGATGCAATGGTAAAGTTTGACTGGATAGATGATGATAATGCTGATGAGTTAATCCCGGTATTTGTACCTTATGAATATGACAACAAAAACCCAAAAGTAGAAATTAAAATCCTAAAGTAATGGAAGTAAAAAAGAAAGTAAAAGTAATGTATGCATTTAGTCAGACAGCTGCTTTATTTGTAGATGTCTATGGTTGGGAAGAGTTATTCAAGACTGAACACAACTCAATGCAATTAGATTATGATTATGGTATCAAGGAGTTTGATACAAAAAAAGAGGCAGAAGCATACATTAGCGGTGTTAATGATGCAAATGGTTGGAGTGATCCAGTAGCACAAATAATGTGAAAGAATCAGACCTAAAAGAAATTAGAAAGGCTTATATATTAGCCAAAGCACTTAATGTGCAGTATCAGTTTATTAGAGAGCTTGTAAATCCAGAACTTAAGAAATCTGTAAATGAAGCAAAAGCTAAGAACGCACACTTTATCAAAATTGTAAATGAATACTTTTCTAAGAGAAGAGTCACAGGATCATTTATAGATGAAGAAGAGGAGTTAGCATTTCAGTTCTTAGAAGAACTGGATAAAATTACAAAACTTTAAACTTAAAAACTATGAGAAAAGACGAAGAACTGGCCTTGGCCGGGAAAGAACTTATGCTTGAACATCCCTTTTATGGTATGTTCTTAATAGGTTTAAACAAAGAATGGAATGAATCTATTCCAACTGCTGGTGTTAGTAAACACAATATCAATTACAAGCTTGTAATCAATACAGAATTCTGGGGTAGTCTCAGTTCTGATCACAAGAAAGGCTTGCTTTGGCATGAGCTATTGCACATTGTATTTGATCACCTTAACTTAAGAGATGAGTTTGCAGACAAGCGGTTGTTTAATATTGCTGCTGACTGTGAACTTAATCAGTACATTATTCCAAGTTATCTTCCAAATGGTGCTATCTTACCAAGTACATTCCCTAACTTAAAGCTTGAGCGTAAAGCCGGTACTAACTATTACTATAATATGTTACTGGATAATCAAGATGATCCTGATGTACAAAATATGATGGGTGATGCTGATGATATGCATGATACATGGAAAGAGTTTGATAACTTAAGTGAATCTGAAAAGAAACTACTTAAGTCTCAAGCTGAGTATCAACTGAAAGAAGCTGCCGAAGAGTGTTTGAAATCACGTGGTCAATTACCTGGAGAGATTGCACATATTTATAAGCGCATCACTGAAGTTACTCCTAGTAAGTTTAACTGGCGGGCCTATCTTAGAAGATTTGCTGGTAACTCTTATATAGTAGAAACTAAGTTATCTAGAAAGAAACTTAACAAAAGATATCCGGATGCTCCCGGAATGAAATTTAAACCCAAGAAACATATCTTGGTTGCAATAGATACTTCTGGTAGTGTAAGTAATGATGAACTTGTAGAGTTCTTTAATGAAATCAGACACATACACAAAACCGGAACAGAGATTACAGTATTACAATGTGATACGCAAATTAACAGTATTGAGAAGTATGACCCTAAGAAAGATGTAAGAGTCCAAGGTAGGGGTGGTACTGAGTTTGATCCTGTTATAGATTACTATAATAAAAATAGTAAAAGATTTACATGCTTGGTTTATTTAACAGATGGTGAATGTTATACAACAATTACACCAAGAGGTAGAATGCTTTGGGTTATTTCTTCTAAAGCCCGCATCAATGAGCAATTACCCGGTCCCCAAATCCAATTAAACTAATTTAAAAACCCTAAACATTATGGCACAAGTAAAATTAAACAGCGCTGAATTAAAAGATTTCATCAAACACGTAATTAACAACAACAGATTCATTCAAGAGCAAGGTAAAGTACCAACAGCTTTGAATGTAGTAGGTAATGCAGGTCTTGGTAAAACTACTGTAGTATCTAATCTTGCAAAAGAAGAAGGTATGCAGTTTGTTAAGATCAACTTAGCAATGATAGAAGAGTTATCAGATCTAGTAGGTTTTCCAGTTAAAGAATTCCAGATTGGTAAAGATACACCTGATGGTCTTAAGACTAAGTGGGTAACTGAGATGGAAGCTGAGTTAGCTGTTAAGGCTGGTTTTAAATTGACCGGTGCAAGACGTACTGCATATTGTGCACCTGAGTGGATTTCTGGTAAAGGTGAGTCTGGTATCTTATTGTTAGATGACTATACTCGTGCTGACCCAAGAATGATTCAGGCTTGTATGGACTTGATTAATACTCAGGAGTATATCTCTTGGAAGTTACCTAAAGACTGGACTATCATCTTGACTACTAACCCAGATGGTGGTGACTATCATGTAAATAGCATGGATATAGCACAAACAACTCGCTTTATTTCTTGTGAGTTGAAGTTTGATGTAGATTGTTGGGCACAGTGGGCAGAAGAAACACACATGGATGGTAGATGTATTAACTTCATCTTGAAGCATCCAGAGATTGTAACTGAAGCTACTAACCCGCGTGCAATCACTACATTCTTTAATGCTATTTCTAGCTTTGAGAAGTTTGAAGAAAACTTACCTATGATCCAAATGATTGGTGAAGGTTCTGTTGGTGCTGATATGACTAGCTTGTTTACTTTGTTTATCAATAACAAGTTGGATCAATTGATGTCTCCAAAAGATATCCTTCTTCATGATAATGAGGATTATATCGTAGGTGCACTTAAGTCTACAATAGGTAGAGAAGATGAGTATCGTGCAGATATTGCTAGTATTATGAGTACTAGACTTGTAAACTTTGCACTGGCTCACTTCAAGACTAATCCTATGAAAGCTGAAGTAATCAAGCGTCTTGAGAAATTAGTGGTAGATGAAATATTTGCTATTGACCTGAAGTATATGATTGTAAGAAATCTTATAAATGGTAACAAGCAAAAGTTTCAGAAACTTATGTTGAACGATAAAGTTATGGAGTACACAATCCGATGAAATATTTAGAATTAGATTTTAACATGCAGTCATATGCCAAGATTACTGGTTATGATTATAATAGATGGGGCCGTGGTTCACAGCCTGTAAATGTACATGCAATTTTGAGTTCACTTGATGTGAGTATTAAAGAGACTGTAGATATAAAGTCATTTGATAATATATCTACTAGTGTTTCTAGTTTAATTGCAGGTGATAAAGTATTTATAATGCCGGGGGTAACCATCCCCCGGTATAAAATACGGGAAACTGGTAAGGAAATTGGATTTGATATAGTTAGAAGTTTTGCTAAAGCAAACAAAGTAGTCTTCTCTAAAAAACAAGTTATAGATGAGATTACTGATAGAGCAAGTGCTATGACTATCCCAGTTAAACATCTTATTGAAGTACTTGATTATAGAGGTATAGATACAACTAATCTAAAAGTTGCTGATGTAAATGAAAATATAATTCTGGATTATATTATTTATAATCATATTAAAGAGGATTATAATAATATATTTAATACTGATGCTATTAACTCAAATCATTTGTATATTTATGTTTATAAAGATCCTATACATAAGCAACTTATTGATGATTTATTGGCCGGTACTAAAGTAGTAATTAGTGATCAGGATGTACTAAAGCAGTGCAATGGTTCTAAACCATTAACTTCAGAGTCATTTAAAAGACTTGATGGTATGTTTTCTACTCATCAAAATCAGGAAATTGCTATGGAGTTACTCTGTAACTGTGATTATGATCAGTCAATGGTTTATATCTTAAAGCTTATCTCTAAACATAACTTTGGTAATATGCCTGGTACTAATCATGTAAACTATAAATCATTTAGAAGTTACATGATTACTTATTGGGAAATTGATCCTAGTCGTTATAGTGGAGATATCATGGATATTATTAGAATATTGGCTAAGACTAATAAACTTAAGAGAGAGTATCTAACAGAATTTAAAGATGAGATTCTTGTGCATGTTAAACGCTTTGGTGACAATCACATCTTTACAGTAGGTTCAATTAATATGAATGAAGATTATAAAAAATTAATAATAGACTAATGACAGATCAAGAGTTAATAGAACAGTTTTACAAAAGCAAGTATTACATTAGTTACTCAGGGTTAAGTAAACTTAGATTTAGCCCTAGGTTGTTCTATACTCATTACATTCTTCAACAAAAAGAAGAGTCCGTTGGTGCACATTTAGTAGAGGGCAGGTTAATTCACTGCCTTCTACTCCAACCGGAGGTATATGAGGACCAATTTTATGTAGCTAAGAGTAAACTTCCTTCAGATAATCTTAAGGACATTGTAGATAGAATCTTTAAAGAGCATAATTGTGATGATTTGTCTAACTTTCAAGAAGAAATCTTAAACATTTTAGTAGAAAAGAATCTTTACCAGACATTAAAAACTGATGAACAGAGATTAGCTAAAGTAATTACACCAATTACAATAGACTATCTAAGTGATTTAGTTAATAGTACCGGTAAATCTGTAATTGATCAGAGTACATTTGATAAGTGTAATAGGATTGTGACTAAGTTTAGAGCACATCCTGACGTTATTGAACACTTGGGTCTAGAAATTACAGAGTTTGATTCTGCTAAAGTACATAGAGAAATAGAGGCTTCTTGTGATCTTGTAGATTATCAATTTGGAATCAAGGGTATTCTTGACAGTGTAATAGTAGATGATGTAAATAAAGTAATCAAGATAGCAGATGTTAAAACCACTAGTAAAACCATACCTGAATTTAAAGAGAGTGTGGAGTATTATAACTATTGGATGCAGGCTGCCATGTATGTATTACTTTGTAAGTGCAGCTTTGGTAAACTAGATTATACATATCAGTATTCTTTTGTTGTGGTAGACAAGTATGAGCAGATATATTGCTTCCCTGTGTCTCAATTAACACTGGATGACTGGAATGAAAGATTTAGAAAAGCATTAAATGAAGCACACTATCACTATACCAATAGGGATTATTCACTTCCTTATGAGTATATTGTGAGCAAAATTGTACTATGAAGAAATTACATGATAAATACACACAGAAGTCCAGGATATTTTTATACCCGGCATTAAATATTAGACGTGGAAGTCATATCAAACCCATACAAACTTATATAGCATGGGAAGAAATAATTTCACCAACAGATAGAAAACTAATTTGCGTTTATGATATACAGGATAATGAAGACTATCAGATCTTTGAGAGAGTTAAGTTATTCGGTAATGAGAAGTTTTGTGAGTTTAGGCAAACTCTAGATAACAAGGGTATTTACATATTTACATTTGATGATCAATCTGTTGATTGGGATAATTTTATAAAAGGTAAGTACTCTGAGTTATCAGAGAAAGCTAAAGGAGAGATTGAAAAGTTCTATGGTAAAGATTCTACTACTTATGAGTATGTTATGAGTTACTTATATCCGGAAGACTATTTTGATATCTATGCAGAGCTGCTAGGAGTAAATGTAAATATACTAAAAGGCGTAGGAGAGTTATGTGCTCCCTACAATAAAGAGAAGGAAACTCTTAAAATACCCGTAGAAGATTTGGAAATGAAAGATTTAATTATTTGATTTGTGTTTATGAAAGATAGTATGTTATGTATCAGTTCCGTTTGGAACGGTCAAGATAGCTTTAAGGTTATCCCCTTAATGGAGTCTTGCCCCTATGTAGAAATGATTTATGATCCAGAAGCTAGTATGCTTGTGATCATATCTAAAATTATAAAAGATGCTTACCACATGATTCCTAGAATGGATGATAAAGGTGATGTAGTTTTTGTTAAGAATAGAAAGAATCCTGAAAAAAGTTATGCGGAAGAGAGAAGGCTGGTTGAGTCGTTCCAAGAATATTATGTACACAAAAAAGAAGAAATCAGAGATATTATTGCTAAATTTGCAATGAACGCTGATAGCTTTGATTTTAGTATTCTAGACAAAGAATCAGTAGGAATCACGGGTCCAACTCAAGTTTAGGGTCTTGAGGATTGCCATATAAACCAACAATCAAGGGGGATGTAATAGTCCCCCTTTTTTATCTAAAATTATGAAAAGACATTGGGTAATGGATATAGAAACCATGACAGATTTCTTCTGTGCTGTATTTGAGCACTATAAAGAAGAAGAAGTTATTGAGTTTACTGTATCCTTTGAAAAGAATCAGATTAAAGAACTTGTAGAATTTATCAATGAGAACATCAAGGGTGACGAGTGGCACATTAGCTTTAACGGTCTAGACTTTGATGCTCAAGTGATTCAGTATATAATAGATTACTCTGATCTATTACTTACTCTAAGTTCTAAAGAAATAACAGACAGGCTTTATAAAGTAGCGCAAGACATTATCTTTAGAAAGAATAATGGTGAGTTTGCTTTATACAGTCATAAACAATTGAAAGTCAAGCAGATAGATTTATTTAAACTTAATCACTGGGATAATCCAGCCAAGAGTTCTAGTCTTAAATGGTTAGAGTATACACTTGATTGGCACAATGTAGAGGAGATGCCTATACATCACACTGATAGCATAGATACCGTTGAGAAACAAGAGATGGTACTAAGCTATTGTAAGAATGATGTTAAGTTCACTAAGAAGATTATGGAGTATAGTAAATCCCAAATCTCTCTACGTGGTGCACTTACTAAAGAGTATGGTATTAATCTATACAGTGCTAGTGAGCCAAGGATATCTAAAGAGTTGTTTAAGTATTTCTTATCTAAAGCAACCGGGATCAGTAGTTATGAGCTAAATGGTCTACGTACTAACAGAACATCTATTAAGATTAATGATATCATACTAGACTATGTGAAGTTTAAAACACCGGAGTTACAAGCGCTACTAGATAAGTTTAGAACTATTGAGTTGGACCCCAAAGAAACAAAAGGTGGGTTTGCTCATAGTATAACTTATAAGGGTATGCAGACTGACTTTGGTCTAGGTGGTTTACATGGTGCCAGATCTGGTATTTTTGAAGCAAAGAACGGTATGATAATTATGTCATCAGATGTAGTTAGTTATTATCCTAACCTTGCTATCAAGAATAAATGGGCCCCGGCACATCTTCCTAAAGAAGAATTCTGTGAACAGTATGAGTGGTTCTTTACAGAGCGTAAGAAGATCCCTAAGAAAGATCCAAAGAACTATGTATACAAGATCATCTTGAACAGTACTTATGGCCTTAGCAACGATAAGAATAGCTTTCTGTATGATCCTGAGTTTACTATGCGCATTACTGTTAATGGTCAACTGAGTCTATGTATGTTGTATGAGATGATAGCAGAGAGTATTCCCGGTGCTATTCCTATCATGCAGAATACAGATGGTTTAGAGATGATGATACCTGAACAACATAAAGAACTATATCTCAAGATATGTTCTGAGTGGGAACAAATTACACAGTTATCATTAGAACATGATCAGTACCAGAAGATGATTATAGGTGATGTAAACAACTATATTGGTATAAATACACATAGAGAAGCTGATCAAGAAACTTTAGATTACCTAAAGAAAGATGAGCCCTATTATGTCTATACTGATACTGGTTACTCTCCTGTAAAATGTAAAGGTAGATTTGAGTTTCACAACCTAGCATTACACAAGAATAAATCTTTCTTAATCATCCGGAAAGCATTGTATAATTACTTTGTATTCAACCAGCCTGTAGATAAAACTATTATGGAGTCTAAGAGTATTGTAGATTTCTGTGGTGGTATTAAAGCTAAAGGTGATTGGAAGTTTACAAGTAACTGTATGATACGTGGTGTACTTATCACAGAACCTTTACAAAAGATAGTAAGATATTACATTTCTAACAAAGGTTGTAAGATACTTAAGCGCCATAAAGATGGTAGAATTATACAAGTAGAATCCGGTAGATGGTTACAAACTACACTAAACAAACTAGATAATAAGCAATGGGATGCTTATGATATTAATTATGATTACTATATTAATAATGCAATCCGTGAGATTATGAATGTTTGCCCGGAAAAAATAGCATATCAACAACTAGAACTAAACTTATGATTAATATTGAAAAGCGCCCCGTACTTAAGACAGAAATGTTTGTTCACAATGGTAGTTATATCACTAAAGAATCGTGGGAGGATGAGATAGAATTACTAGCTTATCCTTTCACTACTACTTTAAGAATAGATCATGTCCAACAGTCTGTAACTACTACAACTGTTTGGCAGAATCTTATTCCTATTGATAGTGCTAAACTAGAGGCAGAGATAGATGCTAAAATGAAAAAGATGTATGTCAACCCTGAGTGAAGTTGAAAAACTAAAAACACAGGTACATAACTTACAGCTCAATCTTAAAAGAAAAACTGAACTAGTAAACAAGCTTAAAGAAGCGCATGCATTAGAAGTACAGAAGATAAAGAAAGAGTATGGTAGTAAGTTATTACACTTACGTATTAGTCTTGCTCCTAAAAAAATAAGAGGAGATAACACAATAAATATTTTATGTGATGTGCTTAATTCAATTACCGGAGTTACTGGTAATGATATACTAAGCAAATCCCGTAAAAGAGATCATGTAGTACCAAGGTATGTAATGTGTCACCTTCTTAGATTAGAGGGTAAAACATATCAGTACATTGGTAAACACATAAGTGGTAAACACCACGCAACAATTATACATGCTATAAGAGTTGTAGAAGACTGGATTGAGAATCCAATTTATTATAAGACAGAATTAGATGTTTATAATAAAGCAAAAAATATGTTTGATGATATCAAAAAATAATTATATTTGTATGTCTTCTGAATTTTCATAGTAAGCTGCTCATAAAAGTGTATCAGGATTGACCTGTTTTCTGATACACTTGAGTGGCTTTTTTATTAAACAAAAAAAACAACAAAGCATATGAGCAACTTTAAAAAATTAAGAGGTAGAAGAATACTTCTTAGCAAACCCCACAAAGAAAAAAGCGGTATTGAACTTACTGCTGCACAACAAGCAGAGATTGACGCTGACTTAATGAAAAAATGGACTAATCTTGAAGTATTTGCTGTTGGTGAAGATGTCACCGAAGTAGTAGTTGGAGATAAAGTTTATATTCCTACCATTGTCTTGCAAAACGCAGAGATTATTGAAATGCCTGATGCAGGTATTAAGATTATGGTTGGTGAGCAAGATGTTGCCATCATCTGGTAAAAAGAACTTGAACCCCTCTTGGGATAGTATCCCTTGACTGACCCTCCCCTAAAAAGGAGGGTTTCTTTTTAGTCACTAAATGTTTTGTATACCTCTAGTATAGGCGCAACAATCTTATGTCTATGGTTCTGTAATAGAGCAAATACTTTAAATCCTTCTACATGTTCTTCTATACGTGCTAAGAAACTAAAGCCGGATGTCTTTTTATCTTTAAGATCTATCTGTGCAATGTCTCCACAAACTACCATCTTACTTTCTTTACCAAGTCTACCCAGTATGGCTTCCATCTGTGAATGAGTAACATTCTGGGCCTCATCTACAATGATAAAGTTATTTACAAATGTCCTTCCTCGTACAAAAGCAAATGGTACAATCTCTATGTTTCCTAACTCTATCTCTTTATCTACTTTCTCTTTACTATAAAGAGCATATAGATTATGATAGATAGGTGCTAACCAGGGATCCATTTTTTCTTTAATATCACCGGGTAAGAATCCTATATCTTCTTTAGATACAGTAGGTCTAGTAATAACAATCTTCTCAACCTCTTTGTTAAACAGCATATCAAGCGCAACTTGACAAGCTACAAGAGTCTTACCACTACCGGCCATACCTTTTAATACTGTGATTGGATTATCTAGTATTATAGATTTAGCTCTTTTCTGTTCCTCATTTAAAGTTATCTGAAACTTAATGGGGTTTTTGGGTTTTCTTTTTGCTTTGAAAACCTCATCGTCATATGAGTTTGATGTCATGCTTGTTCTCCGTTGCAGCAAGGTATAGCATTTTGTTTACATACTGGGCATTGATAATGACCATGTACAAAAATATATTCTACCCTACTATTACAAAATACACAATTATCAGAAGTTTTTATGCATGAGAGATTCTTGCACTCCTGATTGTCCGTGGTATTTGCTTCCTGGTTTTTTGTCATAAGTCTGAAGTATTTTACCTGCTACACGCTCAAATTTGATTTGGCATATTTTCATATTGGGATAAATACGTAATGGTTTAACCACACGCATCTCTAATACTAATGAGCCCACAAATCCGGAATCAATAAATCCCGCACAGATATGTATATCTAAACCCAATCTACCTAAACTAGATTTACCCATAACTGTAGCGCAGATATCTTCCTTTACACCAACTGTTTCATTACAGGCGTAAAGATATAATTCACCTGGTTGTAGAACATAACCCTCTTCAGGAATAATAAATTCTTCTACCGGGTTAGGTTTTCTACAGTCTAATGTTTCTGCAACATAGACTTTACACTTAGGATTTAAAGTTAAATCTACAGAGTTTGGATTTAAATACTCACGTTTAAAAGGAGAGATAATGATCATACCTCTCTCGTGTTCCAATAAGATTTCAGAGTCTGCTAATACCATAATGACAAAGATAACAATTATTATCTACCTTGTCCACGATATTTTGACTCAGGAGTAGCTTTTGGTCCTACAGACTTATGAGCTTTTCCTTTTTTCTTATTTGTATTTTTAGGAGCTAAAGTTTTAGCTGAACCTACACTTGCTTTTTTTGATTTTGCTGGTGCTGCCATGATTATGCTTTTGTAAATCCTAATTGATCAAGAGCCCAATTAACTGGATATTCATCATCAGTTCCCCATTGAGCATATGTTTCTTGGTCCATAGTTAAGTTACCATCTAAAATACAAGTACCCGGAATATTCTGTTCCTCTTCATTTTGTACTTCTGTAAACAACTGCCAATAAAAAGTTACAGATGTAGGATTCATTGGGAAGTTTAAAGCTAACAAATTAAAATACTTACCGGTACCTTTAGTTGGAATTACTTCTGGTTGTATTGGTGTCATATATATAATATAATTAATTTATTTTAAAAGCGTTAAAAAATGTCCAATTACCTTGTGGTTCACCATGAATAAATTCTCCAGTAGTACTTGATGTATATCCGGTAAAGGTTATATAATCTGTAGAACCATTCATTTCTATAATAGCACTAGTGGTATGAGTTAATCCTGTATTAGTAGGTAATAAGTCTTGTGCAATACCCACAGTAGCTAAATTTTTAAGAATCTGAATATTAATCTGATTACCTAAAGTACCTATATCCCATCTAACTTGTAAAGTAACAAAGTAAAAACCTGGGACAGTAGGAGTCCATCTCTTAGTACCTGGATTCCACCAACCATTAGGATCAATTTTTGCTGCAAAACCAATAGTTTCTGTAGTATTTTCTGCTACACCTATTGGTGATAGTAATCCGCAGTTTGTGTATGTAGGTGATGTAGTAAGATTTCCTGATATTTTTACATTACCACTAACCTCTAATTTTTCTGTTGGTGTTGTTGTTCCTATACCCAGGTTACCTGCAATATAGTTCTGGGCATCTCCAGATAAATATAAATTATAACGATTTGAAGCAGCAGATAATGTACTAGTAAATGCTTTAATGGTTGCATTTGTTTCACTTACGATTGTTGGTATGAAGGTATAACCTTGTAAGTCAACTGTACCTCCTGTAATATTTATACTTCCTGCTACAACAAAATAACGGTTAGTGTTTGAAACTGCTTGATTATTACCATTATACTCAAGTATAAGACCATTTTCTTGTCCTCCTATTGTAGTATTATAAGAACGTGAATTATAGTTATTTGTTACTATTGCACCAGTTGATACAAAATAACCGTTTACATAAATGGCTCTTTGGTTTGAAGCACTTGCACCTAATACTAGAGAACCACCCGCAGGAACAGATCCTGTAATTACACCTTGTATTCTTGCGCTACCTGCTACATCTAACTTATAACCAGCATCAGTTGATGGACTTGCTCCCACATAGACATTACCTGTAGTTGGCCAAACAGTAATACCACTGTACAACGTTGTGTATAATCCCAAGTATCCAGCCCCAGGGTTATTAAATAGTAAGTTATTTCCTACCGCCCAGATTTGTCCTCTTAAACTTTGTGATGTTGGACTCGGTCCTACATACATTTGAAAGTATACACCACTGCTGCCACCTATTGCCATTGTGGTATACCCCGAATTTACTGATGCCGATTGGGTATTAATTATTACATCACCACTAGTTGTCTCTATTGCTCTGTGAGTAGTTCCTGTAAGAGAGGTAAGAGTTGGGTTGTAGTATAATCCTCTAAAAATACCCGAGTAAGTTCCTGAGTTGTTTATAGTAGGGGATACAGTTAATGTATTGAATGTGGCTGTTCCACTAGACATAAGAGATTGTCCTGTAACAGCAAATGTACCTGCTACTCCACTTGTCGGATTATAGTGAACAGGACCACGCATTGTGATATATGTAGTTGGATTCCCTACACTATTTGCACTAGATATAGTCCCCCCTCCTTGAGCATCTAATAATAAAGTTACTCCTCCAATTTTTACTCCAAGATAATCTACTGTAAGTCCTTGTGTAAAACGTACTGAACCTGCCACATCTAACTTATATCCTGCATCGGTAGTAGTGCCTATGAGGACGTTTTGAGTTGGTGTTAATGTCATCAAAGCAGTTGCGGAAGCCCAACTTCCTGTTGCAACGGCAAATGAAAGTGGTTGTGCTGTAGCAGTCCCGTCTGTACTTGTAGTTATTAGGTGTTTATTTGCTGCTGGACCAGCCGAAGCTCCCCCACCAATAAACAATAATGAGTTATTATTTACAGTTGAAGACTTACCAAATTGAAAATTATAAGCATAACCTGTAGGAGTTCCAGATGGACCAAAACCTGCACTTATACCCTGCCCTGCTGTTAATGCAACCACATTAAAATAATTTAATCCAAACCCACTAAATGTACTAACAGCAACACTACTTCCCAAATTAAATGAACCTACAGTAATAGAATTAGTAGTAGTGTTCCCTGCTGTGGTTACTTGTGCTAGGGTTGGGGTAGCAGTTGATATAGTCCAGGATCTATTTGCTGATAGATCTTGAGTAACACCATTGATTGTTAATGTTCTTGCTTGTGTAACCGGAGTATAGCCTAATGCTGAAACAACATCAGCTGATAATAAAGTTACATCGCCTGTTCTTGTGTTAAAAGAAGTTACACCGGCAAGTATACTAGATTGATTTAATGTAGCAGCAAGATACCGGAGATGAGTTGCATTTCTTCTATATTGCATCTCTCTTGTGGCCCGATACTGTTGTTCAGTTTCATTGGCCCACAGGTTTAATTCTGCAGATAATACATCTAGTTTTAACATTACTTAATCCCTTATATATAATTTACAGCATTTTTCAGGGATTGCTGCATAGTCTTGTAAAAAACCTTCTTATTATGGGGTATAGCTGATACCTCTACTAGCATAGCATTTACATACATTGTCTTAGTAGACTCACCCATATATGATTTACCGTTTATTGTTACTTTAGTTGTGATAATATATTTGCGCTGTAAAAATTGTAAGCCAATTATATTAATCATTTGTTCTGGCATAGCAATAGATACAATTTCTCCAGTAACAATACTTCCACTATCACATAAAGAATACTTATCTGCAATCAATTCTTCTAGTGTAGCCTTAGCTCCAAATTCTACGGGTCTGTCTAATAGAAATTTTATAGTAGCAGTGTTAGATACAGTGTCAACTTTGTAACATTGAGCACTAAGAGAAGCCACCATAGTGACTAGAAACGAGAGTATAAATAGTTTTTTCATGATTAATAAGTTACTGCTCCAGCATAACCGGGAGCTATTAGATATAGATTTAAAGTTCCTCCTGAAGTTAAAGTGGTTGTAGTATGTGTAGATACTCCGGGATAAGCAGCACGTACATTACTAGTTGCTGCTTTGATAGCATTATACTGTGCAGTTGTAAATATTCTTACATCCGGTGCTGTTCTCCATCTAGAAAACCTACCAGCTTTCCTTGCAGCTACGTAGTACTTATCTGCTACTGAGATTATCCCATCATCATTTACATCAAACATGTGGAAAGATAAACCATTCCTGGTAGTTTTTCCTAATACTATATTAGATACAGCTTGTATATCAGAAGTAGTATAAGCTTGTACTCTAGTAGGAGCACTTATCTCTATGTAGTATTCTTTAGACGGGTCATAAGCTTCAGATATAGAATAGTAACCCGAAGAGTTAGTATATATAGTCTTATACAGTGCCCAAGAAGAAGTAGTTACTACATAGTTAAACTCAAGTACGTAAGGTAATGAAACATTGTTAGGTAAGTCATTCCATTTACCGTTAGATACAAACTGTACATAGTCTTCATTACCTGCGTTATTAGGTTCTCCTGAGTTCCAGTTTTTATAAGAATAAGTTTCTCCTGTTACCCATCTCCAAGTACCCTCAGTTACTTCATCTGTTAATCCTATCCATCCTGAAGGCCATATATTAAATATAAAACTTTGTTCTGCTGCAGTAGTAATAGTTACTAGATAACCGCCCATAGCTGCACAGTTAGATCTAGCAGTAGTCCATGTAGCAGTTCCTGTAGAACGGTAATAAGAGTGTCCGTTATAGTTCTGCTGATTAGTAAAGCCTGTAATAGTTGAGTTGGTTCTTCTATATAGTTTTATAGCAACATTGTTTGCTCCAGATCCATTAGCATTATACAGATATCCGGAATATGTAAACTGAGCAGAGAGTTTCTGCGCTAGTAAAAACAATAAAAGAACCAAATATCTCATAGTAATAGTTTAGCACCTAGAAGCATTTGATAGTTTAAAATGTTTTGCCCGGCTATATATGTTCCGCCTCCTGTAATACCTAAGCCAAAAGTCTTAGTCATCTTGTAGGTAAAGTTAAAGAAAGGAATCATAATAGGCTTAGCTTCAAATAAAGACTCTGTGTAATACTTAGAGTATGGAGAGTAGATACCAGCCATAATAACCGTAGCGTCTATGTGTTTGGTAAGTTTACCCTTATACATAAAACCGGCTATAGCAATTGTAGATATCATTTCTTCACCATACAATTTACCATATGTACCGGCACCTCCATAGAGCGCAGTAAAATTCTTAACTGAATTAACTCTTACAAATAGAAGAGTGTTTGACATAGACTTAGGCATTACACTAAGTCCATTGGATATAACATTGATATGTTTGTGACCTTTGCTATTAGCTCCTATCCAAGAGCGTAATAAAGATATGTTTGCTATCTTAGCATTTAGCATATAATCTACAGAGCCACCTAATGAAGAAGTACCATCCCCTTTTACTCTTGTAAAGGACATAGTACCTCTTGCATCTTGAGCACCATCATCTGCTTTTTGTATACCTACTATATCCCCGGTAACAAGAATAGCAGGTTTAGCAACCTCAGCTTTTGCTTTGCTGGCTGCCTTTGCTGTACTAGAAGACTGAGTCTTTTGTTGCTCAGTTTTAGTATCTTCTATTTTTTGTTCTGTGGGTTTCTCGGTTTGTACTTCCGTTTTTTCTTCGGTTTTACCACCACTTCCTCCTCCACCTTGGGAGCTTCCACTACTTCCACTACTGCTTCCACTACCACTGGAGCTACCACTGGAGTTTCCTCCACTACTGGAGCCTGAACTGGAGCTGTTGCTTCCACCATCACTTCCTGGGCTGCTCGGATTATCTCCTGAGCTTCCTGTTCCTTGAGTTGGTTCTCCTCCTTCCGGAGTTTTAGAATCTGGATTATCACTATTGCTACTAGTGCTACCAGGCCGATTACTACTACTTGATCCATTGTCATTTTTATTATTGGTTTTGATTGTTCCTATGTTTGTACCTGAAGAGGTGCTAGATCCAACATCTACATTAACACTACCTACATTTGAAATAGCACTTAGATTCATGACATTGTTTACAATGTTTAAAGTGGTATTTGTTGTAGTAGTTGTAGTAGTTGTTACTGCAACTCCTTGACAGGGTGATGTATTTTTATACTTCAAATATACACTATTTATCCAATTATCAAAAGTTCCGTCTTGTAACTCTGTATAGGAGAAAGTTTTTACTTGTCCGTAGTAAGCAATTACTATAGGACTAGACATGTTTGCATTAATGAATTTTAACTCCTGTGTGCATGGGTCCTTAAACGAATACAAAAAGCTCTGTCCTTTGAGAGACAGAGCCATCATGAATAGAATTAATATTTTAGTTTTTAAACACACCTGACTTAATGAGATTTTGAATCACATTAGTACAAGCAGTTTCAAGAGACTTTCTAGTAGCTTTACCTACAGTGCTTTGAGAGAATTTGATGTTATCTAAAGATTTTAAGAATGATTCACCAGTTTTTGTTGACTCACCTTCACCAGATCCAATATAGATTTGCCCTGTCTTAGCATCAACAAACCTAACTTGTAAACGTATGAAGGTAGTAACAACAACCTTTGACTTAAGGCCATCAACTTGCTCGTCTTCATCAACAGCAAAATCAGCCACAGTAACGTAAACAAAGTAGTGAGCAGGCTTAATCTTACCTTTCCCATCAATTGGTTCATCAAATACACCTTTCTTTGAAGCTTTGAATTGAGCAACCATTCTTTCTTTAATCTCTGACTTCTCTTCTGTGAATATAAATCTATTTGTTTCATCTAAATAATCTAGAACTGATTCAGCAAACCCAAGACCTACGTTCTTCTCTTGTAAACCAGGATATAAACTTAGGACTTTTGTCATGTCTACATTAACCACCTGTACTGTTTTCTTAATAGAATCAGTATAACCGGAAACAGTAGAGATATTTTTTACCTCTACTGGCTCATCATCTGTAGTAGTTTTCATACTACCACAACCAGCTAATGTCATAACCACTAAAGTCATGAACCCATTAAACCATTTTTTTACCACGGATCTTCTTCTTTAGGTTCAGGCTTAGCAGCAGGAGCAGGAGTAGCAGCTGGCTTCTCAATAACACGCTCTTTAATAATTGTGTTAGTACCACCTGCAGATTGTTTCTGCTGATTAGTGTTGTTGTTCTCTAGATTCAAGTTAATCACAGGAGCAGCAGCGGGTGCTTGTTCTGTTTTAGCTTCTTCTTTGGGTTCTTCACCGCCACCAAAGTGAGTGGCAAACCATGCACCTCCTGCAGTTACAGCAGTGGTTACTGCGCCAATGATAGCTTTCTTAGTAGCTGACATTACGCTTTCTTCTTGTTCTTCAGACATATTATTATTTATTAATTTTCTTCTTTTTTACTATACTTAGCTGCTAAAACTTCTGGAGTATCATCTTCCTCATCCACCTTAGCTATTAACATTTTATCTCTGTCTTCTGAGTTAAACCAGTAGTCAACTACTTTGTTCAAGTTACCTACAAATGCTCCAAAAAGAATAAGTAACATTTCTTTCCAAGACTCTGCAATCTCTACTCCAAAGAATACAGCAGAGTTAATACCAAGGATGATAAAGAAGAACAAACCTAATACAATGGCTGTAATTTTCCAACGGTTGGCTTGCATTTGTTGTAGCATGTAATAGAATCTATTATTAGAATCTACTGCTACGGGTTCTGCTTGGTTAAGACCAAGTGCTTTTTTAATGTTCATTTTTGTACTATTATTTTAGAGTGAAGTGATTCTGTATCTGTAGTTACAGATAGTACATAAATACCATCAGCTAAACTATCTAGTTTGGCCATGTATTTATACTTGCCGGCTGGCATGTTTTCTTTTAACAATGTTTGAATGCGTCTTCCTACTTCATCAGAGATAGACATATCTACATATCCATCTTCTTTAATTCTAAACTGTACCTGTACATCACCTTCTGTAGGGTTAGGGAATACTATAATAGAATTTAAATCATTCAGGGAAATAGTTCCCTTGTTAATTCTACGTACTTCAATTACTCCCATAGCCGGGGTGATATTCATGTCTTTAGAGTTCTTATCTCCTACATACTTAGCACCTGTCCATAAAGCTGCAGTAGCCCAAGAGTCTTGTGGCTTCTTAGCAATAAACTGAAGAGTGAATACTTGCTCTCCGTCATTAAGCATGTTCTCATTAGTTAAGTCGGCACCTCCCCAAGAGATAGTACCGTTAGAAGGATTCAAGTAAGAAGTCCATTTCATGATCTTCTCGGTGTTTTCTACTTTCTTAAACTCTAAGTAAGCAGTATCATAACGTAAGTCTAACTGCAATGCGCCTAAGTTTTTAGCATCAGTTAAAACTTTAACTGGTACATTAACTAAGTTACCTTCATCTACGGTTACTTTAGGCATGTTGATCTCAATAGTCTCTGCAGGGAAATCATACTGAACAGTTTCATCTATGATATATTTCTTAGCATTAGCAGGGTTAACAATCTTGATGGGTGTTAAACGGGCCATTTTAAATCCGGTAGAGTTAGCATCACCTTTAACAGCTACATAGTAAGTGATAGAGTCTTTACCATCTACAGAGTAGATAAAGTTAGTCTCACCAGTATAAGTACCAGTATAGTTTGTACTTGAACCGTTAATAGCATTGTACTCAGCTACAGTAAAGAATAAGATGTCTTTCTTAGAGTTAGGCCAAGCAGTGAATCTTCCGGCAAGTCTTCCGTATACAGAGTATACATCAGCAATAGTAATATTACCATCTGATCCGTTTACATCCATGGTATAGTAATCAAAACCGGCAGGACTATACTGAGCTAAAATAGCTTGGTTAATCTTCTGCGCATCTGCAGTAGAGAATACATTACCTGGAGTCATTGTATCACCCTTAACTACCATTCTTACATCCCAGTAAGTAGTATCCAAGAATTTTTTAAACACTACATGTCCCAAAGAGTTAGTAGTTTTAGCTTCTATTTGAGACCAGCTTGAAGAACCTTTAGCTCTTTTCTCTAAAGATACCCAAAGGAATTTAGCATCTGATCCTGTAACGTTCTTAAACTTAGCCGCAAATCTTAATACCTTCTGATTGAAGCGACCACCATAAGAGTAAACTACCAAGGTAGTATCATTACCCCAGCTAGTAGCAGCTTTGTTTGAGAAAGATTGTACACCTGAAATCTTAAGAGTCTTGATAGAATCTAATGTATTCCATACAGACTCTGCAGCATGTGTAAACGTAAGATCAAATGTAGCTCCGTTAGAGTAGTTAAATGTAGAACTAGATCCGGTATAAGCTACGGTAACTGTTAAGTGACCATTAGTGTTGTCATCTACATATTGCAAATACTGATCTGAAGAAGAGATTTTTAAACTAGGTACTACTGCAGTGAAAGCAGTTTTGTCATAGAATACTCTGTACTGCATACCGGTAATGTTCTCGGATGTAGAAGTATTATAGAAGTAAAGTGGAGCTACAGTCTGTCCGGCAGAAGATGTAGCAACTTGATAACCTGAATCAATCACAACCCAGTGACCTGTGCCTGGACTTGTGCTAGCACTTTGTGCATAGGTTACTACTGCAAACAAAGTTGTTACTAATGAGGAGAATAATTTTTTCATTTTTTTATGTTATTTATAGCGTGTTCTGTGAGCCAAGGCTCTGGATTTTCTAATTTACTTATGAAGCTTAATTCATACATATAGCAAAATGTCTCTTCTTTTTCGGGTATAAGTGCTATACCCAGTTTGGCTATATACAAGTGGAGACTCTCATGTATTAGCACTACAGCAATATTGTTTATAGAGTTTAGTTTAATGTCATCTACAGCTATGTAAATATGTCCCAAACCATTCTCTAATAAACATGAAGAGTAGGGACTAATCATAAAAGATACCTGATGACAGTTTGTATCAAGCAGCTTATACTTAGCTATGTCTACTCTCTTTATAAGTTGAATTGCTGAATCAACTTTTAAATCCCAACCGTCCCCTGCTTTGTCAATTTTCATCTGACCAAAACAAGGGACGGCTAAGAATAATAAGAGGTTAACTAATAACCCCCTCATAATTTATTTAATGTCTTTAGACTCAATAAGAGTATAAGTGAAAGAGTTACCACCCAATGCCGCAGCCTTCTTACAGATAACCATGAATGCATCAAAGTCAGCAGACTTCTTAAACACTTGGCAACCTTCTGACCAGTTTTCAACGTAGGTAGAGTCTGCACCAGCTTTATGAATATTAATACCGAAGATGCCTTCTTGTATCTTGGACTCGTCATAGTTCATGTCTTTGTTAGCATCACGGTAAACTTTAACGTTAGCCTTTTGCTTAAGGGCCTCATACTTACCTTGGTGCAATCCTACATGGTGTGAACCTGAGTATTGACCAGGTACCAAACGTGCAACACCTGCAGCGTTATGGAATTCTTTAACACCCTTAGTTCCTGGATCTGTAGTAGCAGGCCAGATTTTAAATTTCCACTCACCACCTTCTTTGTAAGAAATAGTTAAGTGATCATCAAATACATTAGTTACTTTAGTACCGGTAGAAGAGTTACGTACACCAATAATGTTTACGTTAAATTCTCCATTCTCAAAGTACTTGTAACCTTTGGCTTTCATAGCCGCTTCAATTTGTTCTCTTGTATAGCTCATAATTGTTTATAGTTTATAGTTTATAGTAGATAATTCCAGTTAGTCTTGCTTTTAACTTTTCCTTGGCAGTAAGATCTTAACTTGTTGTAACTTATTTCAGTAATCTCTGAAGCAATTCTGAGATTCTCATAAATCTCTCCTGTTTCAGTATTGATTACTTGTTTAGACTTAGGATTATCTGCACCAAGTCTTACTGAATGTTTTCTATTCTTAAAAGCTTCAGAGTTCTTTAAAGACTCTTTTATCTTAAGTTTAGTTTCTTCTGTAAGGGTGCTACCTAATCTACTCTGTCTAAGTTTTTCTTTTGTTTCCTCAGAATGATTCTTTCCATAAAAGTGGTTCTTTTTTCCCACTCTTAATTTAGCTACTTCAGATAGATTCTTACGCATAGATTCTGGTAAAGATTTTCCTGTCCAGTATCCAACTTCATGTCTCCAACCTAAAGTACCTTGACCTCCATCAGTCCAATTAACAAGAGTACCTCCACAAGTATCTATTCTGCCATACATACTTATCAGTTCTATTTCTTTAGCACAAGCTTCTTCAAAAGACAAATCATCTAACATAATTTCTACTCTATACCCAGAGTTTTTTACAACATTATGCCAGTGTTGATTTCTACTTTTAGTTTGGTGTGCTCTAGAATAATTAGAATCTGTACCTAATCCAATATAGAAAGGTACATTTTTATCTAACCTGATATGTCTGTAGACATAAGCCATTTTTATTCAGCAGACTCTCCTTCCTTCTTTTTCATAATTTTTTCTGCACTTGTCAAAGAAAGACAACCAAAAGCCAACAATGCAACTGCATCCACCAAAGGAACAGAGGGAGCAAAGTGTGCTTCAGTAAAAGAGTTAGCGTACAATGTAGCGCATAGAGTTAAAGTGCAGACTAAGCCACACAGGCGTTTCATGGAAACAGAGCCTTTTTCATCCTTGAATAGGCCGCCAATAAAGTTTAATAGTTTCATACGGTATTTGTTTTTTACCGCAGTTAATTCGGGATGCAGCCCTAGATGGTTTTTAGGTACTACATATATAATATACGAAATTATCTTCTAGTTTGGAACTCTACACCTTTCAAAGCTTTAACTGGATCAACTTGATTACCAGTGAATCCAAATAAATATCCAAGATCATTGAAGATTTTAGGTGCATTTTCTTTTTGCCAAGAATAAGGTCCTACATCTCTAGTATAATAAGCACGGTTATCATTAGTAAGTAAGTGCATTAAGTTTACACCTACGTCTTTATACTTATCTACTACAGGGCCCAATGTTGGAGCGCCTCCTGAGTAAACTAAACCAACGTATTCCCTAGGATTTAAGAAAGTAATAGTTTCCTGTCTTGTTCCAAGTGCTACAACTAAACCGTGGTTAACTAACCAACCACCGGCATTAAAGTCATCTGATAATAAATCACCACTTCTTTCACGCATCTTTTCAAATCTATCTTCATCATCTGGATCATATCCAAATAGATAAGCAATCATAAGAGCTAGTAATGTAATACTTATACCTTCAGTTAATACTTTCTTAGTTGCATAGGTTTCATTATCAGTCATATACATGTTACCAGAAGAAGCTCTAGAAACAAAGTCTTTTAAGAATATAGCAAATGATCTATAATAACCTTCAGTCATATTACCAGTACGCTGAGAATATCTTAAAGGACTAAATCTGTTTACAAACATCCTTGTAAAGAAACGTCTTAGTCCTGAGAACATCCGCCATACTGCATATCTATCAAGCATTACTTTATCCATTAATGAATAAGCACCTTGTAGGTTGTTACTAGTTTCCTGTATGCTATTACGCATTAATTTAAACTCTTCACCACCCGGAGCATAAGTCTCATCAATACCTGGTTTTAATTTAATAATTCCCTGACCATCTTTTTCCCAAGCATCTATGTAATTGATCATATTAGTTTGGCCATTAATAGTCTGTGGTACTTTTTTAAAGATCATCATACCGGCAAACAAAGAAAGTGTTCCTTCATTTTCTAACCACTTTCTAGGCGCAGTAGATACACCATTAGATCTACTCTTACCAGCACCTAGCATAAGACTATCAGCTAAATCAGTACCAATTGATCTACCAAACTCAGCACCAAAACGTTCTTGGAATCTACCTTTAATAGGATCAAAGATCTCAACTAATTGATAATCAATACTTTTCTCACCAGGATTATAAATATTAGCTGAGATATCAGTCATTATTTTTAATGCTCTACTCTGACCTTGTAAGTAAGAACGCTTGTTAAGATACTTACCACCACCTGATTCAATGATCATCTGTGTAACAGCACCACCAAAGTTTTTAAATGCTGATGGTAAAACATTAAATGCAAACATTGCAAAAGTAGACTGTGATTGTAAAATATCTACAGCTTTACTTAAGCTAGTTGGTTCTGATAACCAACCAACTCTAGTTTGACCTTTAAACTCTCTTTCAATTAAAGTATTAATTGCTTCAGCTCTTACATTCTTTCCTTTCTTAGGTAGATAAGATTTGATATTATTAGTTGCCCAGTTGTATCCATTTACCTTAGAAGTATCTTTAATAGTATTTTCAGGATTAGATACAACTTTCTGTAAAGCTTGAGCTATTGGATTTAATTCAATAAGCTTTTTCTGGTGTTCTAATGAGAACATGTACTGCAACATAGAGTATGGTACATTTAATGATACCTGATCTACATCTAACTTATACAATCCTTTTACTGGAATAGAAGAAATCTCTTCATCAAACATGTCTGCTCTTACTAAGTTAAATGAATCTTCATAGTTAAAGCCTTGATCAAAATCATCCTCTGTTTTAGTAACAGAATCTTTTACTTGTTTGATAAAGGTTTTAACTTTAGCAGCACTTCTATTTAAACTACCACCTACTAATTCGCTCTTAAGCTTTCTGAATCTAGGTACATCTAAGTACAGTTTTCCATACTTAGTTTTATCTTCCTGGAATAACAATGTATACTTTACAATTGTATCAAGGACTTTTGCCTTTGCCGGACTATTCTTTTTAAGATCAAAGTAAGCTTTGTTAATATAGGAATCATCTTTAGCACCTTGTGCCATTGTACGTGGTAACCAGTTACCTCTATTATCTACATGTACACCTACTTGACGCTCTACTTTATCAGTTGCTTTATTATAGCCGGTTCTGTATTGTTTTTTAACAGCTCTTCTGTAGAAGTCTATCTTTGGTATTTTATCTAAAGTAACTTCAGTAATCTCACCGGTAGATGGATTTACATCATTGTACTTATAAGTATTGTAATCTTCTTCATTAGCTGGTTGAGTTACACTCCAAACATATAATCTTTCATAAACTCTCTCTTCTTTCTTAGTCTTATAGTTATACCTCTCAGTCATAATGTGGTTTGCTAAAAACCATTCTTTAAACTCAGGACTAGCTTTAAAATACTTAGATAAGAAACCAGGCTTTAAAAAGTTATCATAGTTATCTATGTTGATTTCTGATACAGAGAAGTTTGCAAGTTTAGTTTGATCAATAGCCTCTAACTTAGTATTGAAAACACTAAAGTAATCATCTGTAGGAGATTTATATTGCATATCTGCTAACTCACTATACAATCGCTTTAAAGCTTTTTGTGTAAGTGCATCTACACCATTTTCACCTTTGATGTTATCTAACTCTTTAAACTCTTCTTTATCTTTTATACTAGCTCTTTTGCTCTTGATTAGTTTTGCAAGCTCTAGATATCTTTCAAACTGCAATTTACTTAAACCACTAAATGTGGCCATGTTATTCTTAATCTTTAAGATCTCTTCTTGAAGTTCTTTAATCCGTTTAAGTCTTTCTTCAGACATCTCTGATCCTACAGGTTGACCATCATCATCTCTAAAACCAATAACAATATCAATTAACTCTTCCCATAACTTTCCTTGTTCAACTTTACTAGCAACATTTGCAGGAAGTGTATCAGTAATAGCTTTAATCTTTGTTAAGATAGCTTGCTTCTTATCATAGAACTCTGACTTAATAGAAACTCTTGTATTAGCATCTATCCAGTCATTGACATTATCTTTAAACTCTTCAGAGTCTACGGTAAGACCTTGATCTAATAAGTCTTGTTTAAACTGATTTAATTTAAACTCAAATAAACCGGTTATCTCTTTCCATTCATAGAACTTTCTAGACTCATCTCTATACTGCTTTTCAATCTTAGCCATCTCTAACTCATCACCAGTTTTTAATTTACCGGCTTCATCACGCAGAGAAGCTAACTGACTATACTTCTTCCAAAGTATTTTCTTTTCTTCAAATGCATCTTCCTCTGTAAGATCTTCAAATACTCTCTGATCTATATCAGCAATATCAGCTAAGATGTCTTGCTTTCTTTGATAGATAACAGAACCTAATTCAGAATCATAGATCTTTTCTTTAGTATAAAACTCAGGTACAAACTCATCATGCATATAGTCACGAGAGAATTGTCTGAACTGCTTATTAAGTAATCTAGCTTTTTCTATATCACCAAGTCTCTTAGCATCTTCAATATCAAATTGAAACTGACTAATAACTTTTTCAAAAGCTTTAAATGGATTAAGTAATACTAACTTCTTAAATGTTTTAGCGTTACCATCTCTATCACGTATAACTACTTCTTCTTCAAAGGTTAGTTCTTGCATTAGCTCAGATATATTCTTATCAGAGTATCCTGCTTCTTTTAATGCAGGTAAAAGATCATTCAAGAAATCATCCTTATTCTTCTTAGCTTTTAATTCTACATCTGTATATGCATTATCTAAAAATACAGAGAAGCTTGATATGATAGGATCTGGTGAGCTGGCAAAACTTTCTACATATGCAGATAAAGCATTTACATCACCACGCATACCTGATAAGTAATCATCAATTGTAGCACGGTTTAGTTTTAATCTTTCCCACTCTGCTTTTACTTTCTCTATTTCTCTTTGAGGAGCATTCTTAGATTTAAGAAGATCAAGTTTATCAGTAAAGTATTTATCTACGTTTTTAGCTAGTGGTTCTATCTGTTCTGTTAAAATTCCACCAACACCTTTCTTATAGATATTATTAATAAGTCTATCGGCTTGTTCTGCTTTCTTAGACATTCTAGAAAACAATGCAAATAAAGAACTATCTGTACGTAATCCAGAATCTGTTAAACCATTAATAGTCTCTTGTATAAACTTGTTCCAGTTACGTAATAAGATATCATAGTAGAAAGTCTGATTGATAACCTCTTTTGTATCAGACATACTTTGCATATCTGAAAGCTTATCAACTATTCTATCTAATAATACATCTGTTTGTAATGAGCTTCTTACAAGTGAAACAATCTGTTTTTCTCTCTTATCTATATCATCCTTAAATTTCTTTACTTTGTCATCTACTGTAGTGGTTTCAGCAACACGTAAATTATCTACAATATCTTTAAGTATAGAACGTCCAGACTCAGTTGTAATGGTATCTACAAAGTCAGAATAGTTTTTATTAGTTCTAATTCTGCTTAATTGAGATTTAGAATTAGAAAAGAATCTATTGACTACTTGTACAAGGGCATCAGTATTTACTTTATCTAAATCAGCATAAAGAGTTTTATTATTCTTTGAGTATAAAACTAGATCTTGTGGTGTAATAACTTCAGTTGTAAGAATAAAGTTCTCACCAACTAACATATCTGCTAATTGATCTAATGTAGTATCTACAGATAACTTTTCAACCTTAACACCTTTACCAAATACTTTTCTTATTAACTGCTTAATTGCAAATAATAGATTAGAAATAAAAGAATTAAATCCGGTGCTAGAAGATATCTTATTAGCTTTTTGTACAGCTGCTTGTTCTAAAGCTCTTACAAATACTTCCTGGGCAAAGTTTGGATCAGTTATAGCATATTCAGGATATAATTCAGTAACCGTATTTACAATTGCTGCACCTTCTTCAGTACTGATAATCTGATTATATAGATTATTAAATAAATCATAATTGTTTAAGTATAAACTTCTAACAATTGGGTGAGCATATTCATGTAATACTTGATTTAATTTAAATCCATTCTCAATAAAGTATACAGTATCTTGATAATAGAAAGCTGGTTCACCATTCCAGGGAGCAGTTGTATCTTTTGTAAGCTCAGAAGCTTTTTCAGGAGATATCATTTTATAATTGATACCTGTCTGAGCTGCTAGATTATTAGCAAACTTAGTTGCTATCTCTTGAGCTTTAGCTGTTTCTTGTATTTCTACAGAAGGAAATAAGCTATTTAAAAAGTCTTCATCACCAACACGGTAATACTCCGGACTTTCTTCAGTTATATCATTATTCTTTTTATATACTTCCCAATAATGATCTACAACATACTTAGGTGGATTAACAAATACTCTAGAGTCACCATCCCAAGTAATAAACTCAGCCATATTTGTTCTCCAATATTGGTTTAATTCTAATACAGCTTTTGCAATAGCTGCAGAACCTACTTGTGTATTACCTTCGGCATTTACATAAAATGTACTTAAACTATCAGTTGGAGATAAAAATTGACCAACCTCTTTAGCTAATGCTTTCTTGTACGTTTTTAATACGTCATTTTGTATATCTAATCTACACTTACTCATAACTAGCAACTATCATTTGTTTTATCTTCAACTTCTGGATATCCTAAAGGGGCATACGTATTAACTGGTTTTGCATTCTCATCAATTATAGTAGCATCTGTTTCTTCTACAATGATATCATTTTGATCAGAAGCAATTTCTAAATCTTCTTCAAAGATTTGATTAATAGGTTGTACAGAATAAATATACTCCATAAAGTCAGGATCTTGTGCAAAAACAGGATTTAAATATCCAAAGTTATAGTATAATTCCTTAGATAACTCCATGTATGCATTACGATCTATGTTAGGATCATCATTAAAAATACCATAACCATCTTGATTAAACAATAATGTCTTACCAGCTTCATACATTTCTAGAAGTTGTGCAATACTATCTTGTACAAGTTTAATGTTATCAGCAGCATTAGCAGAATTTAAATACTGAGGTTTACCTACATAAGATTCAAATATTGGTAATGGTATAGTTGTACCAGTTACTTTATTTGTATTACCCATATAAGTATCAGAAGCAATAACATTAGTACCGCTACCATCTTTAGCTCCATTGTATACACCAATAAGTCCGGGGTATTTATTTATGTAACCAATAATACCCATCTTATTATACTTAAATGTATATATTCTAGGAGTCATGGTACTAGCTGTTCCTTCTGGAAGTTTTGGAATAGGATCACCCATCTTGCTAATAACGCTATCTATAACATAGTTTTTAAATCTATACTTGATATTATTCTTTCTAGAGTTTTGCTTTTCAAATACCTGGTTATATCTATACAATGCAGTATTACCATTATCACCTTCAATCACTTTAGTAAACTCTTCAATATTAGTTTTAATAATATCTTTAAAGTTATTACTAGAAAGAATAGGTACAAATGATAAGTATGATGAATTCATACCAGACTGCATAAATCCGTATACAGATAATTTTTGGAAGAACTCTGAAATCTCTCTGTTAAGCATTGGGTCAGAAACTTTATTTACTGTAACATCTGATAACTCTTCAAACTCTGCATTTAAAGATGCTAAGAAATCTGGATCTTTAACATCACCGGTTAAACGTAAATTCTTAATAACTGTGTTTTTACCAGCAGTCTTAATTGCTTGTGAATCATAAACTAAGTAATTGAATAACAAATACTTATCTTCTCCTACAATAGATTTTATAGCTTCATATTTATCTGGAAAACTATTACTTCCAAAGAACATAGTCTTAAGATTGTATATGTTTGCTAAAGCATCATCAACTAAAGAGCTTTCATATAGATCATCAGCTAAATCACCTTGCTCTCTTGTACCTCTTAGATATTCTCTTTCAAGTACAAATGCAGCATATTGCTTTTCAGAAGTAAACAAAGGAATTACATCAGTGCGCCTATCTCCAGGTAATTTAGCTAAACCAGTTTCTTCATATGATGCTTTAGAATAAGTCTTCTTATTATACTCATCACGTAGCTTGGCTCTATCAATGTATATAACACCATCTAAGTAAACAGCACTTCTTTTAAGACCTCTTACTTTTTCTACTGCAATAGAATCGCTAACACTATATCCTTTGTAATCTTTAACAGTGTTAATATTTACACTACCAATACTGTTCTGTATGATAAACTGCAACAGATCATTTCTAAACAACTCTACAAACTTTTCTACATCACCATAGGTTTCATAGATTTCATTGTAGTTAGTATTAATAAGATCAGTTAAGTAACCATTTATTTTATCACTAGCTCTCAGCGGAAAATAATCTTTAAATAGATTTAAGATATAATCCTGAATAAAGAATGGTGCAATAGATGATTGCTCTTGTATTTTCTTTACAACTTCTTCTGGAAGTCTAGCACCACCTTCTAAATCTTCTAACTTAGTAATTCTACTCTTAGCTTGGAATAAGTTACCTGACTTCTTTGTATCTACGTTAGTAGAAGAAGAAATCTCTCTCATTACTTTAGATTGATCTTCCATCTCTAAGAAATGTAAGAATGATAATTTAGCTAGAGGACTTTTAGTATCATAATTTTCTACTATGTCTTTTACGTTCTTATCAGATAATGCAAATACATTATATGCTTTAACCATAATGTCTACAGCAGGAGTTATAGATTTTCTACCACCTAATGGATTTTTTCCACTGTTTGCTTGATACAATTGCTTAAGTAAGAAAGGGTCCTTTATTAATTTTTTAAGTTGTGCTTTATGATCTGCATCAAAAATACCATACTTATTAATTATATAATTCTTTGCTTTATACTTTAAGAATCCAGCACCTTTAGCACTATCTTCAGTTGTATCTAAAGACTTGCTATACATTCCGTTTAATACTCTATACGTAGAAATATAATCCCGGATCATAGGTTGAGATAAGAAATAAGCAGCAGTCTCTACATTAACACCGGCTTGTAACATATATAACAATACTGGTGATAATTCATAGATGGCATTCATATCAAATACCCATGCATCTTTTTCAATGTCCACCCAACCATTCATAAGCTGAGAAATTACATCTGAAATATAATGCGCAGCATCCTCTGATTTTAAATCAGATAAAGAAATCTGCTTATCAGACTTATTATGTTTAAGGAGTATGCGGTTCTTAGCAGTCTTTTTCTTTCCTTTGTTATCAAGGAAAGAATATGTTTTATTTAAATAAGCTCCTACACGGTTTAAGATAACTGAGTATTTGTTTGATACAGCACCAATACCTAATGTAATTTTACCAATGTTATTAGACTCGTGCTTATAAAGATTGTACTCTGTTTCAAATATTCTTGTAGGAGATATAGTTTTAAATGATGCATCTTGGTTAACTGTCTTTTTTCTAGCATCATACTCTCTATTAAACTGGGCTAACTTATCTGCAATTGGTTTAACAATATCTGTTTCGTTAGGTGTAATAAGTTGTAAGAAATTTTCCTTAAGTTCCATAATTGCAATCATAGACTTAAGTATCTCATTCTCAATGTTTCTTATATTGGTATCATCAGCTGTTACACCAGCTTCAAAATTAATAGTATCTGAAAGATCTAAACCAGTTTCTTCTTCTAATATAAGTAATTCATTAGTACTAATACTGATGTTTGGCATTAGTATACTTAACTTATCAATATCAAAGTCACCACCTGACTTAGCAACTAATTCAGTAGGAACAATAACAATACTACCAGCTTCTGCAGGTAAGAACTCTGCAATCTCCATGTATTCAATAGAGTTAAGACCTTGTACTGGAATACGCACACCCATCATTTTGATAGCATCACCGTTGCGTTCTTTCCATGTATTGTCCTTAAGCATTTCATTAAGTCTTTCTCTAGTAAGTATTTTATTACCATCTGTATGAGTTAATGCAAGAAGTTTTAAGAAGTCTCCTTGTAATGCAATTTTAACTTGCATGGCTGTAATTTTACCATTTACAATATCATAAAAGGCAAGACCATTTGTACCATACTTTAATAACTCTTCATCAGTTGGTTTTGTAAACCTAGGTTTTTCAAATCCGGAACTAGATACTTGTACTAATTGTTCTCCTCTAACTGTTGGTCTAACAATCTTTCTTTCAATAATAGCAACCAACTGTTTTTCAATAGCATTAGAGTTAATGATACTATCAAAGTCATACTTCAAAGTACCATCCTCATTAACATCTAGAATATCCATTTGATGTTCAGGAACTTCTAAACGAATTAACTCTTTCTGAATAGCTTTAATAAGATCTTTAGGATCTCCTTTAACCAACTTACCAGAAGCATTAAACTCTAAACCTACTTCTTTAAATAACTTTTGTTTGTAATATTTTACATAACTATCAATAGACTTTTCATATCTCTTAACAACAACACCAGCTTCTTTAGTTATTGGTTCACCTTTTTCATAAAGGTTAGTCTCAATAATTGTACGTAACTGAGAAGCTAACGTTACTTTGCTTTTAAAGTATGGTGCAATATCTAACTGATTCTTAAAGAAGTTTAAGTTAATTGGATTAACCGCATATGGACCTGTATACAAGTCACGGTTATTCAAATCAGTATACATCTTTGGAATTGTACCATCCTCTAATGTAATTGTAGAAATCTTACTGCCTGACTTATAAAGTGCATATGCAATATTTTGTTCTATTAACTGTTTATGGAATTGCTCTAAGTTAGTTCCTTTAATAACACTAGGAATCAAAGGCATCAATGAAAACTTATGTAATCCAGATACATTAAGTTTCTCAGTCTTTAATGGACCATAATAACTGGCCTTAAGTACTGGAAAGAACTCAGATACTTTCTTAGGATCTACAGATTCAGGATCATTAATAACCTGATTATATAACTCTTCTTGAGCATCTGACCACTTGTTTAATGACCTTAAGAAGTTACGGTAGAAATCAAAAGTAATCCAACCTTGACCATCACCTTCTTTAATACCTTTATAAGGTTTTAAGATAGTTTCTACTCTACTTTCTGGTACACCTTGATCTAATAAAATCTTTTTATAGTGATCATAGTATACAGAATTAGGTTCAGCATCATCTAACACTGTAGTATTTACATCACTTTTAAAGATAGGTTTGTTTAAACCTATAGATTCAGCATATGTATTATTGCTTGTGGCATTCAGATAGTTAGTTGTATAATCGTCAAGTATTGAGAATTCACCGGTAGATGCAATTGATGCATTACGCTTATGAAACTCTTCTTTGTCATGAAGAAACTGTGAGGCATCACCATACAATAACTGAGTCTCATAGTTATTAAACCAACTATTATAAGTAAATACCTGGTTAACTAACTCTAACTGAGCTTGAGAATCATTAGCAAACTTATTACCTTTATCTAAACCTTTAGCAATTCTAGTTTCTTCTGCAATCTTATTCCTAATTTCAGGACTTAATAATACAGAACCCATAACATTTGATATCTTGGTCCAGATCTTATAGTTGTTTTTAACTTGTCCTGAGAAATATGCAAGACTGTCTTTAAAGATATCTTTTTCTAATTCATCAGAGTATGTGATATCATCTATAGAACCAGCATCTTCTACTAGTTTATACAATTTATCTTTTGTAGCCTTTGTTAAAACACTATCAAAAGCAACAATCTTATTTCCATTCTTCTTTAATGAATCTACATTCTGTAAAGAAGGTATGTTATTTACATACCACATTCTTTCTAACTCTGCAGATAAGTAATTAAGAATCATTGGCATAGCTGCATCATGTCCATATCTAGCAGTATCTTTAATAGATAAGATAAGATTATCTACACCATTCTCAGTATAGTACTTACTCATGTAAATACCAAAAGAAGAACTTTTACTAGCATGACGAGGTAACTCAGGAGTTGCACCTAATATGATAGCATGCACATCAAATAAGAATTTGTCATACTTGTTAAGCTTATTAGTCTTAATACCTTCAACAGTAATACCGTTTAAATCTGAACGTATACCGCTTAAGTTCTCTAAACTTAAGATTACATCTTTTCTTCTATTACCAGCTTCATCAAATAAAGACTTAATAATATAAGAATTTTTAGCATATGGATTATTACTTGGATAATAAACACTAAGATGTTCAAACTCTGGATCCTCTATCATCTGATTAATATTGGTTAGTTTATTAAAACCATCTATTATCTGACTTAAAGAGTTTCTTTGCTGTGTCTCATACTCCATATTGCCTTCAGGGTTCATAATACTAGTATTAAAATCACTAGCACTATATCTTGCCTGCAAGGTTAATAGTTTACTTACGGTTCCTGACTGATTACCTAATTTAGGATCTCTAAAGAATCTAATAGGATCTGAAATAATTATTTTATCTTCTTTAGCTTTTTCTAAAGCCTCAATAATATAGTCATACTGAATAAAAGTATCTTTACTTTTTCTGTCTAGTATTGAGTTTTCTAAAGCAGCAAGTAATGTTTTATTATTATCTAAATAAAATCCAATTGCTTTCAAGAATTTAAATACATTGTATTTATTTACTGAAGGAAAATCTTCTAATACTTTATTAATATTTAATATAGGTAGTGATCCTTTTTTTCTAATTACATATTTACCACGGTTAACTACAAACTTAGAACGGAATGTATTAGCAATCTTATTAGTATCACTTGTGGCTCTTTGAATAAGAGTTGATACTTTACGAGGCTCATCATCAACAGCATCTTGTACAGATATCCTTTGTTCTGTAATTGGTACAACAGTTTTATTAAATGTCTGAGTAAATCCTAACCATCTTTTAAAGTTAGCATTACTATTTTGAGACTGTGATGGATCACCTAACTTAACTATTAATTGTGCAGCTTCAGGAAAAGAAGCTTCTAATTCAATTAGCTTAGTATAAACTTCATCAAAGCTTGTAGAATTAATTAAAGTCTTAGATACTGTACTCCATGCTTTACTAAAATCAACTAACTTATTAAAACCTAATCTATTCTTAACAGGCTCTCCTTTTGAGTTTACTTGATATAAACTCTTAACCATATACAAAGCTTGCTTAGATGCTAACTCCTTTAATGATTTGTCATTACCAGTACGTTCAAATGAATCTACTGGATTTGATTTATCTTCTTCAGCATCTAATACTTTAGCTTCAAATGCTAGATACTTAGACTTTTGTCTATGATATGCTATAACACCATTCTTTTCAGTTCCTTTAAGTACTTCATTAAAGTCACCAAAATTATTGATTGCATACTCAAGTATCTGGATATTATTTCTATCTACGGTATCAGTACCTTCAGGATCATTTTCAACTCTAGCAATAGTTTCATCTAAAACTTGCTGGAAATAATCTTTAGTACTATTATATAAGAAATTTAAAGCTCTTGGATCTGTATAGATTGCAGATACATTTAAGCCGGAGCTTTCTATAATTTCTGAGAATGCACCATCTATAGATTCATTAATAAGATTACTATAGGCTAAACTAATACCAGGCTCTTCTTCATTTAATGGATCAATACCTCTATAGAGTTTACCGAACTGCATGTTATCTACTGAGTACTGATACTCAAATAGATTACCCAATCTTAAATTATCATATAACTCCTTTACTAATGGTACAACAGTAGGATCTACTATATCAGTTTGACCAGTAAAAAATGTTTTTATAATCCGCCATAACTTTTCAAAGATATTCTCATTAGGTTTAACAAGAATTTTCTTACCCTCAGATAAAACATAACCTCTAAAGTCTTCAGCCAAATATTCTTCTACTTGCTTATCAGTTGCATTAGCTAAACTCTTAACACCTTTTCTTACTGAGTTATATAGTTCTTGCTTTTGTTCTTGAGTTAATAGTAACTGAGAGAATGCGTGCCAAGCTTCATGATACAACGTGGTGTAATCTTTATTTCCGGCCTTTGTAAACAACGTAATACCAGAAGATGTAAATGTACCCAGTACATCTGAGTTAGTTAAAGCAAAGGCTTCCTTTACAGGAATTAGAGTAGATAGCTTTACCTTCTCTCCATCAACCATTACTTCTAATGAAGAATACCAGTTCTTAATTTCTTCAATTTGTTCTGGCGTACTATTTACAGTTTCAAATCCAGCCCTCTTTAAACTCTTATTAATCTCATCAATAAGATCCATATCAAGCTTACCTTTAAAACCAGAAGGTGCGGTATTTACATTCTGATTCTTAACTACAGTCTTAGGTTTAGCTTTAGCTTTTGGTTTAACAGTAGTAGCTGGTTTTTTTGATTCAGCTATTTCTTCTTCAACTTCTATTTTAAGCTCAGGAGTAATATATTTATTAGCTATTGCTTGTTGGGCTACAGTCATTTCTGTAACCATTTTACCAGCTAGTATTTCTTTATAAAGCTCTTTAGCTAACTCTATATTATCATCTTTCTTCTCAGTTGGATACATTTGTTCTAATGCATCTACTGTGAATTCATACTGTAAACTAGGGTTAAAGAACTTAATACTACCATCATTACGTAAAGCAACAAAGACTTTACTATTTCTAGTAATGAAAGTATTATAAGGAGTATTTCTCTTTACTAATTTACCACTTGTGTAATCAGGTAACTGAATACTACCGTCAATATTCTCTTTAGAGATATTTATATAAACACCAGCTAAAACATCTTTAATAAAACCTTCATCAGTTAACTCTGGATTCTCTGAGTTATATACTTCATCTTTTCCAGAGTAGATAACCATTACTGGTTTCTTTTTAGTGTTATCATATGTAATATTAAAATTATCATCATTGATGTTATAGATCTTTTCTAAGATACCAAACTTAATAGCTGTACTTACTTTAGTATCAGCTAAAAGCTTTGCAACATTTTGTGCAAGTTCTGGTGATGTCTTTTCAGGAAAGACTTGAATCTTATTACTATACTTACCAATCTTTATATATGTACGACCATTTTTACCAAACTCTATATCTAAAGTTCCTGGAATTTTTATTTCACTTAATCTAGTTCCTGGATCAGCCATTAAACTAAAACCAGAATTACCACCAATAATACTTAAAGGTAGTACTTGAGTTTTATCAGAAATATAGGTCCGGATAAACTTGTCTACAAGCTTAACTTCCTGAGCCCTTTTTTCTTCAAACTGTTTTTTTAATACTGTAGCATCAGGAATTTCTAAGTTGTTTAAAGCAGCATTCTTTATAACTCTTTCTACTAATTCATCAACCGGAGCTAAACTAGTCTCACCAGTTCCGGTAAATATAAAATCTCTTTTACCATTAATTGTATTAGGAGTGATGAAATCTATAATTGGATTTAAAGAACCCTCGGCTTGATCTTCTCCTTCAACGTTTGTAATATTACCTCTCTCATTTACAAATAACTTCTTATAACCATCCTTGGTTAATGTAGCAAAAGTTAATTGTGTAATAGCACTACCAGTCTTTGTATAGGTGGTTATAGGTATCATGTAGATACCTTTTACAATAGTACCATTAGATGCTTCAATAGTCATGCTATTAGCATTCTCAAGATTCTGTTTCTCTAGTCTATCTATAATAGAACGGATAAAAGCAAATGTTACAAGCTTTTCAGGATCTTGATCTGCTTCACCGGTGAACTCACCATCAGCGTCTACTTCTTCTTCTTGACCAGTTGTATTTAAACCAGATGAGTGTTTTGCTTGGAAATCTAAGTCTTCATCTGTTTGAGATGCTTTTTCTAACTGAGAACTAACAATACCAGCCTTCTTTCTAATCTGTTCTAATTTATCAGGAGTTAATTCTTTTACCTGGATATACTTTTCTACATTAATGATATCTTCAAAGCTATCACGTAGATCTAAAACATCATCAGTGCTAATATTATTATCTCTAAAGTGTTTACGGATATTTGGATTCTTGTTAACAATTGTTCCTATAATTCTAGGTAACAACTGTACATAGGTTAATCCTAAACTAGTATCCTTACTTGCCGCAACTACTTGCTCATAAAAATCATTTACATAAGTCTTTAAATCATATGGAGTTTTATTATCTGTAATTACAGATAAGTCTTTAAATACTTTAGCATAAAACTGTTGCTGCTGTGGAAGAGATAGTGAGCAATTCATATTATTAACAACCTATATTATTAAAGAAATCATTATTTACATCCTTATCGGATTTGTTACGAGTTTGCTCTTCAAGTTTTTTAGTAGCTTCTTCATTATCTAAGAAGTCATCTATATTCTGAGAGTTAGCCTCTATAATTTTATTCTCTTCTGCTGTAGGAGAAGGAACATTTTTGGTACCAATTACTACATTGGCTTGTGTATCATATACAGATTGTACCATCTTTGAAAAATCTTTTTTAAGAATAGTGATACGCTTATTAGCATCTTTTGCTGGAGTCAAACGTTCACCATACAAAGGTACTACTGTTAACTTACTTGTAGTAACTTTCTCAACTAAACCGTACTTATTATCTCCAAATACTAATACATCACCGGCCTTAATACTTTCATACTTGATTGATTTTATTAACTCAGCTTTACGTAAAGCTACCGCATCTTTAACAGCATTAATATTATCTAGGTCTTCAATAAGATCACTCTCTTCAAACTCTTCCTGTAAGGTATTAAGTTCTTGTATAGAGTTAGCATTTTTAATCTTTTCTACAATAGGATCAATTAACTCAGTAACCGGTTCAGTAATTATAACTTCTTCTTCAATAACAACTGGTTCAGCAACAACTGGTTCTTTAGGTTTTTCTTTAGGTACACCCTTCTTCTCATTGTATGCTTTAATATCTGCAGCGTTAGCTGGATCTTTAAAGAATTTAGATATAGCATTTCTAGATGTAGATGTACGCAAGAATCTATCTAATGGTAACTCAGGTTCACCATCAGCTTCTCTTTTAGAATTCTGTTGAGCTAATGTAGCCTGTAAAAGACCTTGTAACTTAACTGGTAAAGCATTAAACTGTTTAACTGATTGAATTAATGGTACACCTTCCTCTTGTTCTATCTCATCAGATAATGCAGGTTGATCTACTACTTCTTCTTCAGTGGTTGTTTCTGTAACTTCTTCAGTTGTTTCTGCTACAGGTTCAGTTACAATATTATTAAACTTGTTTATAAGATCTAATACAAATACATATCTAACATCTGATTTATCAAATTCTCTATCTGATTTAAAGTCAATAAATACAATGTCTAGATCATCTGCAAGTGTAGAAATAAACTCATCATAGTCTTTACTTATATCTTTTGGTAATGAAGATAACTTTATACCAAAACCACCATCAGCTAAGTACTGAATAAAATCTCTAATCTTAACAGCATTAATAAATGCTTTTCTGGATTTCTCCATATAAGCTGTTTGCTTATCTCTTCTATACTTCTGCTGCTCTACAAGTCTACTAACTAAATCATAGTAACTAGTAGGATCATATAAAGTATTTAAGTTCTCTGTAAACTGAACAACGTCAGCATTTAAAGAATAGTAATCAGTTAAAATACTATAAGCCTCTTCTGCTTGACCCTTAGAAAAATTAATACCAGCTTCCTGGGAAAGAGCGTTAATGTATTTAACAAAAGCTTCTCTTAAAAACTTTTTATCTTTTAATACTTGAGGATCTGAAACATCTCCGGCTTTTTCAAGATTCTTTTGATATAACTCTAAAGCTTTCTTCTTATTCTTTTTACTAGTAAGAATCTTTATAGCTTCTTTATCAGTTGAGCCTGTTAAAGATTTAATCTCACTATCTAATAAATCTAACTCTTGTTGAAGACTATTTATATTTAGTAATGGAGTAATATCTGAAAAAGTTAGTTTACCAAAACTACTAATCTCAGTAAGTCTATCTGTAAGATCAGCCATTCTCTTTTGAGCTTGCTGTCTACCATGTAAACTAAATACAGCTATTTTTCTAGCTTCTTCAAAAGCCTTATAGTTAATAACTTCTTTTACATACTGTTCTTTAACTACAGGATCAGTTAGGTTAGTTCTTCTAAATCTATTAGGATTAAAAGGATTTCTATAATCAGCAAACTCTTTATGTTGTTCTTTAATTTGTTGAGCTCTTTCAATAGCTACATCCAATACTTGCTTTGCTTCATCAGCAGTAACATCATCTGTTAAATCAAATGCCTGTTTTAATTCATCACCAGTCATCTGTTTCATATCTTGTAACTTCTGTACTAAGATATCAAACTTACCGGCCTCTAATGCTGTATAAATAGCATTAAATCTAGACATGTCTTTTAGATCATGGAATGCTTTCTCATCAAATGATTTTCTAGCATCTACCATATCTGTACCAAGTCTGGCTTGTAGTAATAAGTTTTCTACATCAAGTGTTAAAATCTTATTTCCGTTTTTAATAGCATCATCAAATTCTGCTACAATCTGTTTAAATCTATCTTGTTCTGCTTTATATAACTCATTATACTTTTCAGGATCATTCTTTATATAGTTATAATAGATATTAGATCCAGCTCTTCTAGATACATTACTTAAGTTACCAGCAATACCTGTAAGACCACCCATTAAGAATCCAGAAGCAAACACTTCTAAACCCTGCATAGATGCTTGCTTCTTTGTATTTTCAAAAGCATCAGCTAAGTAAATACTTATTCCACCAGCTTCTGGTGTTTCATATAATCTCTCATAATAATCTTTAGAAGCTCCGGCTGTAATCTCCTGTGAGATTTCCTGAAGACCTTCAGATAAATTTGTCTTAAAGTATTGAGCTCCAAACCTTAAATATTCTTTTGGTTTAAGTAATGTCTTAACAGCCTCTTTACCTGTTAAGATTCTTGCACCTGTTGTATCAGCAATAATCTTTTCTCCAGTAAGAGAAGATCTAGCTATAACATCATTTGTTGGAGCATTCAACATTGCTGATTTACCTTTAAATAAATTATTAAAAGTAATAGCATTTGTAATATATATGAGAGGAGTGTTGATTGCACTTGTTGTAAAACCAGCATCAGAACCCAACTCATATATCCTGTTCATTTCCTCTTGTTCTGGATAGTATCCATTATTAGTAATGAACTCATTAATTCTATCATCAATAAACTCGTTCTTTACCGCACCACCTTCCATAGAAGCTTCAGCAACAGTATAACCAACTTGTTTAAGATCTAATATAAAATCACCAATACCTCTTGCAGCATTTGCATAATTAATTACAGAGTCACCAGCATTGATTGTATTTTTAATATTACTTAGTGTTCTTGGAACTACTGCTTCACCCACGGCTTTAATACCTCTACCAACTGCTGTAGCATTTAAACCTCTAATAGCAGTATAAGCATCTCTAGCACCAGCTGCAGTAAATAAGTTACGCATACTGGCTATACTTCTAGCAGCCTGTGCTGTCTTTGCTGAACTAGCAGCAAGAGCAGCCGGTAAAGTTGCGCCTTCAGTTAATGCTACACTACCTGCAATTACAGCTTCAGTAGCTAAGTAATCTGCAAAAATACCAGCAACAAAACCAGATTGTAATAATAGATTAGATGAGAATTGAGTAAGACCACCTTTGGTACTTCCTCTTTCAGCCATTATCTGAGCAAACTCATCTGCAGCTATTTCATCTGTCATAGAGAAATCACCGGTAAGCATTTCACCCATTCCCCGGTAACTAGATTTAACTACGGATAATCCTAAAGCAGGAACACCTAATAAACCCCTACCTAAGTCTTCATACCAAGATCTATTCTGATTATAGATCTCATCATTATTTGATAAAGGATCAAAACCTAACTTATAGAAGTTATCAGTATCGTTATAGTATCTATTAAAATTAGTTTTCTGATATCCAGATTGAAATGGTTTTACTTTAGACTTTTCAAAAACAATATCAGATTCTGTAATAGGAGAATTTAAAACCTGCTTAGTTATATCAAAAGGATTATTCTGATCATAGTTTACTGAAAATCCACCTTGTGGAACTGCAGGTATACTTACATCCTCAATATATGGAACTAGTGGTACATTTAATGGTAAAGGATTTACACCTTCAGTAAATACCATATCTGATCCAGCAAAAGAACTGGGTACTCCTTGCTCTACACCTACCGGTGGTAAAATGTTTTCAAAGTCTGCCATTTAATAATTGCTTATTGACTAATTTGATCAAACCTTGTAAGAAGGTTATTAAAGTATATTGAATTCATTGAGTTCTGGATAAATGGATCAGTTCTACCAGTTGCTGAATTAAAAGCAGTTCCTGAAGCAGATATACTACCATCATCATTCTGACTAAATGTAATATCAATATTATTAACCGGATTCTTGTAACGATACTTACCAGTATTAGTTAATATCATTTGTCTATCAGATGTCTCTAATCTTGAAGCAATAGGATTAGTTACAATCTCTCTAGGTATAATAGCTGTTATTCCTCTTGCTACAATTGTATTATATTCATCTTCTTTAATGATTCCAGCTTCTTTTAATGCTTTTAATTCTGCATCATTTGCTGAAGGTCTAATAGTTAATGAATGATAATTATTATTACTTAATGCTCTACCAGCATAATCATATGCCACAGCTGTTTTATCTACTGCCATCTTAGAACGTAAGTTATTTAAATATGCTTTTAACTCAGGTCTAGATTCCATATCAGAAAAAACATTTCCGCTTTGAGCATTAATATCTGCAGCATTACCAATACCTACTTTAACAGAAGGATTGTTTACATCATTCATTGCACCAATAAATCCAATTGTTGTTGGTGACATAAACTTCTTAGGATCTGCTACACCAGTAACATAATTAGAAATATACTGACCATCTCCTCCAGTACCTACAGGTCTATAACCTGTTTTGTTTTGTGCAAAGTTTACATAGTTAGCTTTATACTCTTCAGAGACATCTGCATAGTTTTCAGCAAAAGTACCAAATGACATAGGATAACCAGATTTAGCTAATGCTTTATATGCTGAATTAACATCACGCAAAGAACCATCTGTAGAGAACATAGCACCTAAAATATTAGGATTATATTCATTACTAGCAATCATACCACTAACAATCTTTTTATTATTGCTTGCAATAACAGCAGAATTTGTAAAGGCCATTTGCATTTTATCATTTGCAGCAATTAATAATGGAGCCATTCTTTTACTAAGATTTGGATCCGCTGCTAACATATTTTCTAACCTGTCTTGAATTTTCTTAAGACCAGTTAACCCAACCTTACCTTGCTTCAATGCTGTCATATTAATACCAGCACCAGAAACAGCTGATTCAACTGCGCTTTGTAAATTAGGATCATTAGTGTTATACATAGTCTGAGCTAATGCAGATACACTATTAGCATATTGCTTCCAACTTGTATTAAACTCTTGTCTATCTGCATTGATAGGATCACCTGCAACACCAGCTTGATAACTCGTAGAACCGGCCATAAACTGATCTTGTCCACCAGCTTCAATTGCCATCTTCTCTCTTTCAAAATCTTGTCTGATCTTTTCTTTCTTTGTCCAGGTAGAGAATTCTAATGCATTTTTAAATTGCTCAAGTCTGTATGGATCAGCTTCTCTCTTAACACTATAGTTTTTATAAGCTTCTACTTGTGAAGCTTTAGATAACTCATCAGAAATATAACTAGTAGCTGAAGATGCTTGAACTGCTCTACTGAGTAAATCAATATCTGATGTATTAATAGCAGTACTAATCTGAGTAATTCTATCTGTTAAATCACTAACTAATTTATTACCAATAGTTTTTTCTTTTAATAAAGCTTGATACTGTGCCTCTTCTTTTGGTGATAACTTATCTCCACGGTTAATTCTAGATTGATATACACTAACTTTACCAGCTGTCTCACTTACATTTTCTTGAATATCTTCTAATCTAGATCTATCATTTTCTAAAGCTACTTCAGAATTGGTAACATAATATTCAGCAGAAGCTTGTTCTATATCTCCATTATATTTTTGATTAGCTAAAGTAGTAATGTTATTCATTGAATTAACATAAGATAGTTCTTTAGCATAATCTCTAACAGAAGGATCATTACCTAATGCCATACTTAAATACTGACTGATTACATTAATAGACTTTGGTCCACCTGTAGTAGTAATATTATAACCACCCTTTAATTCTTCAATAGATATATTTTTAAAATCATCACCAACTAAATCATGGGCCTTCTGCATAATATTTACATAAGGAACATATTTAGGAACAGCCATTTTATATGCTTTATCCTGTGATGCATTTTTAAACTCCAACTGTCTATATTGTAATCCTCTTACTCCTACATCCCAGTATTTACTAGAGGTTTCTGGATCTAAAGAATTTTTAAACATTTCAGCAGTATTAACACCATTCTTTACACCTTTAGTAAATATGATATCATACTGCATCTTCTTATCATCCACAAAAGGTTGAAATACTTGTTGTGCTGTTTGTACGTTAGCTGGATCAGAAAGATCTAAAGATGTAATCTGTTGTATTGCTTTTTCAGAGTTTTTCAAAAAGTTATCTCTAGCAATTTTATTATCATCTCTTGTAAGATCAGCATATACAATACTACCGTATGCACCACTTAATTGATTAAGTGCACTGTCATACCTAGCCTGTCTTGTTGCTAAAACCGTATTAAGAAAATCAAAATTAGGTTTATAAGGTTCGGCCTTTGGTATATAATCAGTTAAACCTTGAATGTAAGTAGCCATTATCTATATTATAAATATAACAAATATAAAGTTAAAGTATTAAACCTCTAATATTTACTTACCTTTCCTTCTTGCAGATGTTGCAGCCTGTGCAGCAGCAATGTTACCACGCTCATCTACATTTACATCACCCATAATACCTTTTAATAAAGCTGCTTGAACTGCAGGATCTGTAAAATCAAAAGGAATATTGGTTGCCTTAAGATAACTCATCATATCATTACCTCTTTGTTGAGGAGTAATTTGCCTACCTGGAGTATAATAAGTTTTTAATCTGGATGGTTCAACATAATAATTAGGATACAAGCTATTCATCTGCTCAGTCATAAATCTATTCTCTAATGCAGCATTAGTATAATCTACAGCTTGTCTTCTACCCTGTCTTCTAGCATTATCATATTGCTGATTAGCAACAACACTTTTATCATAGAAGTCATTAGCAGCTAAAGCATTTTTAAAATTAGCTTCATTCATTAATTGCTTATTAGCTTGCTCAAACTGATTAGCTACACCAACATTTAGATTATTATATCTAGCTTCAATATTAGCTGCATTAGCTAAACCTTTACCCTGAACATCTGAGAATCTAGCATTAAAAGATTGTGGTCCAGTAAATTGTGCTAAATTCTGAGCAGCCAAATTAGCCATCTCAGCATTAGCTGCTAACTCTCTATTAGGATCATAGTAAGTAGGCTCCATAGGTTCTGCACTAAACTGAAGCATTCTGGGATTGTACTTATTAATACTAGCTAAGTCACCAATAGCAGCCGCAGTATTTAATACATCTTGAGGATAAAAACCAATAGGTCTTCTTTTACTTGGTGGAGGTGGAATTAATTCTCCAGGAGGAATATTTCCTCCAGGAGGAGTTTCTGGTGGTTTTCTTTTAATATCAATTGTAGGACGTGACCAAGTATAATGACCAAACTTTTTATCTAAAGCATTTGGATCTTTTGATCCAGCAACAAATCCAAATTCATTAACGTTTTGTTTAGCTTCTTCTTCTGTTAAACCAGCTTTAATAGATTGATCATAGATATCACTATTATACCAGTTTTGAAACATTTCATTATCTTGCTCATTCTTAGGATTATAGTTAGGATAGAACTTTAAAAATCTAGCTTGTCTTCTAGCAAAATCTTCTTTGTTTTCTCCAGCATACCAATCTTCAGTACCAAAACTACCAGCACCTTCTCTAATACCTTGACGACCTGGAGTCATACTCCATTCTTTACCTTCATATCTTTTAGGTACACTAAGTTTAATACCTCTGCTTTCTAGTTCAGCAAGTCTTTCAGGATTAATAGTTCTATAGTTTGGTTCAATAGTTTTAGATCCTAAAACAGTACCCGATGCATCTACAATACTTACAGCATTACCTTTAGTAATTCTTTTACCTTTACTACCATCTGGTAAAGTAATAACTTCTACAAATTCTTTTTCACCAGTTACTTGACCGGCTGTTTGATATTCTTCTAATTCCCCACCATATTCTTTATTCACCATGTCATTAATTTTTTCATTAAGAAGATCATCAATACTTAATGGTGTAGTTTGTGAAGCTGCAGGTTTAGTTACATTTACTTTAGCTTTTGGAGTTTGAACTGTGGCTCTAGATTGTACAACTGGTTGTGGCTTAGGTTTTTGAACAACTGTGTCTTGTTGTGTAGAACCAAAAGGTTTATTAACAGTGTTTAAAAACTCCTGTTTACCTTTATTTACTCTTTCTAAATAAGATGGAATACCACTAGATTTAATTACTAAATCAATTGCGGCTTCAGGATCATTAAACGTATAATCTTGAAATCTTTGAGGAGACATGTTAATTGCTGATACACTATATGGTGCAGCTTGCATATTAGCAGTGGGTTTAACTTGCCAAGTACCATTTTTAAACTCAATATCATTTTCTGTATATGGAGTTGTTCTATTAACTTTAACATTTGATTGTTGTCTTCCAACTTGAGCTTTAGGCATACCACCATACATAGCCATTGCCATACCTTGTTCAGGTGATGGTGGTAAAAACTGAGCTGGATCTAATCCTATCTTATCCATATAGGGCATAGCAATTTCTGGAATACCTTGAGGAAATCCTTTCTGTGATTCTTGTACTAATGCTAACTTACCTAAATTAGAAATATAATTATCAGCCATCATTACAGCTGTTTTCTTACGCAATGGATCACTCTCAGAATATAATCCTTCACGCAAATCTTTATTGTTAAGATCAAACTTCTTAGAGATTTTAGCAGGAGTGTAGCCACCTTTCTTAGCAGCAAAACCAAAAGATTCTAAGATAGCTGGATCTTTAATTTTCATAGCTTTAGTATCTGAATAAATAAAACTATCTGGTGTAGCTTTTTCTCCAGACAATGGTGTACCACCTTCTGAGTGGCGTTTACCACCAATTTTAAAGAATTCAGGAATAGTGCTATTAGTACCTTTACGTATTAATGTCTCTCCTTTCTCTGCTTCTAATACAGCCATAGATCTAGGATCTGGTCCCAATGTTTGACCATATTGTTCTTCTGGTTCACCTTTAGTGGCACCATTAAACATGTTCATCATATAGGCTGAGTTACCGTATAATTGATTAACCGCTTTAGCATTTTGAGTACCACCGTATGCAGCTTGTGGTAAACTTGTAATTCTTACTTTTCTTTTCATTTCTCCACCCATCTGGGCAATTTTATTATAGTCACCGTATATATAATCAGTAGGTCTAAAGTCAGGACCTAACCCGGCAGTGTTTGTTAAATAATCTCCTCTATTACCTTGGTAATCTTCAGGTCTTACATTATATAAGTTATCAGATAAAAACTGATTTTTAAAATCAGATTCTGCATTTCTATCTTGAATCTTCCTAGCAACAGAACTAAATACATCTGTACCAGCTAATAGCATTGGTCCTATATAAGGATTACCTTCTTGCTTAATCTTTTTTGTTTTAAGATCACCAAATGGTTCAAGGCCCATTAACTTTCTAGTATCTTCAGGAATTTGATCTATATAAGATTTTCTAATAGCTTCATTAGTACTTAAAATACCAGACTCTAATTTAGTATTTCTAGGATATAAACTTAAAGGATTATTTTTAGTAGGATATAAACTTGATGGAAATGATACCTCCTGATTAAACTCAGGCATTCCCACATTGAAAGATCCTGTGGTATTATTATTACCATAGTATACATCTGCAGGAATTGTAGAAGAATTACCAAAAGCTGGATAAGGATTATTCTTTTGCCAAGTAGCTAAATAATCAGGACGAAGCACATTAGGTGCTGGTAAATTATTAAATCCAAATTGAGCTTTTGGTAAACTCTTAACCCTTACTTTTCTTTTCATGTTAATTAATCTAAATACTCAATACCATAACCCTGATCAATAAGATTTTGAATCTCATCATCATGTAATTCTAACATCTGTCCTTCTGCCATACCACCCATTTGTTTTTTCCAACTAGCAGAATTTTTAGCAAATGTAGCTCTTTTTACTTGTGTTGAGCTATAGTCTTCTTTATTTGCAAGTACGTGTCTAGCAAACTCTTGCACACCCATACCTGCTCTATTAGCTGATTCAGTAAACTTTCCTTTATTAGCAGGATTAATGTAGATACCACCTTGCTTATACACTTTACCACCACACTCATAGCATGGTTGACCACCTTTCATCATTTGGTACATAGCATCCATATCCATTTCTCCACCATAAATATCTCCACCATATGCATAACCATATTCATCTAACTTATCTAAGTTACCAGCTGCTGCAAAACGTGCACGGGCAATTTCAGCTGGCATCTTACCACCAACACCCATCTCTGGCATGTATCCACCATAAGCCATATTACTCATGATTTTATTTTGTACATAATCAGGTAAAGCTTGGAATCCGGCATTATTAGGTTCACCACCTTCTGCCCAAGTACCAAAACGTTTGTGCCAGTACAATGGTGAGAATGGATCTGTAGCCTTACTAGAATCTTTACCACCCATTCTATTCCAGAAATTCTTCTTACGCTTTTCTGAACCATGCTGGCTAAAGTCTTTCATTCCTTTATAACCGCCATGTACAATTTTATACTTATCACCTTTCTTAGCTAATACCATCCACTTTTTACCAGGACGGTTAGACTGTTTCTTAGCACCTACTTTAGTGAAACCACGGCTTCTATATCTTTCAGGAATACCACCATTCTTCATCTCCTCTAATTCACCCATAGTTAAATCCATATCTTCTTCTTCCTCTTCTCCTTCATCACCTTCATTAAATTGTAAGTAATCAGATACACTAGTAAGATAGTCATCAGCTAATGTAAGCTTGCTAGCAACCCAAGGTTCTATTTCACTCTCACCATTAATAAAGTTTTGTAATCTAGCAATCTTATCATTCATTGCCATTACTTGACCCATTGCCATTTCACCACCCTCATCATAATAATTATCACGCATCATACTACCTACACCGCCCATTTGCATAGCCGGCATACCCATAACATTCATAGCTAACTTAGCCATTTGCATTTTGTTACCAGTATCTTCACCATTATCTGCAGCTTGTCCAGCAGCCATAGCACCATTAAGCATAAAATCACCAATAGCACCCATAGGATTATTAGCTCTATCTTCATTCATCTTTTGATAGTAAGCTGCCATGTTATCACCATAGTTAGGATATTGGAAAATTTGCTGGTCTTGTAATCCACCACCAGTTTGTGCTTTTCTATATCCACCACCACGACTCTTGTAAGTCTTAACTAACCACGCTGAACCATAAGCTGAAGGCCATCTATCAAACTTAGATTTAGCTTCTGATTTAACTCTAGAATATAACTCAGGATTAGTAGGAACATTACCACCCTTTTTCATTTCTACAGCTTGTGGATAGGCTTTAAAAAATGCTTCTTCTGTAGGGAACATCTTATAGAACTCCTTCTCAGATTTAACACCAGCCATTTTTAAAAATTTATCTTTCATTTTAGTTATTGTATTTGTTTAGCCAATTAGTTTGACCACCTTTTTTTTGTTCTTGTAACTGAGATGCGGCAGCTGTTCCTGCTGCTAATGGAGCAACAGTTCTCATAGAACCATATACAGTTCCTGGATTATTAAAATATCCAAACGCTTTTCCTTTTTTAATTGCATCTTCCCAAAGACCACTAGATGATTGACTCTGTGAATTAAAACCGGGTTTTACTCTACCAAGACCTAGCTCTTTAAGATATTCATTTATACTATTATATGTACCAGTACCTCGTCTAGGAAGTGCATCAGAAAATACACTTGCTGTTGTATTTCTCATGTTTAATCCAGGAATAGCTTTAAAGTATTCCGCATTTGCAATATCTTCTACTTCACCACGCCATTGACCAGGATTTATATCTAACATCCAAGTAGATTCTCCTTGTGGAATATTTCTATTGCCTGCAATTGCCCAACGATCAACATATTCTTGAGCAATAGGACTCATATTACCTTCACTATCTATAAGGCCACGATTTTTTAATTCATTAAGTACCTTAGTATTTGGAGGAAGTTTTTCAATTTGAGCTGGAGTATTAAATGTTAATGCACCAGATGGTGATAATCCTTTAACAGAATAGTCTAGTCCTGATTTATTATTTCTAGAAATAATCTGATTAAGTCTATCCAATTTAGAATTAAAAACATTAGTATACTCCTCCATACCCATAGGTATAGAATCTGATAAAGTTAGATTTCTTGTATTAGTATCAAAACCTAAACCTAAATTTATAGCAGGTTCATAAAGAGCAATTTCACCTGTAGGTTTTAAAACAGTTTCTTCAAATTCGGATTCAGACATTTTACTTAAAGCTTCTTTATCCTTAGGAGATGCATTCTTTAATATCTCTTCTTTTGTTAACCCTGATTTATTTTTAACATTCTTTTTAAGTTTTCTTAAATCTATAGATCCACTAGGATTTGCAAATAAATCTGCAACATCTTGAGGATTTGATGTAGCATTTAATTCTCTCATCCATTGATCAAAGTATGGACGTTCTGTATCATAATAAGGATCCAGTTGTCCAGTGCTTTCATTCAATCTAAGTTCTGAAGGAGGCGCTGGTAATTCATTAGAAATATTATCTACAGATCTTTGTAGATTTGGTCTTGCTCCCCGCATTCTAGATCTAACCATATTTTGTAAAGATCCCTTACCTAAATTTTTAGCTATACCTGCACCTACTAAATTAGTAGGATCAAGTACAGCATCAGCTAAGAAAGAACCTACAGGATTCTGAATATTCATTGCTTCAGATGGCATCTGTACTTTACCAGTTGCTCCATATACAGAAGCTAACTGTGGTGCACTAAATGGAGCCATTACAGTTTCCATCATAGCAGTACCTATACCACCGGGACCAGATGCATCATTTGGTTGTTTATACCAATCTCTACCTCCAGTAGCAGTATTAATTCTTCTAGCCCACTGCTCCATAAAGTCATCAGGTCTTTCATTATAAGGATCTAAACCTATTGCTTTTTCTCCCCTATGTATATATCCTTTTAACTTATCTAACCATGAACGATCCCTTTTAATAACTGCAGGATCCATTCTTTCTATATTAGAAGGAACTTCACTACCATCTTGATACTGATCTAACCAGCTCTCACCACCAAACTCTCTACGCTTATGATTATAATCTATGCGCTTACCAGAAGTCTTCTCTCTTTTGAATTTAGCTTTTTCTGAAGAAGACATTTCTGATGTAGTTTTAGGAGTTGTTTCATTTACTCTCTTAGATGGTCTGCATGCTGGATATGGTCTACCATCTTTATCTTTACCAGATCTACCACAAGGTTTACCGGTTTTAACATCTGTCCACTCTTCAGCAAACCACTGTCTCAAACCACCTTTACCCATCTGAGGTATCTCAGTTACATAGTCACCGGGAAATGTATATTCTCCACCAGGCATCATCATTTGTTGATTACCTAAGTTATCTATACCAAGTACTGGATAGTTAACCCCCTTCATTGTAATATCTGAAGAGGGTATAATAGTTACCTCACCGGGATAAGCCCATTGACCAAAAGGAGATATGACAGGTTTTTTTCTAGCCATTTTATTAATCTAGCTCATTCATTACCTAAATGAAGCTAACAATTTGTTATTACTGAGCTTCAATAAGAACTTAGATGAGCCAGAAACAAGTTTCTTAAGTACAACCTTGTTAATGTAATGTCTAAATTTCTTTCTTTGAGTAGCCCCCTTATTATAATTTACATAAGTTGAGTTAATATTCCTAATGTATCCGTTGGGTTCAGTAGCCCACATAGGAGTAAATGTACCAGTAAATTCACCACGGTCATTTGTAATATCCCAGAATTGATTAAACCTATATTTCTGTTCTTCTTTAGAAAAGAGAATATCAATATTATTAGGATTAATTATAGGATATGTATTACCCAAGTATGGATTATTTTTAGGTGCTAGATTTAATCTAAGATCACCGGATATCTGTTCTGTATTATATACAATAGCTCTGTCAAAATTCTGATCAAGTAAATGATGATAATCTAGACAATTAGGTGAATACCTATAGCACTCAAGAATATATTCTACAGATCTAGTAGTAGTAACTGTTTGACCTTGGTTCTGTACATACTCAACTTCAAATGGATAGTTAACACCATAGTAGTTACAGAATGAATCACATACCAAGTTATGTTTCCAGATACCGTTATCCTTTACAGTCATGTAGTAAGTTTTACTAGACATTACTAAGTTAGGATGCCAGTCATGGAAAGATATAAATGCTTTGGCTTTAGGGTCATAACTTACAGTCCAAGAAGCATCATCAAAGTACATAGGATCACCTAGGTCAAATTGATATCCTGGGAAATCTACATGACCAAATTTATTACTAAATAGATAAGTTACTTTACCTTTAAATGCTGGCTTAAGTTTAAAGTCACGCTTACAGAAGAATACAATCTCGTTGATATTATCATATGTTGTTTGACAACCAACACCAATAATAGTATTGTCCAAAATATTAGACTCTATATTTGGAAAGTCTTCAAGTAATGCATATGGGCTATACTGTGAGAACCACCACTTCATACCAGACTTAGATATATCTTGTAGTCCTTGACCATAAGAGAATACTTTACCTTGGTTCTGACTCATATAGAATAAGCCGGCTGGTGTGTTAATCACTGAGAACTTATTCTGACAGCTACCATATTCAAACTCTGGATCAGCATTTACTAAATTCTGTAAAGGTTGAGCATTAAACAACTGACCATCACCGATAGATAATTTAGTACCACCGTTAAGATCTAATGTTTCTACACCCTGAAACAATACTGGAGAATTATTATTAAGCATAATAATAGCACCAGTTTTACCTACAGGACGCATGCTAACTACTTGAGAATCAAAGTCATGATAGTTATTAGCTAAGAACTGTCTCCAGTTATCTTTAGATAATTCAAACTGCTGCTGTAAAGAATAGATTACACGTTTATCATATTTAACATAACAAGCAGTATTCAGAGGATCATAAATTCTGGATTGTAGATTACCCCATGATGCAAAGTTTGTAAAGTGCTTACTAATACTTAATGCATAATCATACTTGTTATAGTTTGTATCCTTGATGTAAGGAGTACGGAACATTTCTTCATAGTCAGTGTATGTATTAAAGTCATAGTGTCTCTTACCTGGATCATCTCCGTAATCTCTATATGCTAAGTTAATCTCAGACTCTACATAGAAATCCCGGATACCTGAGTTAAACAAATACATGTAAGCAAACCTTACCATAAAGAACCCAGAAACAATTCTTCTATCAAAATGATGGAAGTCATTAGGTAATGCACTATCATCACCAAATATACCACCCAATAAATCAGTGGAGTTATACTTAGTTGTATCCATCCAATATCTTGGGAATGGCAACATATTATACAATCTATAATCCCACTCAGTATTATCAGGCATGTCCTGCATCCATTGAGAGAAATAGAAGAATGTAGACTTCTCAGTATAGCGGTTAACATACATGTCACCACCAAAGATTACAGCAGAAGAAGCTAACTGTGTATAATTTAATGTCCACAAATTAATACACCCTACAGGAATCTGTCTAATAGCATCTAACTGACCATACTGATTATCATTTTTAATTTTTAATGCAGCGTAGTGAGCAGATGTAACAGAGTTCTGTAATTTAGTTGGTTCTTTCCAGATATCATTATCTGCAGTTCTACCATTATCTCCTCTAGCAATTTGACCAATAGTAAATAATGTATTGTCTTTTACAGAAGGATCAGCTATTGTTGCACCAGTTGTAAGTGTTACAGTATTGGCCCGGAATAAGTTATTAATCCTATAAGTAGTATCATAGTCTTGAATCACAGGATCCACATATAGTGACTTAGTAATTTCTCTTCTTCTATTACCAACAGGAGATGCTATAAAGTTATTATAGAAACCACGTGATATATATTGATAAGCAAACTGTCTTGCTGTACCAATTGCTTCAATACCATTAATTAAGTTTTGAGTAGATTCTATCCAATAATAACCAAATAAAATAGCGTACTGACCAACCGCAGCAATTATACCCAATGCTCCACCACTAAATGGATTAGCAGTAAGAGCTGTACCAAATGCACCATTAATTGCAATTTGAATACCACTAGCTACAACCATATCTACAATAGGAACAGCAGCTCTTGCAGCAGCTACACCAATTGCAATACCACCAAGATTTGCAAGAATAGCAGAACCATCAGTAATAAACTTATCTTTAGGATGATTATCTACAGGTCTAAATTTACCTTCTACATTACCCCATACTTCACCATATACTTTTAATTCAGTAGCTGATAAGAAAGGATTCCGGAATGTAGTTTCTGGTGAGTGAAATGAGAATACATCTCTCTTAACACCATCAAACAATTGTACATCTACACCACTTAAACCAGTGCTGTCATACTTATCTTTATCTTTATAAGCACCACCTTTAGTTTGTTGTATCTTAGGTAATGCATCCTTATCTCTTCCTAAGAATGGATCATGATCTAAAAAGTTGTAAGGATAGTTTACGTACAAACCAGTCTTACTAGAAATAGTATCAGGAATATCATATTCCCGCATATTATTGATAAGACCTTTAGCAATGATAGATCTATTAGCTTCTCTAGTACCTCTTAAGATTTCATAACCAATAATGTTCCGGATATAGTTTCCAGATGCATCTTTTGGAAATTCAATATTAGAAAACTCTACACCAAGAGTTACAAGAGTATTGTTAGTATTGTTATAATTAGAGATAACAATATCATCAGGCATTTTGTGGTGTCTAATATTTTGACCACATAATGTATCCCATACTAAAGGATCATTATCTGGATACTTTTCTGTAGACTGCCAGTAACCCATCTCACCTTTAAATACAATTACACCACCATCATCAGTGGTTCCTGTAGCAGGGACTTTTGTAGCTGTATTATTTACTTGCCAGTTTTGTTCTGGTCCAAAGTTTACGAGGTGATCAGGACCAGAGTTATTACTAAGCTCTCCGGGTTTTGGTGCACGTCCTGGTATATGGTAGCTAGATGACTTGGCACCTGTATCATAAATCCATCGTATAAAAAAGCTATATACTTCATCTCTTAAAAATGTTGGTTTGTTTCCGCCTTTGTAATAATAATCTGCGGGATATTCTACACCAACCCAGCTAGTTTTAATATTATTAGCTGTGGGCTGGTAATTAAAATCTTCATAAGTAGTAGGAGCAATACGTATAAGGTATTCATTTACATTATACATACCCTCTGACTTCTCATAAGCTGGGCTACGTAAAGGTATTTGCTCTATAGGTACAGTTACTAATGTAGGATCAATAGCGTCTAATGATATAGTGGTTGTTTGTGTAGAGTAGTAACCAATCTTTCTGGCCACTGCTTGCTGGTTAACAAAACCAATAACAACTAACTCAAATTCATCATACTCTGTATCTAAGCCATTAATAAAAATCTCCAGTGAACCATTTACATTGTCATGTGTCCAAAGAGCTTGTACATTAGATATAGCAAGATAATCAGATACTCTTACACCATTAACAGAGTAAGCAATTGTAGCTTGATATGATCCATTTAACAATGTACCAATACCATTACCTTTCTTTACTTGAATACAAGGAGTCTTAGCATAAGCTGCTAATCTTAATTTATCACAATCAATAGTTGTTAACTTTACTCTATTGATACAACCATTAGTAGTTATTTGTTGGTAGTCATATGGAACACCATCCCAGTTATTTACAGGATAAGGCCACATATCTTCCTTACCAATATTCATGGTCCGGGATACATTGTATGCATCATCCCAATATAAAGACCATGAGCAATCAGAGTTATACTTTGATACTCCAATTACCGGGTAATCTTTAAAGAAATTAAAACACTTGTTTTGTGGGTCATTGTAAATAGTATCATACTTACAAGTATTCTCATTAAACAATCCTATCTCAGAAGCAAAGTTATTAGAGGAATATACAGCCCACTTACCATTTGTAATATAGACAGTACCAATAATTGTATATGGTGCTCTTGCACAAAATACATTACTTGGCTCATTACCCAATACACCAATGTCTCCAGAAGGAGAGTTGTTCACAGCATTTCTTGCATGTGTCCAATAACCCTCACCTACATACGTATCGTTTACATCTTTCAGTAAACCTTTGTTGTATATCTCGGTGTGTATTAAACTGGTTTTACCATCCATTATCTCCAGCTATTAAAGTTGTAACTCTTGAACATATCGTAATACTTATTATATTGTGCTTTACGGTTCATCTCCCACATCTTATACATCTCTGCAAAGTTTGGAGTGTTAACTAAAGACAATGCATTATTACGGGCAGCTCTTAATCTCTGCTCTATAAGATTTAATTTCTGTACTACATCTTCACCATTCATGTAAAGATTCTCAAGTAGTCTTTGTTTAATAGCATACTCATAGTATTCATTTACATATGGATTATCTAATACCATCAAGTTACCCTCTTCATCTTCCATAGTACCTTGGTAGTTCACATACAGTTTACCGCTGTCTAGGTTTAGATAAATATACCCGTTCTTAAGTTGACCTTTGTATGGAGACTGCCAGGTAAGATTAGGACAATCACATGAAATAGTTTTAGAGTTATTATCTAAAGAGATAACAGTGCTGATCTCATATGTCCTAGTCTCAAACTGTGTTTTCTGAATTACTTGTAGTAAATCACCACACTGAGTTAAGCATGTATTTTCTGGAGTACAGGGATCTAATGGTCCTGGAACAAATGGTACTACTACATCTTCTCTGTGTGTACCAGACATAGCCGGCTGAGTAACTGTATAAGAACCACACAACATTGCATAGTTCAATACATAGAAATCATCCGGTAATCTTACTTTCCTATTAACTATATCTAATACAACTTCCTTAGTCATATTAACCCTAAGTCCTAGATCATAATTAACCCGCTGTACAACTTTAATAAGTTGCTGTGGTTCTATCATGTTCTCTAGAGCATACATAGAAAAATCAACACTTACATCTTCAAGTAATTGATTAAACGTCCGATATTTTAATTCAGTAAGCATTATCTATTAGGATTAATATTATCATCACTGAGATCTGTAGGAATAGATAATCTGCCACCAAGATCTTTAATAACCATTGATTCAATTTCTGCTAATAAGAACTCAGGTACATTAATACCCAAATCTTGTTTTTTGGTACAAGCATTAGCATCATTAGTTGCATCCTCTGTAAAAATAGCCTCTACTTTAATAGCATCCCAATCTAAGTTAGGCATGTACAAGTATCCATTAAGATACCAGAAGTATTTAAACTTGTTATACTTAAAGCCAGTTGTCTTAGTCATAGATGTAAACTGACCAGGGGTAGTTGCATATAACTCCTCTGATGCATCAATAGAACTAACTGTACGGATAAGGGGACCCCAGTATCCTTCTAGCATTACAGGAAGTTTCTCTTTAGTTCTACGTATTGTGCATCCGGATTTAATTCCTGCACAACATGCTTCTATCTTATCTACTTCAATTAACTCTAAACAATCTAGAGTTCTCCAAATAGAATTAAACTTCATTAATTTATTCTGTGAGTCTTGTCTCCTCATCAGAAGTTGCGAGTACTTTACAACTACACTGTAAACATACCTATCAGTTAGGAAAGCATCTTGCCTTACTCCTTTTACCTGATTCTTTACCCGTGATATTACGGTGCCAATAGTTACCATTTTTATTAAAATTCAAATTCATCATATAACTTAAGTGTTTCTGCATCTTGTTTTTTACCACCCTCTTTTCTCATGGCTTTTGAAAACATCTCAGATACTTTTTTATATGAATCTACAACAATGTATTTCTGCCAAGATACAGGATACTCTTTAGCTACTGATCTCTTGAATTGTCTAACAGATTGAAAACCCCATAACTCACGGTTTGCAAACTTGTATTTGGTCTGATAATTTGTATAGAATATTTTGGCTAACTTAGAATCTGATTCTAGATTCCTGTTCTTTATTTCTTTACCGTATTTAACTGATAGACCATAATTTACATTAGTGTCCCGGTTAAATGTACAGGTACCTATAAACAGGTATCCCAGACTTTCTGGTAACTCAACTCCATCTCTATACTCAATTACCTCTTTCCAAATATTTTCATTAAACTTCATCACTATTTTTTTAATAGTTTTGTCATCTAATGTAGAGAACTCAGGATGCTTCTCTTTGAACTCCGCTATAAAATCTTTTGTTAAGATTCTTTTAGGTTTTATTCTCAGCCTTGAAGCATGTAAATCAGGTGCTTTATATCCTCTCATACCTTGACTACATTAATAAGATACAAAATTTAATCCAGATTAAATACAGTTATAAACAAACTCTCCAATCTTACCATTGTCATAGTCATGAACTTCAATAATAGCGGCTCTCTTGCTACCTATAAACTTATTATGGTAGTGCCAGTAATCTGTTTTAGATAAGCTAGGTATGATTTTAATAGAGAAGCCGGTGATCTCATCTTCAGTAATGTACTCTATAGTTTTCTTCTTATGATAATGCCCGGTATATAAAGTTCTAAACTTAGTATTACCCCAGTCTTCAGAAAACTCTGTAGCATAAACTAGTAAAGAGTTCTTAGTATTTACATCACCATGTTCAAATGCAAAGAAGTTATTATTAAATGTAAGCACTTTTCTTTCTGCATAATCAGCATGCCAGACAATACTCTCTTCTTGAATAGCTTTAGATAATGCATGTACTAGATGGTATGAAGATAATCTATCATGGTTACCAGGTATATACATAATATGTAATGTCTCACACCTCTCCTTTAAAAAACGAATGCCCCGGTATAGGGCATCAAAAGCTTCAGCATATACTTTGTAGGCTTTATCAGAGTTCTCTACAGGAGTACCAGATGTAGTAGTACCACTAAATGTATCCATGTTTAATATGTCACCACCTATTACATATACTAGATCATCCAGGAAGTAATTATTACTTACGCTTTCTATAAGTTGTTCTAATGATGCAAAGTACTGTTCTATAATATCATCATTACCATCCTTACCAATATGCATGTCTTGCATAGATAATACACAGCTTACGTACTTGTGTCTCTTTTGCTTCTTTACTGTAACGGGTTGATAATCCGGTTTAAAGTTATCTAGTATATCTTTTAGATGATCTTCTTTAGTCTTTACTATTCTAGTTACTAAAGCTGATACTAACCACTTATCACTCTTTTCTTTATTCCAATACTGAGATAACTTCCACTCATTAGTATCTATACCTAGTACTTCTATAATTTCTTCCGGTGTTTTAGGATTAACTGATACTAACTTTTCTATAGTACCGGTACCATTATCTAGATCATATGATTCAGAATTAACTTTTTGCTCGTAAGGATCTTTAGTGTGTTTTAATTTTTTAGATCTAAAACCTAAAGACTTTTTAATACTTAAATATTCATCTAAAGTAATACCTAACCTCCTAGCACACTCAACGTTAGATAGCTTCCAGCCTCTGCTTTTAGCTACCTTATCTTTTAATTCTTGCGAATACATGTGGTAATTGTTTTATCAAATGTAATGAAAATTATTTATATACAAGTTATTATAAAATAAACCCCGGCTTTTTACACCGGGGTCTAATCAGAGGGAGAAACCAACAAACCCTCTTTGTACTTATACAATATTAATATACTGTAGATGGTTTAATAAAACAAGTTATGCAGATAAAATTTCTACAGTATTTTCTCCTGTAACCTCTTCAATCTTAGCTTTACACTTCTCATGAATAGTAGTAGCCAAAGAAGAACCCCAGAACTCTTCTGAAGTTAACTCTGTCTGTACTTGATTAGGTAAAGAAGATACATTTAAGGGAGACTTTCCAGCTACCCAATCTTCTTCAGATTTAAAGTAAGACAAGTTCACCCAGTTAGACTGAGGAGCAAGAATGAAAATGTTTAAATAACCAAAGGTATTTGATACCTCAAATCCTTCATCGGTTGTAATCTGTGTGTTTATTGATAGTGCCATAATTTTATATTTTATATTTTTAAATTTAGTGAATTAAAAAGCAACTTCTGTTAATTCTAAAGTAGCAACCACTCTCATGTTTACAGTACCACCACCTGCAAAAACGGGGGCTGTAAAAGTAAGTTCTAATCTTTGACCTGTACTTGCAGCGTATGTAATTTGACAACCTACGTAAGCAGCGGGTGTAGTTACCATTGTTTTAGTACCTGCTGACGTGTGGGTAGATGCAGAACTAACACCTGCAATTTTCTTAAACGCCAATAAGTCAACACTGGTAATAACATCACCTACTGAAATACCTGTAGCCGTTCCTGTTATTGATGTAACGACAGCAACCCAATTCACTTGAACGTTCCAAGCACGATCATTACCACTTGGAATTAAAGCTGAAGTACTACTACCTGCAGTAATGTTTAAAGTACCAGTACCTCCTGTAGAAAAATCTCCTACATAACGTTGTGTTACCATACTACGCTGACAATCTCCTTGCGTTGTAAAAGCATCACCCATATAAGTAGTAATCATACCTGTATTATATGAGTTATTATTAGCACCTATAGATACAGAATAACCACCACTTGCAGTATTGGCAGAACCTATAGCGTAAGAACGCCCCCCTGTCGCCTGTGCAGCGAACCCTAAAGCAACCGTACCTTCTGACGAAGCCACGCAGTTTCTAGGTCCTGCCATGGATGTATTACCACTTACGGTATTACTAAATCCCAAAGATATGTTACCAGTACTGGTTGCTTGGTTATTGTATCCTAAAGCAACGGCATAAAGTCCACTTGCTGTATTTCCAAAACCACCGCTTACACTATGTTGCCCACTACTAACATTACTCTGACCACCTACTACAGTTGCATGAGTGTTGGTTGATGCTACGTTTGATTGTCCGCCTGAAATGGTTGAATATAATTGACTGGTAATATTATCACTTCCACCACCTATAACACTATAGTCTCCATTGCCTGATACGTTTCGTACCTGATTACTTAAACCCCCGCCAATTACAGAGTAAGGTCTTTGTATTGTATTACTTTGACCACCAGAAACAACAGAGAATTTAGCATCATTTACAGTTCCTACAAGATTTAATTGTCCCGAAAAAATACCCGAATATTGTGCTGCTACGGTATTTGAACTACCTAAAGCAATTGAATTTTGACCACTTGCCGTATTACCTTGCCCCCCACTAACGGAATGAGCCCCACTACTCGTATTACCCTGCCCACCTACTACGGTAGCGTGAGTTGCTGTTGATGCTGCGTTTGATTGACCGCCTGAAATGGTTTGAAAATTATTACTTGCCGCATTACTAAATCCACCACCAATAAATCCACCATAAGAAGTATTGGTGTTTGCTGAACCTCCTGCTATTGCACTATAATCTGAAGAGGCAGTATTATTTTGACCTCCAGCGATAACAGAATGGGCCCCTCCTGCTACTTGTGTGGCAGCCGATCTACTTGTTTGTAAATCTACAGAGTTAATCCCTCTAGCATTACCACCGGCTACTGTACCGTCTTCTTGTCCTAGTATAAATTTATTTCCCATATCTTTAGTTTATTAATAAGCCACTTCCACTAATTCTACTTTAGCTACACAACGGAATGTTGTAGCACTGGCTGTAGTTGGGGCTTTAAATGTTATTTGTAAGTCTTGTGATGCACCCGCAGCAAATGTAAATGCAGCAGTTGCCATGTTTGTATCATATATAATATTACCAGCATTAACTCCTACTACAGAACTAGTGCCTCCTACTCGCTTAAATAGAAGAGTAAACTCTCCCATATAAGAATCTCCTAATACTAAAGTACCACCTGCAACACTGACAAATGCTGTAGCTACTACTTTAACAGCCCATAGTCTGTTACTACCAAAAGGAATAATTAAATTAGTTACACCCGTACCATCTAAAGATAAAATTGTTGTTGCGTTTGAAGCAAGTGCGTCTAATTTATATGCAGTTAATAATGATTGTTGAGCATTTTGAGCACCTCCTAACAAACCATTTGCCATACTCACTTGACCATATAAATAAGCTCTAGACCATAGCCCCATTGATGTTGCATAAGGAGCACTTACATTACCAGAAAATCCTAAAGACATACCATTATTTGTACCTACACTATTTTGATATCCAATAGCATAACTTTGAATGCCAGACATTACATTACCACTACCAAAAGCATATAGATTATTACCTCCGCTTAATGTATTAGCATTACCGAGACCTACACTATCTCCTGCACTGATATTGTTACTAGTGCCAAAAGCATAAGTTCTATTGTTGCTTCCTACGTTACTACTTCCTATAGATACCGATGTTCCAAATTGAGATGTATTTGAAGACCCTAAAGATACACAACCATTACCACTTGCAATGTTATTATTACCAAGTGCAACAGAATATTGACCACTTGCAGTATTTGTAAATCCACCGCTTATACTACCATTGCCACTACTCGTATTACTCTGACCACCCACAACCGTAGCGTGAGTTGCTGTTGATGCTGCGTTTGATTGACCGCCTGATACTACGCTAAAATTTGAAGATGCTGTATTAGATATTCCACCAGCAATAACACCATTTGTTGAACCTGTTGTATTGTTAAAACGTCCGCCAGAAATTGTTACATAATCTGCATTTCCACCTGTATTGTTTTGACCGCCAGAAACTACACCCCCATAAGAATTATTTGTATTAGAGTTTCCAAAAGTAACTCCACCGTAATTAGAAGATGAAGAACCTAATCCACCAGCAACAGAGTATTGTCCACTTGCTGTACATCCACCCCCTCCAATTATTGTTGAAAAGTTGCCACTTGCCACATTTGCTGCGGTACTTCGACTTGTCTGCAAATCAACACTATAAGCCCCTCTAGCATTTCCTCCCGTTGCAGTTCCATCAGGCACACTTGCAATTAAACCACCTGTACCATTAGGAGCAATTACTAAATTAGCGTTGGTAGTAGTTGCTTGGATTACAGAAGAGGTCTGTGTAGTTACAGAAGAGTCTGAGGTAATACCTACTCTACGTGTACTCAAATACAATGGAGAACCTGTACCGGTACCATCCTGTACTTGTCTTAATGTAGTATCTAATATAGTACCTACGGGTAACTGTAAATTATTTGTACCTCCTCCTCCGGCACCTACAGAAAAAAATTTAGCGTATCTAGCCATGATTTATTTTTATTTTTATTTATTATCCTACTCTATCTACTGTTAAAATAACAGAGGGTATTCCTGGTAATCCTAATGGTGCTGCATTATGATGTAATTCAATATGAAGATCTGTAGCATACCATACAATTTCCATGTATTGACCGGCAGTCATTGACTCCATAAAATTCCAAGCTGGTACAATAAGGTCATTGTTATTAGCTAATGTAATTGCTGTATTACTATCAGGAATATCTACACCATTTTTTCTAAACCAGATATATAATGTTTGTTTTGATCCCCCGGACGTTTTCCAAACCTGTGCAGAGAATTGAAAATTATATATTCCGGAATTTGCTACAGTTATTCTAGAAGCTTTACCACCAGATGTTACAACTGATACACCACTAGAAAGAACTGTGTTATTAAATGTCATTACTTCCGCAGTACTTCCTAATGTATTCTGTGTAATATTAGAATAAAAACTACCGTAGTAGTTTGTTACTCCTCCACCAGAACCAGCAGAACCAAATTGAAAATACTTAAAGTAACGCATTACTTACTTACTACGTATGATAATGTTCCTGTACCAGATACAGAGATACTTGCAGGATCAATTGTATCTACAGTTATTCCAGCTTTATCTGGAATAATAATAGATGCACCACCATTTACTGATAAATTTACATTAGATCCAGTAGTATTAATGATAGTTACATATACTGCTGATTCAGAAACTAATGGTGTAAGAGCACCACTTAAAGTAGCTGTGCGAGTAATATCATTACCACGTCTTACTGCATTGTATAATCTCTCAATGAGGGATCTGGTCCAAACTTCAAAACTTTTAGTTAACATCGTTTTATTATTTTAAATTATTATGGGGTACAGAGTGTTCCTGTAATTACGGTTAATCCACCTGTATTAGTATAAGGTCCACCAAAGCCATTACTTAAACATAGTGGTCCTTCTGTATCACCATTAGGAACACTAATAGTAACTGTACTAGTTGGATCACTACATAGTCTGTAGATTAATGTTTTTGCACTACCTGTAGAGTTAGTAAATGTATACTCTTGGCAATCATTAACATCTGACTGTACTTCATTACCGGCTGCATATACACCATCACCGCAGTAAGATTGTACTTCTACATCATATGTAACACCGCTAGTTAAACCGGTAATGCTAAATTCTTCAGGTGATAGTCCTGTAGTAGGTACAATCAACTCTGTAAAACTGATAGCAGTACTTTCCTTATACCGGATTTTATATTGTACCGGTACTGGAAATGGAGGTGTAAAGGTTATAAATAAAGTGCTCATGCAGTTAATGTTTTAAAGTTTAATGTAATAGAAGTACAACAATCAACAGATACAGAAGTACTAGTTTTAATTCTCACGTAGTAGTTTGTATTAGCTA